CTCTTTGGTTTGAACCTTGTCTATATAGTCAGCGAAATCCTCCGCTGTTATTTTACGTTTACTCATAATGCTAGGATCTCTGACAGTGTACCCTAAAGCAGGGTGGTCTTCGGGAGGTGCAGTGTAATCCTTAGAATCTAGCTCGTATACATAGCCCTCAGGGTTTAGTTCTTTATAATCTTTCATAACTAAGCGGTTATCTTTAGTTACTCCCCAAGATCCTCTAGACTTGTTTCTAGCTAAAGCATACAGAGCTGCGGCTATAGGATTATCCGCCGCATATACACCAGCTTCTCCAGCTTCCTCTTTACCTGTATGATGTGGAGGTACTCTTAGTTCTAATTCTTCTAGATCTAAGGGCGAGCCGTGGTATAGACGCTTTGCTTCTGAGGTCTTAACCTCAGGAACAATGCTCTCTACGCCGGGTTGGTTGCGGAAGTTATTAACTATGTCTCTGTAATGGTTAGCTAGTTCCTTAGCAGCTTCTCTGTGTTTTTCTATAGGTCTATAAGGCTTACCTTTTCGTTCCCGGTTACGATATTCCCGTTGAGCTCTTTGTTCTATTACTCTATCTTCGGGAGTATCTATCAGAATACGTTTATACCCCTCAGTTAGTTCGGGTAACTCTAGTATATGGCTACCTTCTATTACATGAGGCTTGTCTAGACTTAGAGCTTGTTGAATTACTCTAGTAGATACGTCTTCTGGGTACCCAAGTGTTCCTTTGTCCCAGTATTCTGGATACTCAGATTCCATAATAGGCCCTGTAGTTACATCAAGTCTGTGTAATGGAATACCTAGCTGCTCAGCTAACTGACGTGCATAGGTAGTTTTGCCTGCACCAGAGTGACCAGTAACCAAGATGTGTTTTAGTTGCTCTTTGGCGCTGGAGGTCTTATCCCAATCGTGGTCTGGATCTAAGCCCTGCTGCTGCTCCCACTCCCGCATCTTGCCTCTTAGAGCCTTCACTAGTAAAGCAGATTTGCTATCTTTATCTAGGTCTGTTGTGTAGTGAGCACTACCTCCCCCAAGTGGGTGGTCAGGATGAGACATAACAACGTGCATGTCTTTTACACCTCTTTTCCTGGCTTCTTCCTCAATATACTTAATAAAATTATTTAGGTCGGGCTTTGCTTCTGAGGTCTTCTCTACTTGCTTACCTAGTAAGTAAGCCTCGGCATCTTGGCTAGTAGGGGCTACGTGAGTACCTCCTATGGCCTCGCTGAGCATATCTAGGTACTTCTGTTCTTTACTAGAGTGTTCTGGACTAACCGCGTAGCGAATGTCCTCTTCTACAGAAGTGCCTCGCTCTTTGCTTCGGTTACCTATTTGGGTAAGTCTTTGTATTAAGTCTGGTTCTAGTATAACAGCTCTATCTGCGGCTTCTACCATTCCAGGGATACGGAATAAGCCTGGGGGATAGCCCTCCATTAGCACCCGCTTGCCTGCTTGGTGTGCGGCTAGTAACCTATCCGCTTTTTCTTGACGTAACCGTGGTTTATCCTCACTAGCAGGCTCTACAAACTTACCATCTACAACAGAGCCTAAATCAGTGCCCTCTACTATGTCGTACTGGTCTCTTATCTTATTAAGAAGAGTAGACTTACCTGCTCCCATACGGCCTGTTAGAAGGTCTATTGAAGAGGTCTTCTCTACTTGTTCTAGGTACTCAGGCGGGATGATGCCGCTTGGGGTGATTACCATCCCATGAGGGACATCGCCTGCATATAGTTTACCTAAGTACTCCTCTTTGTAATGCTGCCATAACTCCTTAGGGTCTTTGGCTATTAGCGACGATATTTCGTCTGTAGTTAGATCCCTATGTCTTCTCTTATAGTAGTTATCCTTATCAGCCTCATAGGCCTCTTCATTGAAGGGCTCTAGCTCTACTCCATGGAATTTAGTCTCAGGTATGTCTTTTAGAAGCTTACCTAGGTTTACACGTAGCTTTGTAGTATCAAACTGGTTAATAAAGTGCCTAGGATCTGATACCTTGTCGGGGTCAGGTTCCGAGAAGAATACAGAAGGTCCTAGCCTACTAGCAGGCTTGTGTCCTTTTAACGCTTCAGATAGTTCTTTACGCCAATCCTCTTCTTTAAGATCTCTGTGTCTTAGAAAGGCCTCTGTCATTTCAGGGTCCTCGGATATTGCCTTCTGTGAGGCTAACCCCTTGCGCATGATTAGGTCTAAGTTCTGCTTAGGCACCGCCGTTAGTACGCTGAGGTCATTGGCGTTTTTTTTTAAATACTGTTCTTTAATCTCGGGAGTGACTAGCTCTACACCAGGTAGTTCTTTATACCTGTTTACAGAATCTCTGTAGTATTTAAGAAGAGCTTTAGCTGCTAACCTATGTTTAGCTAGTTCGTTAGGCTCTCTGCCTGACATCTTTCTTTTAAGATACTCTCTGTTAGCTCTTTGTTCTATTACACGGTCTTCGGGTACATCTACCAGTAAGCGTCTATACCCTTCCGTCATTTTAGGTACGTAATGTAGCTGCGTACCTTCTATTACATGAGGGTCTTTCATTTCTAAAGCTTCTGATACTACTCTCTCTGATAATCCTATAGGCCATCCAATATTTTTATACTTATACTTCCCCGAATCTATGTACTTAAAAGTAGGTTCATCTAAATCATGTACCGGAAGTCCCAACTCCGCAGCTAACTGCTTTGCATAAGTAGATTTTCCTGCTCCGGAGTGCCCTGTTACTAGTACATGTTCTGTATTCTCAGAGGCTTGTTTACTAAGTAGCTCTCTTACCTTACTTAAAGCCGTATAGTTACTCTCGGCTATACCGCTACCAAATATTATATCTCCTTCTAAACCTTCTAATACTTCTTGCAAAGGTGCTGTTTGTAGATTGGCTATAGCATCACCTTCAGAACCTAAGAGGGATTGGTTACGTTTACCTAACCTAGCTAGTAGGTATTTAGTTCTACTAGATCCGTGCCCCATGTGACCTTTAGCGCTTCCTGAGGACACAGCGTCCACGGTATCTAACCCGGGTAACTCTTCTATAGACTCTACGTCGTACCCTGCTTCTTCTAGAAGCTCTCGTTTAGCTGCATCGGTAATAGATTCCCCTGCGTCTACACCCCCACCTGGGAACTTATAAAAGCCTTGACCTCCGAAACCGTGTAGAAGCTTACCTTCGGGGTCTACCCCAAATATAGTTGTTCTAAGTCGCTCTGAGGCTGTTTTTCTAGTATACCCATAAGTCTTCTTTAAGTAATCCTCTGGCAGTTTGTCTAATACAGCCTCGGATAAGCCCTTACTTCCTGGGGTTAGCACCCTACCAAAGTATCCTAAGTATCCGGGGGTGCCTTCCATAACGGAATGTTTTAATCCTTCAGACAAAGCGCTTAGATTTTTTCCTATATAGCTTTTTGCTAATGACTTTTTATTTATTTTTATACCCTGAGGTACATAAGGGAGTAATTCTTTAATTTCGCTATCTTCTAAGGAATTTAATACGGTAGCCATACTAGTAGAGGCGGCGTCATCTACGTGTAAAGTTAATAGGTCTTTGTGTTGATGAACATGGGTGTTATGTAGAGGGTGTCTAAAAGAAGTCCAAGCAGATTGCCCTACTTCGGGAACTGCTATATTAGAGGGTAAAAAGCCTATGCTCTTTAAATCTTTTAAAGTTAGCTCTTCTCTTGGTAGGACTATTCTAGCTAAAGGATCTGCTCCGGAGGTTATGTTGTACTTCTTACTATCTTCTATAGCCTTTTGTAAAACTCTACTAGCCCTACGCTTTTTCACAGAGTCCGCCATATCTGTAAACTTTAGTTTTCTTAACCCTTCTTCTAAAGCGCTCATACTAGCATTAATAGTTTTATTTACATTAGGTATTTCAGGCTTAGGCACTTTTATTTTTTTAATAGCTTCGACAGCCTCCGTATATAAGCTAGCAGTCTTAGACATCTCTGTTACTTGATCTACTATGCTTTTGCTAGCTTTATTGTCACTAGGAAAATGTACTCCTAGCTGTAGTCTACTATGTGCTATGATGTCGGCTATATTATCCCATTCATCTGCCAGATACGGATACTTTTCTTTGTAAAACTCAGCTAGCCCGTATCCCATCATAGAATGGCCTGAAGGGTAACTGGGAGATTCTGAAGAACTAGTCCTGTTTATTGGAAACTCTTTATCGTGCTCTTTAAGGATTTCATAAGGCCGTCTTCTCTTAAACTTGTCTTTGTAGTAAAACGCTATGGTATTCCAATCTTCTGAAACAAGCTGAGCTTCTTCTTCCAAAGTATCTAGTCCGTACTTATTAGCAGTGGCCGTAAATAGCTTCAAAGGAGCCTTATCAGCTACTTTCAAAATACTTTTAGGCAGTTTAGATTCTGTTACGGTCTCCTCAACTTCATCCAGCTCCATAGTTGTTACATGACTTAAGTCTTCCGGAGGTAGGCCTATTTTTATACCGTCATAGTTTACTTCCAGTACCTGTAGTTCTCTATCTCTATACTTTTCAAATTGAGGAGCAAATTTCATTTAACAATCCCACTTTCTAAGCGCTTTGCAAATACTCTTATCGGGGGTTTTTGAACAGTCTATATTATGTTTCTTCTTCATACCCCCCATTCTAGCACAGAAACTTTTTCTTCTTTTTGCTGACTTAGGAGATTTTTTAGCTTGCTTCTTAGAGACAGGTCTTTTTAGGTTGGCCCCTTCTGTTCTTTTAAAATGAGCCCTACCTTTTCGATTCAAACCCCCATCTCTAGCTTGGTACTTCTTTTTTACCCCTGCTTCTTTATCTAAGAGCATAGCTGCTGCTAACTCTCCTAGATTAGCTACTTTAGGGCTTTCATAAGAGCTGCACCCACAACCACAGTCACCCCTCTCTGCTGTTTTAATAAAGCTAGTTACTACTGTGCTAGTTAAATCTAGAAGTAAATTATTCATGCTTATGTTCTCCTTTATGTAATTGTCTATGCATTAATTCTTTAGGTATATAACTCTCTGGTTTGTAAATAGCGTTTAAAAGCCCATGCCCTGCTAAAGTACCATATACACCTAGCCCTCCCAGTCCTGCAGCAATAGGCATTTTATATTTTTTAGGGATCAAAGAAGATGCTAAGTACTTCAGACCTACGCCTGACGCTAACGCAGGTACAGCTCCAGTTAGGTAGGTACTGTACGCATTCCTCATAGACTTGTTAGCTAATTCTTTTTGTTCTTCATCTAGTATTCCTTGTTCCTCTAAAGTATCTATTGCTTTACTTCCTAAAATAGACGCCCTAGCTTCTTCTGCTAAAGTTCCTAAACTACCTAGTGCAGCTGCTCCCAAAGCCCATTTAGCTCCTCTGCCTTTTAACCCTGCCTTTAAAAGCTTTAGTTTATTTTTAGCGCCTCCTGAAGCAACTAATCCTTCTAGTAAAGTAGGTGCTAGCTTATTAGTAGTTATCTTATCCGAAGCAATGGCTAGAGGTAACGCGGAAAAAGCTGCTAAATCAGATCCCATATTAAAAGCCTTAGATAGCGGGCTAATGTCCATTGTGGAATGCCCTACTTCATGTGCTAAAACTCCGGGAGTCCATTCGCCCGTATCATAGTTTATAGAGTGGTCGTAAGGATTGTAATAAGCATTAGTTCCTCTTAGGTTGGGATCTATATTCTTTAAGAAGGTAGGCTCTTCTCCTTCCTCGAACCCCATGTCCTTAACTAGGGCTTCTTGCATCTTCCTCTCTCTAAACCACCTTGGTATTTTAGTATTGCTGTGCTCTTCTGAGAATAAGTCTGACTCCGAAATAGTTTGGCTAAGTTTAGTTAGGTGCCTTTTATTATAGATTCTCATCAATAATGTCCTTTATTTCAGAAGTGTATAGTGTTAAATCTTCTACTACCCGTAATTGTTTTGAAGTTTGCTTATTAGTAAAACTAATTTTTAGATCTAAGCCAGTAGAAAAGACCCTAAATAAACAGAACTCAGAATCATTAGTTGCATACACAGAGCTGGGTGTTAATCTATAAGTAATTTTAGCTTCTTTACTTGGTCCTAGTACTACTTTTAATATTGCTTTTATTTTAACTAATAAGGTACTAGGCAGTAAGCTAGTTTCTACTACTCTTAGGCTTTCTTCTAGAACTATCTTAGTAGTTACGTTTACTAACTCTTTTCTTGATACTGATTTAAGGCTAGTGCCTTCTATTTCTTTTTTTAGCGCTTCTATAAACGCACTTTCACAATCTAAAGTACTTCTAACAGAGTGCCTTATCATAGATACTAGCTTTCTTTTTTTACACTCTTTAATCAAGCTCTTCATCTGGCCTACTAAACTACCTTTTTTAAATTTGCTTAAGAATTCCAAATCCTCATGGGTAAAGCTAGTTAGGTTGAACTGAAAGAAGGGGGTAGAATCCATTATATTGGGGGATTCTAAGTCGCTGTAAAACTTGTAAACTACGCCATTAGTTAATACTCCGAACTTTACCCTAAGGGCTGTAAAGTACCTAAATAATTGGCTGACACTAGATTCTTCTAATTTGTCTTCTATTTTCTTACATTCTATAATAAGCTTTGGTTTTCCTGAGGACATTAAAGCGTAATCTACTTTTTCGCCTCGTTTTATACCCACATCTGCAGTTAATTCTGCCATAAGATGTTTGGGATTAAAAACATCATAGCCTAGGATTCCTAGCATCGGTAGGACTAGGGATGTTTTACTTCCCTCTTCAGACTCTATGTATTCTTTTATTTCACTAGCTCTAGATGCTAGTATTCTTAATTCCTCAATAACCATACATTCAACCTTGTGAGTTACTATGAAGACATACCTGTACAATGATAGTATCGGATCATGTGAACTACTAGATTCTATGGGATCTGACTTAGACATTGTTAACGCGGCTAGGGTAAGCTTTAATGTAGAGCATGTAGAAATCTCTACTAAAGACGAGAAACTAATTAACTACCTATACAAGAATAAACATACGTCCCCTTTTGAGCACTGTGTACTGAAGTTTAGATGCGTAGTACCCTTATTCGTAGCTCGACAACATATGCGTCATAGGACCTGGAGCTACAATGAGGTTAGTAGGCGATATACTAGCGAAGAGCTTGAGTTCTATACACCTGAAACTTTTAGGCCTCAGCACAAATCTAATAGGCAAGCTTCTGAAGATACCGATACTAATCCTATCATACGTAGTACACCAGGCACTAACCTTACTTGGACTACTAAAGCTAGTGATTCTGTATTAAAGCATACTCGTAAGAGTGTTAGGTTGTTTAATACTCTTTTAGAATCGGGCGTATGTAGAGAGCAGGCTCGAATGGTGCTGCCTCAAAATATGTACTGTAAGTACATAGCAACAACTAATTTGCATAATTGTTTAAAATTTATACATCTTAGAAATAAAAAAGACTCTCAATGGGAGATTAGGGTACTGGCTCAAGCCATGGAAGCTACTATTAAAGACCTATTCCCCACAACTTGGAAAGCGCACTGCGCAGTAATGGAAGGTAGAACTAAGTGATTAAGTACGCAGATTTTAAACTTGCCGACTCTTTTATAGACGGTTTTAAAGATACTCAACCTAACTGGGGTCCTATTGGATACTTTACTTACAAGCGTACTTACGCTAGGCCTTTAGGCGAAGGGGCTACTGAAGAATTTTGGCAAACCTGCCGTAGGGTTGTCGAGGGTGTATATCGAGTGCAAAAAGCACATTGCCAACAGCATAATTTACCTTGGTCTGATAGCAAGGCTCAGAGATCGGCTCAAGAAATGTTCGATCGTATGTGGGCTTTTAAATGGTTACCTCCTGGAAGAGGTTTATGGGTAATGGGTACTGATATTATAGAGCAAAAAGGCGGTGCTGCTCTTAATAACTGTGCTTTCGTAAGCACCCAGAATCTATACTGGAATTTTGCCGACCCTTTCTGTTTCCTTATGGATATGAGTATGCTAGGAGTAGGTGTTGGTGGGGATACTTTGGGAGCAGGGGAAGTAGCCTTATGTAAGCCTAATATAGATAAAGAATTAGTCTTTGTGGTAGAAGATTCTAGAGAAGGTTGGGTTGATTTAATCCGACATGTGCTAGATAGCTATGTGGGTAAGCACCGGCTTTGCTCGGAGGTAGATTATTCTCAACTCCGCCCTAAAGGCGCCCCTTTAAAAGGGTTTGGAGGGTTTAGTTCAGGACCTGCTCCTCTTATTGATCTAGTAGCTAACATACATAAGGTGCTGGACACGCCGGGGCTGTTGTCTAATGCTACTGTCACTACTTCTCAGATAGTGGATATATTTAACTATATCGGTAAATGTGTAGTTAGTGGAGGTATTAGACGTACGGCTGAGATAATGTTTGGAGAGCCAGGAGATCAAGAGTTCATTGAACTTAAGCAAGATCAGGAAGCTCTTATGGATAGGCGCTGGGCTAGTAACAATAGTATCAAAGCCTCTGTAGGGCAGGATTACAGCTCAATAGCTCCTTTAATAGCCTCTAATGGTGAGCCGGGAGTTATTTGGTTAGATAATATGCGGGAGTACTCTCGTATGATAGATCCTGCGGATAATAAAGATAGTAAAGTAATGGGAAGTAATCCTTGTAGTGAACAAAGCCTTGAGCCTTATGAACTATGTTGCTTGGTAGAAACATTCCCTGCTAACCACGAAGATTTATCTGATTGGCAAAGGACACTTAAGTATGCTTATTTATACGCCAAAACAGTTACACTTATTCCTACTCATAATAGTAATACTAATAGCGTTACTCTCCGTAATAGGCGTATTGGTTGTAGCCAGTCTGGTATTACTCAGGCGATGGCGAAATTCGGAAGATTTAACTACTTGGATGGATGCGATTCCGGATGGAAATACGTACAAGCACTTGATACACAATACTCCGATTGGTTATGTGTTCCAAAAAGCATTAAAACCACCTCGGTAAAACCTAGCGGTACCGTAAGTTTGCTATGTGGAGCTACCCCCGGGATACACTATGCTCACAGTGAATATTACATTAGGAATGTACGTGTAGATGACACAAGTCCTTTGGTAGAGGCTGCTAGATCTGCAGGTTATTCTTTAGAATTATGTAAGTATGCTCCCAATACCTGGGTTGTTAGCTTTCCAGTCAAAGAAGAAAACTTTGCTCTAAGCAAAGATGATGTTAGTATCTGGCAACAGTTTGCTAATGGCGCTGATCTACAAGCTTATTGGGCTGATAACCAAGTAAGCATTACAGTAACTTTTAGACAAGATGAGGCAAAGGATATAGAAGCTTGCTTAGATCACTTCCAAACCCGCTTAAAATCTGTTAGCCTGCTTCCTATCTCAGACCACAAATATGAACAAGCACCTTATATAAAAATCACTGAGGAAGAGTACTGGGAGCTAAAAAATAAGGTCACTGGAGAAATCAATGTATCTGGTAATGTGCATGATACAGAAGATAACTTTTGTGACAGCGGGAAATGCGAGATCTAATATGATTATAACCAAAGACCAAATCAAAAAGCGTATCAAGCAATTACACAAAAAGCAGTCAGAGCTTAAAGAAGCTCAGAGCTTCTTAGATTTTCCTGATTTAGACATCGACTCTGAGTTAGAAGATATTGAGGAAGAACTTTGGGAGTTAGAGCAAAGCTTAGAAAACTAATTAGTTCATTAAACTAGTTAGGTAACCTTTGGCTGAAGATCCTGCTCCTTGTAAAGCTTCCATAAGGCGCTCTTTATCGATTTGAGCGTCAGTAGATAAGTGGCCTAAGTGCTTCTTAGCACCTTGCAGGCCTTTACCTGCTAGTAGCTCCTCTAAAGCATTTAACTGAGAAGATCCTATAGCCGAGCTAGGCATCATCTGCCCTAATCGCGTAGGCAAGTTGGCTCCTAAGGCTTCATAGGCCGCTGGAGACATTGCTACTCCTCCTACAGCCCCTGCTCCACCTAATAATTGCCGTAACCTTTTGCCCAAGGAGGCTTCTTTAATTAAGCCGGCTTCTTCTAAAGCTAGTTGTTGCCCTAGTGAGTAAAATTCTTGGGCTTGCTGCTCTGCTGCTTGTTTAGTTATCATGATTAACGTCCTTTTCTTAGGTTTTTAATATGATCCACAAGTTCTTTATTATTTTTACCTGATAAAGGTGAGTCATCTAGTAACAAATTTTGGTGGCCTAGGTTTTTGCCTCCTGCTAAGGTAGAAGAGTTTTCTAAGTACTTACGCATAGCTTTTTTTCTATCCCCTCTCACTATTCCCTTATCTACATCGCTATCAGGTATGTCTCTTATTTTTTTAAAAGAGTCTGTAGGAGTTATTTTTTTAGATTTGAAACTCATTTGTTGCTCTTTAGGAGGGTTGATGTCTTGCATCCTACCAAAAGTGGCTTTGCCTTTATTTTTTTTAGATACTTTAGGATTCTTAGGTCCTGCTACCTTAGTTAACCCGGCTTCTTCTAAAGCTAGTTGTTGCCCTAGTTGGTAATAAGAAGTAGCTATTTTCTCTGCTGATTCTTTTGTAAGCATATATGGATCCTTTGTATGTTAAGTATATTACGTATAATACGTTTATTAAGTATAGTAGCTTATTTACCTCCGCTCCAACGAGCGGCTCGGCCTCGGGTATCGTAGTGTACAAATGTAGAGTACTTGCCCACTCCGCCTTGAAGCATCTTACCTTCGCGTATAAGTTGTAGTACGGTTCTATGTACTTCTGCCGGGGCCATGCCTGCTACTTTGATGTCAGCTGCTCTAGCATTCATGTGTTGAGACTTCTTAGCCCCTCCTATTTTCTTATTATACTCGGGGTGTCTATACCCAGAGATTACTCTAATAGGTTCCTGGATATGCTCTCTAAGAACCTGTAACTGCTCTGCTAACTCTTTGCAGTTTTCTAGTTCTTCGCCCTCTGGTAACACTCCGTCGGGGCATTTAAATTCGCTTAGCGAAAAGTTTTGTGTTAGTTGCATATTACTTTCCTTTACCTTAGTCTTAGGTTTCTATCGGCTGTATTTAAAAGTTTACTTAATCTATCGAATTCTTGTTTTTCTTCAGGGGTAAAGTTTTGGAAACCATTATCTCTTAAGTACTTATCCTCCAAAGGCCTTCTAGAATCTAATATAGAATCACGATCTGCTCTAGCATCGTAAATAGGCTCTACGTACCCGAAGGTTTCCGGATTACTCGCGTCTATATCGCCAGTACCCGAAGTGTCATTAACTAAGGCGCGGAGTAGGGCATTACTTCTATTCCGTTGGTTATTCCTAGTCACCGCTTCCTCTTGATTTTGACGCATTTCTCTGCTCATACTGTCATTTTCTAGAGAGGATAGTAGTTCCTGCTCATCTACTGGTTCTTGAGGTATGTTTACAGGTTCTTGCACAGGTTCAGTAGCTCGACGAGCACCAAGAAGATTGCGATTAGCATCTCTACCTCTAATGTCTCTTATTCTTATATCCTCTTGACCTCTGGTATCCACAGGTCCTTGAGCTCCTTCTCTTAACCTTCTTAGAATATCTCTAGCATCTAGCTGATCACCTACTCGTAAGCCTCTATTCCCCAGTACTTCGGCAAAGTCTTTGTAGTTTAACCCTTCTAAGAGGTCTCGATTAGCTTCTACTTTTCCGAACTGATCTCGGAATCTGCGTAGCTGTCTGCCGTAACCTCCGCTTTGTACATTAAACCGATTATCTGCAGCTGCTTCCTGTTCTCTTCGAAGTTCTTCTTCTTCAGTAGGTGCAGGTGCAGGTGCAACTACGGGTGCAGGTGTTGTTGCTGGTGCTGGTGCAGGTGTTGTTGCTGGTGCTGGTGCAGGTGTTGTTGCTGGTGCTGGTGCTGGCTCAGATTTAAAAGCAGGGCCTCCCGTAGCTGGGTCAAAATCCATATTCTCGTAAACTTGTTCTGTAGTCTGTTTAACAGGAGGTTTAAAAGCAGGGCCTCCCGTAGCTGGGTCAAAATCCATATTCTCGTAAACTTGTTCTGTAGTCTGTTTAACAGGAGGTTTAAAAGCAGGGCCTCCCGTAGCTGGGTCAAAATCCATATTCTCGTAAACTTGTTCTGTAGTCTGTTTAACAGGAGGTTTCATGGGAGACTCAGAAGGTTCTGCTATAAATTTACGTTGTTCTGGTTCTAAGAAGGACTGTAAAAAGTTATTGTAGTTTCTACTTACAGGCTTACCTACATTCTCTTTTAAATAGTTAGCGGCTACGTCTGCTGTAGGTTGTATATAGTCTCTATAGCCTTTTTGTAGTGTTTTACCCATACGAGAGGTGCGAGACATTATGTCATCTAAAAAAGCGCTACCTCTTCGCCTTCTAGACGGAGCGGGTGGGTTACTAGAGGTAGGTTCTTTAGGAGAGGGTTTTTGTTCCGGTATAGGAAGTTTTTTAGATTTTAAGAGAGGTGGTGAGGAGGGTGGTGTCTTTTTTTGTGAGGTTGCACCAGGCATCTCAGTACCCGTCCCCACGGACCCTCTTTGAGGGGTTGAGCTACCAGGCCTATTAGCAACCTTGTCAAAAAATTCTGTTTGTGCTAGGTTTGTCCCAGCCTCGTAAGCTCTCATATAAGGTGACATTATGTACTCTCCTATTAATAAACATTATAAACTTAGATTAGAAGGCGCTAAGCTACTTGCTACTATGAGCCCATGCCCTAGAGGACAAGTAGGCGCTATTATATTCCATCCTACTACATACGTAATTATAGCTGACGGATATAATGGCCCACCTAGAAAAGGAGGCGTCCTGTGTGGAGGTGCCGAGTGCGAACGTAAGTGTCCTAGCGGCACTCAAATACAAATAGGATGTCATCATGCGGAAATGAATGCTATTTGCAATGCTGCTCGCCAAGGAGCCAGTACCTTAGATATGGCTATAGCTATTACATGTGAACCTTGTCTTATGTGCGCTAAGCTATTGCACCATGCAGGGATAACTATGGCTATCTATGAGAGTAATAACTACTCAAGAGACGGTATTAAGTACCTAAAAAATAATGGTATTGGGTGCTTAGAGGTTACTTCTTAACCTTCTTGTACTTGTTTAATTAACAAGCCTAGTTTCCTTTCTGTTCATTATAATTTCCACGACCTTGGTAGTTTGTTAAATTTATAAGAGGTTTACGACTCTTAGTTAGGAATAGCTCGGGTGTATACTCTTCTGCAAGTTCGCCAAAGAAGTTACTAGGGCTACTAGGTATAGTAGAAGGCATGCTTCCTTGCATTCTTTGGTACCTATTTATTTTTTCTATAAGTAGTTTAGCTTGCTGAGGGGTGAGAGCGTTCATTTGACCTTCTAAGGTTCTCTCTAACCTTTGTTTCATTATAGGATGTACTCTATCAGAGTCTAGTTGATCTAATATGTTAAATACATTGTTAGTAAACTGATTAAAGTTACCGGTGGACTCTCCTTCTAAAGTCTTAATAGGCACTTCTAGTTCACCCAATCCAGACTCTATATCAGCTACCGCATCCATAAACTCTATAGGCATCTGATCACTATCTTCATTTCTCATATAGTTTAGTTCTGTACCTGCAGCTTGTATAGCATCTATAGCCCCTAAAGATCTGAGTTTGGCAGCAGGATCAGCATTAGGAACTAGTCCTCGCTGAATTGCTTGTTGTATTTCTTTAGGATTACTAGTGCCAAACTGCCTTGAAAGAGCCTCAAGCGCTTTGGGATTCTGCAAAACTTTTTCCACAGCACTAATAGAAGTCCTCTCATCGTCGCCGAACAAAGCTAGTAAAGGGTTGTCATCATCAAGACTCTCGTAATAGTCTCCAGGAGAAGGTAACGCTCGGTAGTTATCTGTAAAATAGTCTTTAGTTTGCTCTAAATACTTCTTAGGATCAGAAAGCATATTCTGAGTGTATCCAAGAGCGTCTCTATAGGGACTATCAGTCCTTATATCCTCTAAACCTAACCTATTACCTTCTACGCCATAGTAATTGTTGAGTCCTTCCTCTACTTCTGCTTCATAAGCAGCTCTATTCTTTTTATAGGCTTCTAATTTCTTTTTATCTGTAGGTACGAATCTATTGTAATCATAATCCCGAGCCATCCGTTCTTTACGTAGGCTATCGATGTACTCTGCCCGTGTACCTAAGTCAGAATTATCTCCTAATCTAGATTTGTACTCATCATCACCAGTAGCGAAATACAGCTCTTTGTTGAGATCTCTTAGAGAGTCTTCTCCCAACATATTACGTACTAAATCAAACCTATTAGCAGCGTCGCTAACCAAATCTTGAGTACCTACAGTAATAGGTCTAAGAAGCCTAGTACTGACTCTATCTACATCGGTAAGAAAGTCTGAAGCATTATTTTTAAGACCCTGATATTTTCTACCAAAGTATGCTTTCCAGTCTTGACTTCCATCATACCTACGGCCTTCTCTACCTGGGAATTGTCTTCTAGCTGCTTGAGATTGTAGAGCACTTCTTAATCGTTCTTTAACAGACTCATCTGGGTTAGTAGGTGTATTAGCTAAGTTACCCGCCAAAGTTTTACTAGCTTGTATTATGGGTCCTCCACCAGCTGCCGAAGGTCCTTGTACCCCTAAGTTAACAATAGAACTGGGGGGTGTAGTACTAGTAGGTCCTTGGGTATTTGCTTGGGATGGAGCCACAGGAGCTGGTGTCTTAGAAGGTGTAGTACTAGTAGGTCCTTGGGTATTTGTTTGTGGAGGTACTACAGTTAAGTTACCTACGGGACTAGGTACTACGGTACCTGTGGGTCCTTCAATAGCCGTATCTGTAGGTCCTTGGTCTGTGGGTTGTACCTGTCTAAGTTCCTCTACCGGGAATTTAGCTAACTCTTCTGTAGACTCAGGTCTAAGCTGGATACGCCCAGTAGACGCTCTTGAACCTTGAGGCGCTTGAGTAAGTGGCGTAGATTCTCTTCGAGTTAGAGAGGGCTCCGGAGGTATAGGCTGGTTACTAGGACTTTGAGATCCTGGTCCTATAGAACCAGAAGGTAGTGTGCCAACAGGACCCGAAGCTCCTAAGTTGCTAGGTCCTTGCGTGGCTGTATTACTTATTTGGTTCTTGGCTTTTCTGTAAGCCGTAGGTTGAGTTATACGTTGCGTTTCTTTTGCTGTGAAAGTCCCCCCTCCGTAATTTACACCTGGAACGCTACCCGTGCTAGGATCTCTTGTTGCTCCCGCAATAATAGCGGCATCTTCTTGACCTTGTAAATTTTCCGACTTATCATACATATCATTAACGTAATTAGTTAAACGCTTACGCTCTGCGTCTAACTGTTGTCGCATGTCTCTAGGGATCCTAGTATAACCAGGCTTATCGCTTAACTCGTCTAGTTTTTTTAAACGAGCTTCAGGTACTTGAATCGCATTAGACCATTGTTCTCTAAACCCGGTGTCGGTTTTAGCGTCTATTTTAGTATCTAATTTAAGCTTTTCTAGTCTAGCTAGGTTCTCTGCAGCCTCTCCCGCTTCGATAGCTTCGTCGAATCTATAGTCTTTGAGATTCTTTTTTTCAGGAGAGAAAAAGCCTCCTAGCTGATCTTTATAGAACCTTAGTCTGTCAGGACTCATGCCTGCAAATCTTCTGCCTCTAAACTTTTTTTCTGCAGCGTCTCTGTAGGCTTCGAACATCTTGGTATTATAAGGAGCAGTTGCTACATCCATTAGGGATACTGGTCTTCTTTCCTTAATGTCTTTAGGTAAATCCTTGGTTGCGCTTCTATTCTTATTTTGATATACATCCCTAAGCCGTTTTAGCTCATCAAAAGATACCTCTTCTAAGTCTTCCGGTTTTGGGATACTTGGGTTAGGATTGAAAGCTCTTCTAATATCCTCTAAAAGATTACCTCCTCCAAAGGCTCCAAAAAGAGAGCGTTCGCTAGCATCTTCTTGTTCCGGGATTTGTACGGAGGTACTTAGAGGCTCATTACTACGTGTACTCCTGGGACCTTCTGAAGTAGTTCCTATAGGACCTTGACTACCTGTACCCGTAGGGCCAGATACTGTAGTGTCTTTAGGAAGAGGATTAGCTACTTTGGTTAGTAGAGCTCTTCTATAAGGAGATAAGCTACTAGTTTTTATAGCAGAAGATATCTTATATTTAGACTCCTCTATGCTATCTAGCATTTTCTTTTCTTTTTTATCTGCTAGAGCCTGCATCATCTTTAATTGCTTATACTTTGCTTCGTGTGCTGCTATAAAAGGGTTAGCAGAATCGGTATAAGGCACTAGATCTTCAGGAACTTGAGATACGGCAATGGGGGCACTAAGTCCCTGTAGTAAACTATCACTAATAGACACTGCAGACTACCTTTCTAACTTAAAAAATAGAGGATTCTTCTCTACCCTTCATTTTACCAAAGGTGTAGATGGCGGCAGGTAGTCCTGCTACAGTAGCCATAGTAGCTATTAAGCCCCTAGGTGTTCTAGACTGCATCGCTAGTTCATGGGTAATTCTATTTCCCATAGAACCACCAATCATACCAGGGTTAGCTGAAGCGGCTACTGCCGCACCTGCGCTGCCCAGTAATCCAGGAGTTGCTCCTTCTAATCCCTCTAATAAAGCCGAAGGGATACTAGCTCCTCCTTTATAGTAGGCTTCACTAAAGTCTTTTATCCCAGGGAATAAAGACGCAAGGCCGGAAGCACCTCCTCCAATAAGTAAAGCATTACGAGGATCTGACATAGTAGCCAAAGCTTTGGCTAATCTTCCGCCCTCCTTAGTATTTTTAGCTATAGAAGGTAAAACCTTTTTCAGAGAGTCACTACCCACATCTCGTAGTGCTGTCAATATTTTAGCTACGTCAGCCGCCGAAGCATTTTTCTCTAAGTGGGTGGCTACAGCAGATTCTTGTCCTTCTTGGAAAGCTTTAATAAATTCGTTCATGGTATCTCCTTAGTTATCAGATAATTTATTATATACAGCAGTACCTAGTAAAGTAGTTGCTAGTATTGGAAGCAGAGCTCTAGTATTTTGGCTGGTTAGGTGTTTAGATAAGGATTTCTCAGCTTTTAATAACTGAGCATCAGCAATCCCTCTAGAGGTTACATTACTAAGCGTCTTAGAAGCGCCTCTTAGATTTAATTCCCTATTAAGAGTTTTTAATAGGTTTTTATCTATAGCACCTTTATCTACAGCATCCATTAACTGGTTTCTCACACTACGTAGCTGGCTCTTGGCTCCTAGGTCACCTCTTAGACGGCTGCTGGCAAGACCTGCGGCACCTATTCCACCTAAGGCCATGGCTTCTCTAGGGGACATCTTAGATTTTACTGATTCTTCCGGAGTTCCTAATAATTGGCCAGAGGAAGCGTAGTAATTCAACATTTCTTCCTGACTCATAGATTCTTTGACGCTAGCTACTGTAACCCTATCCGGAGCAGAGGTCATAGTGCGTGTTCCTTTTGTAGGGTCTGATTGTAGTTCATTTAAAGATCTAGTCTGGTCACCGATAAGGTTAGAGGAGTTTTGTAAAGGTGTAGAAGGCATAGTTTTAGGAGCTAAAAAATTAGCATTCGCACTATAGCGGCTACTACCGATATTACCTGCAGCTCCAGGAATTCTAGTAGTAGACATCATAGAGGCTAACTTAGTAGGTCTAGAGGTATACAGCTGATTAAGAACCTTTTCGAAATCTGCGCGGGTCCCTGATTTTTTGTTCGTGCTCATTGTATCTTTCCTGAGTGTAAGTTACTTCATCACTAATGGTAACCACCTCCGGACTAGATTCAATATCTTCTAAAAATACATCCTTAACAAGTAGTTTAGGATCTTTTATCCTAGCAAACAACTCCATCTCTCTATCTATAGAGTAAGCTTGCTCATGTGATTTTAAAGACTTAACTACCGTAGGAATTACTTCTTTGAAAGGTTCCGTAAGGCTATTAAGCGTCTTCTTAAACCTTACTCTGGTTCTAGGGTGTTTTGTTACTATGTAACTATGGGCCATATTCATGACACGTCTCCAGTGCTCATCTAAACTATCTTCTGTTTCTAAAACTTGTTGCACAAAGACCGCTAAATCCAAGTCATCTTTAGATCTATCAGACTTAGCAGAAGTCATATACCTCGCGATAACTTGGGGGAAGTTCATTAATTCTTATCTCTGCCAAATAAACTTTGAATTTCACTATCAGAAAGATTACTTTCTTCTGATACAGAAGAGGTCCAAGGAGCAGCGTAAGCAGGTACTAAGTCACTAGGTAGAAGATCTTCTCCTTCCTCAATCACATCAGGGATTTCACTATGTAATTGCTGCAACACGGACTGCGGTAGAACAGTAGGAACTAACTTACTAAGCTCTTCTGTGCTTTTAACCTCTACCTCATCGTAGGGTTTAATGAAAGTTATAGGGTCTTTTTCTGGATCTACAAACATATTGACCACCGTCTCTAAGACTTCCTTATCTAATTGCAACTCTCTATCAATAGTGTGCCTAATAAACTCAGACTTACTCATACCTGCTTTTAAAGCAAGCATACTAAGACCTTCGTAGTGTAGATCACTTATATAAAAACTTCTAGCCCTATTCTTATCTAGCTCATCTTTTAGCTGCACGGCCAAGGCTTCAGATACTCTAGGTATTAAGTGAGTAGGTGTAACATACTGCTTAGCAGGTAACATGTTACGTAACTCGTCCTCTAGCTTTAGTAGTGTGTGTATATCACTGCCTTCTTCTAAGTTTTCGCACTTAGCTCGCTTACTAGACCACCGAATCCAGTTGGCCTTATCTAAGAAACTATGTTTGTGTACCAAGGTTTCAAAGGTTCTAGTTTGCGGAACTCGAGTAGCTTTACATAGACGTCTAATAGTATGATAGCTCATTCCTAGCTCTGCGCTTAGGTTAGCTATAGTTAATCTATTAAAGTATCTATAGGCTTCTAGTAAATTAGGTATGTGGGATACCCTTGTGTAGTGAATCACGTTTGCTCTACGAGACATATAACCTCCTTAGGTTTGAAATTATGGTAAGAGGAGCATCTACTTATGACAGAAAAGTGTCTTTTATATTAAAGAACCAAGCAACTCAGTGTACAAATTGTTGTAGTAAATTTACACCCAATGCCAACGGCTATAACATTTTATGCAACAATTAGTGCAAATGTATATTAGTTAATTTGCACTAACCCTGCTTTTATGTCAATACTTCTATTAGTTAATTTGCAAAAAGATGCCAATGTCTATTAGTAATATTACATAGTGAACAAATTATTATAGCTAATATACAGCATATGTTAAATTAACTATAACAATCTTAACAAAATTTCGTAACACGTCTATAACATTATTGGCACTTTGATGCGCAGTTATGTAGCAAATAACATAGAGATTTGCACTTTGCCGTAAAACCGAAGTTAGCTCTAGGGCTAACTCGAGCCTTTTTCTTAACTACGTAGCTAACTCAGAGTTTTTACTAAGTAAAATACGTATATAAATCCAGCACTTAGGAGTTAGCTCTAGGGCTAACTAAAAAGCCCTTCGTAGCTAACTTTTTTTTTATGTAATTAAATCAAGGGTTTATAAGTTAGCAAAAGCAAGATGTCGGTTTTTTACGAAAAATAAAAAACACATCTCTATATATAGAAAAAAAAATATTGGGTGTTAATAAAGATGTAGTAAATATGTAACTATTGCATTATATACATACTTTACTTTTTTAAGTTTCCTATATATAAGTATTATTAACGATTTAGATACTACTGAACTTTTGTATAGGTTTTTTAGTAAAGTACTGGTTTTACAGAAGAAATCTTAATAAAGGACCTTAAGTTAGCTACGTAGCTAACTACCTGTTAACGGCAAAGTGCAAATTTATATTAGCTTCGTGGCATAAAAGTGTTAAGTAACACATAGTATAGTTGCAAAATTATGTAAATTAAATCCCATTTGCAAATAAAGTGGTATTTTCGTTACAAAATATGGCTAAGTAAATAAATATTGACTTAGCTCTATAGCTAAGATATGCAATAACTAGCTTTTTTCTGTCATAAGTACCTGCGGAGACTATTTATGTTGCATTGGAGGAAAAATTTACATTCTATCCTAAGAGATTCTTCTGTAGAGACTGCTTTGTTAGCTAGGATTAGGGCTCACGACGATAACCCCCAGTCTTGGGTAGTACTAGATGCTTTCCAGAAGTACTTCTCTACTAAGAATCCTAACGCAGTTCACAATTTTTTTGTGTTCAAAGATGGTTCCAAGTTACAAATATCCCAAGAAGGCCTATTTTGGGTACCTAGTGACCTAGCATCTGAGAGGCAGCTTGAGGATTGCCACTATTCTACCTGGTACATAGCTCAAAGAGTCGGAAAAACTCGTTGGCTAATGACCTTTTTAACCCCCTTTCCCGATGAGGATTAAGATATGAGTAAAATTTTTAAAGTTTCTGGTTATAAACCACTTAAAGGCCAGACAATAGAGTACTATAGGGCTTCTTCTGAGAACCTAGTACATAGTAAAGTAAAAAGCATAGACGTAGAACAAGGAGGCTTTGTGAATTTCAGCATCGAAGAGATCGAGGTTCTACCGGGAGAGGTTAACATAACCTGCCCTAGCTGTAACCATGCGTTCGAAAGCCCCGATAGAGTACACTCAGTACCATGATACTAAGTTTATTCTTACTACTACCTGCTCTACTGCCTTTCGAAATACTAGAACACCAACAACTTCTAGCTCGCTTAGCCTGTTCCGAGGCGGGCTGGTCTAGAAAAGAAGCCGCTAGAGTGCTGAGAGTAGTAAGAAACAGAGCGGAACTAAGAAAAACTAGTATAGTAGTAGAAGCTACTCGTCCTTACCAGTTTAATTACCGTGTGTGTACGGGAAAAAAAGCTAAATGGCTGCGAAACTTTCACTATTCGCTTGCTTTAACCACTCTTCTAGGAGATATTAGAGCTAAGGAGTCCGTTCTTAATAATAAATTAGTTACACATTACGCAACAAAGAAACGATTAACTGCTAAACACAGACGCTGTCGGGGTTACACTATCCAACAAGTGTGGGAATGGACTGGATTAAGACCAGTTTTTTCGAGTGAGGTAAATCATGTCTTCTTTAAACGCCCAAAAAGCGGCCGGCTTAAGCCGGGCTGCCCTCCTACAACAGTTAATTAAGTGCCCAGGTGCTTATGATTACGAGACTTACTCTAAAAGTCTCGATATATTTGATAAACACCCGTTACTAAGCCTAGAAGATAGGATAGAAGTTCTTAAGGCTTCTGATCTTCACTTAAGTACCAGTATAGGCGAGTTAGTAGTGCACAAAATGCCTCTCTCGCAGCTGTTTTTAGTACTAGACGGTAAAGAGTCTTGGGTAAGTTCTTTTCTAGAACTAGAAGGCGCTTTCTGCCTGTCTCAGGACTATACCAACCCTTACCCTCAGATAAAAGATACTTGTTCAACGTTTTACTTCCCAGAATAGGACACATGTTACTATATAAAAGAGATACACTACCTAGACTTGCTTATATAACTAGTTACTATGCTAATACAGATGTATTAAAAGCATATCACACCGCCATAACAAATACAGACCCTCTACATACCTTGCCTTGGGGGTTTAAAGAAAAAGCCCCCCTAACTTTAGACAGTGTTAGAAATAAGCTTTCTAAAAGAGATATAGATGTCGTAATTAAACTGCTAGTAAGCCGGATAAAATCCCTCGCCGACTCCGGAGGAGGCTCTTTCGGGCCGTACCAAGTACTACCTACGACCCAGCCCGCGGGTTTAGTAACTATTAGAAAGAAACCCAAAGCTAAAACTAGGAAGCAAGCTATACAGCGCATAAAAGAATTGACCTTCTTAGTATATGGACTGACTCTACAAGATGAGATAGAAGCCGGGCAATATACTCGAGACGTAGTGGGTTACAACTCTGAAGTCTATTACACTACAATACGCAGTTGGGGCTGTGATTTACCTCAATCAAGTCCCGGCATCTCTCTACTTAGGTGGGGCACTACCCTCACAATGCGCTTAGGAAAAACCCTAGCGGTTATTCTAGGGCTTATATTAAACCCTTATTCCGATTATTTTGATATTAAGCAAAACATGAATAGGCTAGGTTTTATGAAAGGTCCTGAGACTAGAGAAGATTACCGAAAACTGGTTATGGAAAATCAGGAAGGCGACCTGTTTTGGGTGAAAAGAAGTATATTAAAAAACCAAAATGGGGAAGGTTTTATGGATTCTACTAAAAGCGTGTACCGTACTAATCTTAAAACCGGCGTACCTGATAAAATAAAGGTAAAGCCTTCTTATTGGTTTGATCATTTTGATGGCCCTGAATTGCCTGAGTTCCATTTCTTCTTAGAGTATGCTAATACTTTCACATTACAGTATTCACCCAAAGAGAAGAACAAATGGATTCTATACATGCAGAGTTAGAGATAGAGCTGATGCCAGAACTAGAGCATATAGTGGGTGTTCGTTACGTATACGTTGATTTAACAGTAGCACATCTGAGAGAGTGGGCTACGTCTAATAAGTGTTATGAAGAATCTATAAGAGCTTTAACTGAAGGCTACGCAGCTTTTAGAGTACTAGAGACATTAGACTTAACTTTAGAGGATATAGAAATATGTTTGCAACTAACTAACGTAGTGCAGCTTAATAAGCTGTGCTTAAAAGATTTGCTTGCAGACTTTCTTTTAGCTCTCAGAAAAAAAGTGGCAGAAGCTCTATACAGAGCTAGTATTGATAATAATCTTATCACTATTCACTAGGAGGATCGTATGTCTTATATTAGTAGATTTTTAGCTAGGGTATACGCTGCTTACCAAGTACTTCGAGGTCATAGTATACCCGTACCTATATACGATGCGGACACTGGTATTTTTATAATAGAAACAGAAGGTTCTACAGTTACTTATTTTAAAGCTATGAACCTAATAGCAGAAGACACTAGTTACTGCCTAGAAATATCAAAAATAGTTTTGTGGGCAGCTACGAAACCTAGGTTCTTTTGGAAAGCTGATCAACTAGGATTGCAGGTAGCTAAGGAAGCAGAAGCAGAGATGTCCAAGCACGAAAAAAATAGTGATAATGTGGTATAAGACTATGCTCCTAACAGTCTAATTTCAAAGGAGTGTTATGAATAAAACACACCTTACGGGTATACCTCCTAATTCAGAGATTGTATCCTTAAGCAGCAAAGCGCCTTGCGTCTTAGTTAGGTCCCAACTTGGTAAAAAAACCAAGAGGTACCAGGCGGTCTACACAGACAACCTAGAGTTTCTTTACTTCCGTGAGATCACAACTACGGAACGCAAGAATTTAGCTAAAGGGCTAAAACCTTTTAGACCTCTCAGCAAGATCACCTGGAAACTCCACGAAACATGGGACGACCAATTCTACTGGGAAGGTGCTCTACCTACAGGCGCTAGAGTTGAAACTACGCCCCTAGATTATAAAGAATGCCCCGAAGAGTGTGCAACCTACATTCTTGAGGGTGAAATAATTTCCAGAAAGGAGCTAGAAGATTGGGTAGAAAAAGAATAAAGATACTAATTTCAGAAGAAGAGGTGTGCCGGCTATACCAAGCAGGCACTCCTGTTGACGATATCTGTAAGGAAGCAGGACTTTCTTACAAAAATGTCTTGTATTCCATCTTGAAAAGACATGGAGTACCTACTCAAGGTAGGTCAAGAGGCGCGCCCTCTACTAAGCTATCTGATCCTGTGTTTGTGGAAAGGTTAACAACCTTATACCATCAAGGAGTTCGAACCCAGGACATCGGTCAAGCACTAGACATTAGTGCTACCGACGTGTTTAAGTACCTAAATAAACTAAAGGTACCTTTAAACAGGCAACCCAATGCTGTAAGGGCTCGGCTTTGCTACATAGTGGCTATAACGCCTAAAGCTACCTCTACTACTTACTCGGGAATAAGCCCTACTAGGACAGAAGCTAGCAACTTCGTAAAAAAAGTTATACTAGAAAATAATCTAGAAGGAGACATTCTAGTAAGCATCAAAAAGTGGCAAACAGATGCCTAGAGGTAGAAAGCTCGGGTCGGGCTATATACCGCTAGATAAAAAAGAAATTCTACACAGATACTTCACTCTAGGAGAATCTGTAATAGAAATTTCAAGAGACCTCAGAGTCTCCGACGCTACGCTATACAATAGATTCTCCGAGTGGGGAGTCAAATCTAAAAGAAAGAAAAATAAACATGGACAAAAATAAACCACAAGAAAGATATACTGAAATCACAACCTATCTAGCTCAGGTTGAAATGGACTACCATGATGAGCCTCAAACTCAAGTGTTTGGTACACTAGAGGAAGCAAAAAATTTTATAAAAGAAATACTAGAAGAGGTAATGGAAGATGAAAATATTCCAAAGCTTGGTGAAGAGCTTCTACAAGTACTTCGTGTAAAGTACCATGGGGACTACGCTATCACACCTTCCGTAATTAAAGTAAAGTTGGTGAAATAATAGTGGTTAGATTCCACGAGACTAATCTAGGACGCCAACACTACGAGCGGGACTTCCCCGCTCTAGTGAGAGAGCTACGAGAACTTAATGCGAGTATGCAGCACCTGATCTCTTTACAAGTAGATGTTACGGCTATGGCCGCTAGGGCTATTGTCAGATCAGGGCCTAAAGAGGATCTAGGGAAAATCATAGAGTACGAGTACAAGCTAGATGTAAACGAACCCGCTATTACTGCGTACTTTGCTAGTATGGAGGAGTTTATGCTTCACATAGGCAAATTAGTGTCTAAAAAATTCCACACAGAACTTCACTTTTCTAAATGGATGTTGGCATCTGGATTTGCCTACACCAGTACTGTATTCTATGCGCCCTAAGCAACGCTACGGCTACGCCTGTATTAATGAGACGCTCAAGGAGCAGGGCATTACCTGCAATAGAGGTCTGCAATACAAGACCCTAGCTGAAGAAGGGCTTACCGTATGCGGTGAGCGTGCCTTACTAAACATGCAAGGTATGCTAGAGATCCTTAACTGGAATCTTACACAAGGTATCTATGTATACCGGCTGAGTTCAAGGCTATTTCCCTGGATGACTGAGTACTCACTTCCTGAACTTCCTCAGTGGTCTGACATTAGACCGCTTATGGAAGAATGTGGTGCTCTAATCAACCGCACTGGTATGAGAGTGAGCTTCCATCCGGGGCCCTACAACAATTTTACTAGTGAGAACCCTCGGGTGATTAAAAACACTATACGAGAGCTAGAAGCTCACAGTGAAGTTATGGATTGGCTAGGCCAACCACAATCTAGGCAGGCTAAAATTAACATTCACATGGGTGGGATGTACGGAGACAAAGCAGCAGCTATGAAACGTTTTAGCATTAACTTCCCCAAACTTAACGCTGCCGCTACTAGTCGGTTTACTTTAGAGAATGACGACAAAGAGTCACTCTACAGTGTAGCTGATCTCTACAAGGTGTACGAAGAATTCGGTGTAGCAACCGTGTTCGACGGGCACCACTGGGAAGTCGGCGCTAAGTCCGGTACTTACCAAGAAGACTTCCTACGTGCTACCTCTACCTGGGGTAACATAGTTCCCACTTGTCACTGGAGTAATTCCAGAAAAGAGTGGGAAGACCCTACTTCTAAACTAGCAGCCCATACGGATTGGTATTACAAAACAATGCCTCTACCTGCTATGGACCTAGATATCGTACTAGAATCAAAACAGAAAGAGCTAGCGCTCTTAAAATACCTGAAAGGTTAAATCCCTATGAAGATGTTTACAATCACATATACTAATGACGCTAATGGCACTAATCTTACACTCACTACTACAGACGCAAATCTTGTAGTAGATGTTGTTACGCAGCTAGAATGTCACATAGATGACGAACCAGTAGCTCTAGCTGTTCAAGCTACAACTACACCCGCACCTACTGCAGCAGTAGAGACTATCCTAATAGCAAAACCTGAAGAGGTTGAGCCTAATAGAGACCTACATCCTATATCCCTTAGAAGATGGACCCAGCACCATTATCAACGCGTAAGCGAGCTAACCTGGGAAGAGCTCTTTGAGCTACAAACAACGCTAGTAAGAAACGGATTAATCCGTAAAGAGTGTACGGAGTCCTCCGTACGGACCTACCACGGTCAAGCCGGCGCTAGAGCTCTAAGTGAATCTTAAGACTATCTACCCACTCCTAGAGTTAGCGGCTACGCACTTACTGCCACTGCTAAACAGTTCTAATGACATCGCCCAACTCAGGCCTCCTGAAGTGGAAGAAGCTAGCCATAGCTTCATGGTAACTATTATAATAGAAACTAAGGCCGACTCATTAGAAGAGGCCAAGTCCCTAGTAACTAGTCGCCTAGTGGGCATTGGAGCTAAGGAGGTAGAGATTCATGAAGCACAAAGTCAAGTGTGAGCTCTACATAGAGTTCCACGGATCTAAACTACCTATTGCCCAAGTTGAGAATCTGGTATACCGTTGGGTATTCCAGAACATAGCAGAGCTAGATACCGAAGGCGACCTAGTAGAAACCTGGAGTGCTACAGTAGAAACAGTAGAAACAGTAGTGGAAGATGAGCGATAAACTAAAACTGTATAAAACAGGGGAGACCCACACTAACTCGTCTGAGGTATATCGACAAGTAGGAGATAAGCCTCGTGGAGGTCGTCTAGGCTTAACAGGTATTTACTACATAGGAGATTCACAGAATATGTACCTATGCGGTAAGGGCTATGTAGATGAGTATGGCGTATGGGATGGTGAGCCTCTATACCCAGTAAGTTTTAGTATAGAATTAACGTCAGATGACAAAAAGGAGTAATTAACATGACTAACCCTAAAAAACAAAATATAGAAATAACTATTGTAGAAGACGATGATGGTGAGCAATACCACCTAGAAGCCTTGCTTCTAGAAGTGCGGTATACTACGCACCTATTAGGGCGGACTCTAGAAGAGTCCCTACTCTATCACCCTTACTTCAAGACTGCCGAGGGCAGTGGAGAACATAGAGAAAAGCTAAGAGCCACCTTAGTAAGTCTATGGTCTTTATATAAAGACCTAGCAGGAGAAAAACTAGGGGTTATCGAAGGGAAGGAATCAGATGCTTAATAAATTAAAACTATTATTATTAAAACTTAGATACTGGGTAACAGGGCCCTCTTCTAAAGAGGACGCTCTCCTAGTAGCACTTCTCACCCAACCTACGCCCAACATCATCTTAGACAAAGGAGACTTAATTCTCTTAGATGCTATAGTTAGTGACTTTATCACTAACCAAAAGGTAGATTGGGATAAAATAGACATCAAAGAGTCTAGTAACCCAAAACTCTATTCCTTAGTGGAACTGTTTAAAGGAGAGGTCGTAGATGATGCTAGATACTTCCTCTCTATAGACTTCCTCTACCAGAGATACCCAGAGTTGGTAACTATTGATGACGCACCTCATCTTTAGTTTTTTAATTATGGTAGTAGAGTTAGAACACCCAGAAGAACAGTGGTACTTCTTCGCTGAGCACGAAGTGCCCACATACTGCTCTACCTATGATAATAAATTTATGGATGCTCTCCATAAGTCTCTAGAGTGGGACTGCACTAAAAACTACAAAAAGAAAAAGTGCAGGGCTCTGCTACGTAGAACTACTTATTACTCAAAACTTAGAAGCAAATGGTGCTATAGATGATAGCAGGTATTTTACTACTAGCCACCTTATGGTTCGGGCTAGACTTTATTAGAGACCTAGTTAATCTAGCACTTATGTTAGTAAGTAAAACTGACAAAGTACTAAGCGCAGTGATAACCTTAGGGAGTGTTGTGTTTTTAGCCGTAGTGCTGTTAATCAGTCCTGAAGTGGTAACTCATGTGGTTTTGGCTGTAGTACTACTAATCAGAATAGTAGACGAGTATCCAAGAAGCTTCTTACCGGAGTACCTAGAAACTTTGAAAGAATTTAGGAAAGAAAATAAAAAATAATGAGTAACTACTACATTATTAGAACATTTGAGAACGATGCTATTCCAGATCAAATCATAAAAACAGGTCTTACGCTAGAGCAAGCCAGAGCACATTGTAAGGATCCAGAAACATCTTACAGTACTGCGACTTCCCTAGACGCTGTTTTACGAACTAAAAACTTCGGTGTTTGGTTTGACGGCTATGAAGAGCACAAGCCTAAAGAAAGTAATAATCCTTGAATATAACTATAAGCCTCTCAGAGTTACTAGATTCAGTGTTTGAGGTTATAGGGGTCGAAGACCTTCTTGCAGCTTCAAAACTAAAAGATAAAGTACTAGATAACTACCTTACTACTAAAGCAGTGTGTCGAGCAGAAGAACAACTAATGCAAGACCTATTAGAAATCGTAGTTACAGAGATAGCTGAGAACTCTAATTCTGAAGAAGATACCTAGAGTGCAGATCACGCAAATCACTACCTATTTTGTGGCATAAGTATTTGACAATGAACATATTCTTAGAAAGGAATACGTTATCAAATACTTTATCATAGCTGCAGTAGTTGCTGCGGCTACCGCCTTTGCTTTGGTGGGCGAATACGCCGAAGCAATTACCGACTTGGCGTGGATGCTGTAAAAAGCAAAAGCGCCATTAGTACCATAGTTAATAGTCTTGCTATGGAATAATACTTACTAAGACTTTTCATTAACTTTTTTAGCTCCCATAGATACACACAAATCTATACCCACTTTGTGGCATAAGTAAGTGATAACACTCATTTAAGGAGTAAAAAATGAGAATGTACAATACAGACTGCCCTTTTGATTGGGCGATGGGCGTCGTGCAATTACCAGGATTCCCTGGTGAGTGCGACGCCACAACACTTCTATACAAGTTCGCTTCGGTGACTTGTATAGAAACCGAGCTACCTCTCCCAGCAGAGGTAGTGTTCTTGGCGGCCGCTATCCAAAGTGGCTTGCCAAAGGAAGGTGATCACGAAGCCTTCCTCCTTAACTACCCCGAAGGGCCTGTTAAGGAAAAACTTCTAGCCCACCTAGACGAGATGCGACAGTCTCGATGGTGGGGTAGAGGGCTCTGGAAGGGTTACCTCCGGAGACACTAAACCTACCCGTCCGGGTTGTAGGACGAGGGCCTGTAAGTAGAGGTCGAAGCTACTTTTTAGCTCCGAGAGTAGCACGCAAAAATGGGCTCCTATTTGTCATAAGTAATTGCAAACACTAATGATGGTGTCCCTGCGATCGTAACGCCTGGGTTAGATTCCCGGGCACAGACACTTTTAAGGAGTGTATCATGAGTTCAGTAAAACTCACGGGTGATGACCTACATCGAGACAGCACGTCAGTAGACGTCCATGGGTTCACCATTGTTCACGGAGATCACGGCTTGACGGAGGAACACGCTTCCTTTATCAAGTCGGTGATGGATGGGTTTGAATATGGCGAGTTTATCTGTGCTTCGTTCGAACTTCCCGATTCCTGCCCACCGTTGTTGGACGCCCTCTGGGGTCCAATTAATGGTGACAGCCCTGTGGATGAACCTGAGGTATTCTATCAGGTGCGAGGAGATCGTTCTGGCGAAAGCCGAATGACCAACCGTCCTTTGCGTGAATGTCGGAACATTGTTATCATCGGTCAAGCTAATAAAATCCTATGGACCGCATACGGCTCGCTGGCCGGTGTGGTGGCTCCACGGGAATTGTTTGACCCTTTCTTCAATGATCCAAACAACGCTGAGGCGAAAGCCGAAGCCGAGGCGATTTGGAAAGAGCATGCTCTAGCAGGTAAAAAGGACTAACAATCCTTATACCTGCTGCTGCTGCTGTAAAGCACTCTAAAATCCTAGGGTGCTATGTGTGTTAGGTAAAAAGAAAAGCTAATAAGCGGTACTGGTTCCTGAGGGAGTTAGTACTGGTAATTAAACCAACCAGCCGATGAAGCTTTTCTTTTAGCTACCAAAATAACTTCTCTTTTCTGGCATAAGTATTTGATCTTATAAATACACTCAGAAAGGAGAAAAGATCATGAGTAACACTACTCAAAGCCCAGCGGAGCTTATCCGTCAGGTATTGAAAGACGACATGCCTGAAATTGTTGCTTGCAACTCAATCCCAGGATGGTCTTCGGACATTCGAGTGGGAGGGTTCTGCAACATCGCAGACGCCCCTGCCGCTGTGAAGAAAGCGTTTGAGGAAGCGTGGTTCTTGTTGTCTTGGCCTGGAGATCTTCCATTCCCTTACCCTGATAAGGAGGAGGACTACCCGGCAGCGGTGAAAACCTTCCGAAAGGAAGCAAAGAAAGCGAAGAAGGAATGCCAAAAGCGTTGGCTGACTCAAACTTTTGTGCTTCCTTTCCCCAAAATCACCCATACCATTGGACAAACCCTCATCGAAGAGGGGCTTATCCAATGGCATGTCAGCCTGGAGGTGAAGGGGGTTAAACTCCCCGTGCACTTTTGGGCAAAGCCCAATGGAGCCAGCTTCGCCTGGAAGAAGTTTTACTTCCCCAAAGTGAAGCTGGACAAAGACGAGCATTTAAGTATGTTCGTCTAATCAGCAAAGCTACTCACAAAATCCCGTGAAGTAGTGAGCTCCTGGAGCAAAGGGTAAAGAAGCATAGTAGCATTGCCGCTATGTTTTTTAGCTCGCAAAGCTACACAAATCCACAGCTATATATGGCATAAGTATTTGAACAAACTAATATGCATAGAAGGGAGATAAATCATGTTGTTAGTAAGTTATACTTTACTTTGCTTAGGCGTTCTTTGGGGTATAAAAAACCTCAAAGAAATAAAACAAGTAAAAAAGCTGGAGCTTCTAACGCTCCAGCAGTTAGAGGAAAAGTTGGAGCACCCTACTTGGGCGCTCCATTGTGCAACCTGCAGCGAGTGCAACCCACTCGCACGTACTCGTTGCGAAGTCGGAGTGCAGTATCTCTTGAGAGATATTCTGCGCTCCAAACATAGCCCCTCCAAACTTCCGAAAGATAATTTCGGACTATAAAGGAAGGCAAACCTAGTAGGCATTCGTGAGAATCCCGAACGGTTTTTTTAGCTCCCAAAGATGCGCAAATACTAAGGTAAATAGGGCATAAGTAAATGCAGTACAAAGAATGGTTCTGAACTACTGCATTAACCCTTTCTCATAGGAGATACATTATGAGAAAAGAAAGACTGATTCGAGAGGCTTGTGGCGAGTTGATCGCTACGCTTATCATGGTGCAAATTGTTCTGCTGCTATTGGTAACAGCCTTTGTTGGGGGCGTCAAGCTCCTACATATGTGGGGGGTGCTTGGGGGGCTGTAAAAAAAGAAAACCGGGTGAGAGACGGTTTTTTTAGCTATCAAACTCGTCATCTCTTTTAGAGGCCGGCAACCACTCAGATACTTGAGGAGGAAGCACTACATCATCAGGAGACCTAGTACGTATTGGATTCTGTCCTGCAAACACACTTAGCTTCTCTATCACAGATTCTTGTAGTTCACATATTTGCTGAGTTCTTAGCTCCAGCTGTATCTGCGCATCCCGTAACCTAGAGATCAAAGCAGTTCTGTCTGCATTGGCTGCTGATAACTTATCTTTTAGCTCCTCAACCTCGGAAGGATCTCTACCACTAGCAATAGCCATCATGCTAGAAATACTACCTGTAATAACGCCTAGTATACCTATAAGCACATCTCTATTTTCGTCAACTATTTTTACATAAGTTAAGAAAAGAATAAGACCTACTACCATGGTTAAAAAGATAACACTAAACCACCAACCACGCCTAGCTTTATCTAACTGCTTTTGCTGCTTGTTGCTTAGATTTGCTTGTGTACTCATTTACTTACCTCTAGTCCTTTTAAATAACTAACTATAGAATCCAACCACTCAAATCCCTCAATACCATAAAAGAAACGTTCCGAAGGATCCAGCAGTACGGGTAGCAACAAGTACACAAGTACCAAGAAGCATAGTAGCCCAGCCCGTAGTGTAAACCACCATAACCAATCCCACATTTTTCTATCCTTAGCACGCTGCTTTATCTTATTAGGACCTCCAAGCCTCTTTACCTTCTCACTACCTAGGGGGGGTTGTAAGCTTTCTAAGGTCTCACCTACTGCGTATATCTCTTGAGGCTTACTAACACCTTTAAACTTGTACAATCCCACACATACATAACGCGTACTCTTAGGAGTATGCATGTTAGTTCTGCCGCGAACAGCTTGCATAGATTCTTTGGTAAGTAGTACTTGCCCTTTGCCACATAGACTCATAGTTCTAGCAGCAATGTTTTTACTAATACCTTCTAATTCTATGCGCTTAGCGTTGGCCGCTACAAACACATCGTCCTGCTGCACTTCTATTACAGTGCCCCAATGTATTCCTATCCTACATCCTAAGCCTGTTTTAGGAGGTATGGTCTTCTGGTAATGTAGTGCAAAATTAACAGCATCTACAGTACGCTCAAAAGAACACAAGAAACCATCACTCCTATCTATCTCCCTACCGTTAAACTTGTAGATTAAACTACGAGCTAGGCGGTCATGTATTTGAAATAACTTAGCAGCTTGTACAGCACCTGCGCGCTGTACGTACTTAGTACTACCGATAATATCTAGTAATACAATGGCTAGCTTAACTTCTTTCATTGCTACTTCATACTGCATACTTACCTCCTAGTATAAGTATAGCTTCTACGCAAATATACTACCTAATCAGGCATAAGTATTTGAACAAAACTCTATCCTTAAGGAGGTAATAATCATGGAGTTTTTCTTTTCGCTTAATGGGTGGGGGCCTGCAACCACCATCCTCTCCCATTACATTTTCAATGTATGGGTACCTGGTACTCCAATCGGTTTCGAGGGTGTGATGGGTCTTATTGACCTAGAGCACGAGCTTTTTAAAACCACCGAGGAACATTGGGACTATCCTTGCGGGTGGAACCTTTGGTATCAAGTTGAGGTTGATGAAGGCGAATGCTGGGGCTACACAAGCTCCGGAGGTACTCAGTACTTCCTTCATCAACTCCCTGATAACTCTGTGAGATGGACTTACATTCGTGAGTCTAGTTTAGAGCTATGGGGGGATGAACGAGGGGTGATGGGACTCTCAGTTGATATGCTAGAGTTCCGTGAAGATTACCGCTACTGGGAGTGGCTTGGATTTATCCAAGCCAACTCGTATATGGCGGACATCACAGGATTTGAGTCTCAGTTTGAGGACAGGTATCCCGCTCCTCACCGAAAGGCTTTGTGGACTGCACCAACCCGAAAGGGACGACGTGGTTCGCAAAAGCCCCATGGAAAAACCTTAGCCGACAAACGTAAAGGGCGTCGGTAAAGGTTTAGGCTTGTAAGCATTCGTGAGAATCCTTGCAGGTCTTTTTTAGGTGTTAAAGTAACACGCAAATATGTTTATCAAATATGGCATAAGTAACTGTTAATAACCTTTATCTTTAAGGAGGTAAATATGTACCACATACATATTTACGGGTCCTCTAGGAAAGAGGCTGCTCGGTACTTGCTTAAGCAGGAACCAGGTCTCTCTATCTTAGAAGACGAAGACGGACCCGTGGGTCCGCACCCGAAGGGGCAAATAGGCTTAGTTGCCAAAAGACCCCTATCAAAGTGGATTGAAAAATGGATGGAGGACTGGGTAGCCCTAGACCCCTCCATGAGCTTCCTAGTTCACCTAGACAACCCTGAAGATGAGATAAACTCTCACCAGAAGGGAATCTGGGTGGGCAAACCCTTAAACCTAAACTTGGAGTTCTTCTCCAAGTAAAAAGAACCTGGTGAGAGCAGGTTTTTTTAGCTTGCAAAGTACCTAGTAGCCTAGTAACTTAGCTGCATAGGAGTTTTGCATATGATGTATCAGAATCTCCCATACACTAGGGTATGGGTAAAAGAAAGCTTTCTCAAAGGCAGCGATCAGTTCATCTTTGGTAAAGATGAAAACATGTTAGAAGGCTACTTGGTTGGAGTCCGAGCCACTAGGTACGAACCGCCCTTGTTTGAAGTGTACCTCCCAAAATATAACGCTTGCTACGATAAAGTTATGCAGTGCGCTATCTTCTGTAGAGACTCTTCTCCAGAGACCGAGATACACTTAACCGATATTGCTTGGTGGGATTGTTTGAGCGACAATATACAAATCTACGTTAAAGCTATGTTAGTAAACTCTCCTGTTTCTATGCAGACTCGTACTAAGACTACTGTGCGGGGTAACTACTTGTTTACTATAGATTATAGACCACCCGAAATGAACTCTGGTATAGATTACACAGAAGCTATTTACTGGACAGAGCATAAACAAAAGAACTTCTTTTTTGACGACAAAACAGGGGCGCTATGCTGCGGACCTAACAACAAAGTTAGGTACGAGCATACTTCTTTAGGAACTAATAGTCCGGAGCGACCTCCTTTTAAAGTATTCACGGAGCCTTATTGGTTTAGCCACGAACTAGAAGATCCTCTAGGGGACACTAACGAGTTTGATTACCTACAACAAACCGAGGAAGAGTAGTAATAAAGCCGTCGTCAGCTTCGTCGTTTAACTGAGAATATTCGGCCAGTATTTCTTGGCATAATCCCGCCATTGGTCCTCGGTATTGGCTTTCCAACTTAACCATCCCAACAAAATCTGAATCGTGAATAGACATAGAATCTGCAAACAAATATAAACCAGTATCATGCCAACGGCTCCTTGTATCAATCTGAGCAGGATCGCCTAGCACAACCACATGGCTGTTCTCACCCACCCTACTTAAAACACTTGCTAGCTCATGTAGCGAAAGGTTCTGAGCTTCATCAAGTATAAGTGTACAGTCTTCAAAGTGTTGTCCACGCATAAGTTCTACAGCCCTAAACTCTATAAGACCTTTCTCTTCCCATTCATATATATAATGCTGCACATCTCGCCCTAGTAGCTTAGTTAGACCAGGCATATAAGAGTCTACGTAAGGCCTGAGTTTATCTTTTTCATCCCCAGGGACTGCAGCTATAGCATTAGATTTCATACCCACAAACACGGTGGGTTTGCAAAGTATAAGCTTCTTGTCTTCTTTGAATAATCTTTGTACTCCTGCAGCTAGAGCTATGCTGGTCTTTCCAGTACCCGCAGCACCAAAACATATAGTTAATCCCTTATTCTTTAAACTCCAAAAAAAACAGCTCTGCGCCTTGTCTCTGGGTTTCCATCCTTGAAACTGCATATCCTTAGTATTAACGTGAACCAATTTCTCACTAGCCTCTACATGAGCTAGCACACTTTGTGAATTAGCTTCGTTGGTTAAATTAACAAAGCTCTCACCTTCCAGCATTTCCTTAACGCTGCTAAGCGGTAATTCTTTGTGCTTACACAATTTGTTGATAGCACTGCTAGAAACTTCGAATGTGTTTACTTCATACATAGAATAATCCCTTTCTAGTTTAACACTCATTTAAGCTTAATAGGGTTTCTACAAGTAAAACACAAACACGCAAATAAAGGTACGTATATGACATAAGTAAGTGAACCTCTAACACTACTTAGAAAGGAGAGGTATGCAGCATATGTATATAAAACTCACTAAGCAACAAGCAACTAAGCTTGTTTGCGGACCGTCGTTAAATCTAAAAGGAGAGAACTTGCTTCCAACAGGGGCTAAGTTAATTCTTGAGGATTATCCACCCCTAACCCCCAATCTCCGGCTATGGAAGGTGGTGGGATACCACTACAACGGTAATGACTTAGTGCCTTACACTAAGTACCGTTGATCAAGGAAACCTGGTGAGAGCAGGTTTTCTTTAGCTCACAAATCACTACCTATTTTGTGGCATAAGTATTTGATAATAGAGCAATAGTGCTCACTCACCCTTACACACAAGGAGTTCTTATGTTAGAACAAGCATTTTACTTCGATGAAGACCTACAGCAGTGGGTCGAAGTCCGCTATAGCGAACTTGGGGAAAGAGACTATGGTCTCGAGCCCCAGTTCCACAAACCGGTGGCCTCAGTGCCGCCTAACCCCCCAACCCGTTCTCGCAAGGCTGGGCCTGTAACGCAGTTCGAGTATGTGATTGACACTACTCGTAAGGTGTCGCAGCCCGCCGAATGGGCACTCGACCTTACCTTGAAAGGGTTCTTTTCTCTTTTGAGAAAAGTACTATACAAGCGTAATAAATAAAAAAAAGAAACCGGGTGAGAGACGGTTTTTTTAGCTCCGAGAGTAGCACGCAAAAGAGTACCTCTTTTATGGCATAAGTATGTGAACCAAAAAACATACTCAGAAAGGAGTATACATCATGGCAAATAATGAATTGCTAATTACGGCTCTAAGTACCGCTTTAAAAGCGGCACGTGCTTCACAGGATGAAGGGGCTATCCGTCACCTAGAAAAGGACTTAGCTCTGGCTATGGAACAAGCTGAAACTGAAGCCCCAGCTGAAACTGAAGCCCTAGTGGTGGAAGCTCCAACTGAAGCTCCAGTGGTGGAAGCTGAAACTGAAGCCCCTGTGGCGGAAGTTGAAGCCCCAGAGGTGGAAGCCCCAGCTGAAGTGGAAGCTGAAGCCTCAGTTGAACAAGAGCGTCTTCAAGAGTTTCTTAATGAAGCTCGCCGACTTCATGCTGAAGCTTCCGCCCCAGTAGTGGAAGAAGAAGCCCCTGTGGTGGAAGCAGAAGAACGAGCAGAAGCAGAAGCCCCTGTGGTGGAAGTTGACGCAATCAGCCGTAAGGCCGCTCCATTCTTCCGAATCATCGGCCTCTTCTCCCTCGCCCTCTTTATCGCCCTCATTGCTGCTTTATGTAGTAGTGGTGATGGAGGTGGAGAAGCACTTGACGGTGGTGTCTACCACGTTACCTGTTTCTCAGGAGACACTGTTCTCTTCAACGGTCTTTCGACCGGAGAAGATCTCAAAATTAAGAAGAACTCCCTTGCGGGCAAGTTCTTCTTGTTTGAAAACAATACTATTACTGCAGGTAAAACTGCAGTGCCATTCCTTACAGGAAACTGTAAGGTAGTTAAATTAGATAATAATACCAAATATTATAATTTGGTAAAAAGTCATAACAGCAAATTCGTGCTGTTTGACTAAAAAGTTTCAAGGATCCCTTAGTTAATAACCTTGCTAAGGAATAAGATATACAAAGGTTTACCTTGTTTGGTAGTACTAAATCTTATTCGTTGTACTATTAAATTTACATTTTTTTAGCTCACAAAATAACCTCTCTTTTCTGGCATAAGTAATTGAACCAAATCATCTAGGTAATTCTATCTATATGATGTTCTTAATTTTTCATTGTGAGGTATAGCTATGAATAAACTTATATACAATGAGCTAGTGTACCAGGTTCTGGAGCTAAAACAGGTGCCAGCATCGGGGGTATCGCTCTCGTTCTTCCATAAGAAGAAAAAAGAGTTCCGGTATCCTTGTATACAAGACATCCCGGACAATTACAGTGGCCTAGTAAAAGCCACCTTCTATGAAGTGGGTGGAGTTGAAATTGCTCCTCCGGGGAAAGCCCGGTGGATTATAAGAGTAGCCTTCTTCCAGGTAACCCCTGAAGAAGTTACTCTAATGGGCTATGCGGATAACTGCCGAGAGGATGTTTCTCTCGAGGAGTGCTGCTGCAATACCCCTTAAAAAGAAAACCGGGTGAGAGACGGTTTTTTTAGCTTACATAAACTTAGAGAATAAAGCTCTGTAAGTATCTGTATTTGTTGCTTTATTTAAATATTTAGACAACAAACTATCTGCTACAGGGGATTTAGTAATAGCTTTAGCTACTGAACTAGAAGGCACTTTTTGCTTACCGCCTCTAGCAAGAAGAGCACCTACTAAACTGCCTGTCGCAGCACCTCCGCTTGCTAAAGCACCGGTACCTTTAAGAAGCCTATCCTTAACGCTAGCCGCTATAGCATCCCTAGTTAAACTAGCAGGAGCCATTTCATCAGCCACAGCCGACAGCATAGAGGCCGGGATAGACGTATTACCTAGCAGAGCATCTACTGGTTGCGAGGCTTTCAAAGCCCCAAACAGGTGCTTATTCTGCAAGGCATCTCCAGCGTAGCCTTCTAAAACTCTATTCAGCCTATCAGGTAAGGGCCCAAAAGGCCTAGTAAAAAAATCTTCTAGATCGGATCTAGACATTTCTGCAGCTAATCCTCCAAAGTAGTCTTTAAGGCTAGAATCCGGTAAGGATTCAGCTAAGTTAACTACTGCAGGTCCTGCAGCTAAACTAGCTACTGGCGCGGCTAAAGCACCTGCTCCGGCTCCAGCTAATATTTTTTTAGTTTTAGATTTCATAGTTAAAAAGCTATCCCGTAAAGTAAGATGAAGTCTATAAGTTGGTAATCATCCCATTCTGCTATCTTAAAACTTGGTAAGCTTGTACGCCCGCTAAACCCACTGCTAAACCACTCATACCTACCAACAACCAAAAGTAGACTCTATGAGAGGTTCTATACTCTTCTCTTTCAATCTTAACTATGGTTAGCTCGTTAATAAGAAGTTGCTGTTTAATAATACTCTTCTCCAAATCAAGCCTAGCTAAGGACAACCCTGCTTGAAGTTTTTTTAAATTAGGGGCTAAGGTATCTTTAAAATGCTCTAAGCTAGCTGCGTAATCCCTAGTATCTTTTAAAGAGTTATAGTCCCCAACACTTAGTAAAGCTCCTGTTATAGGAGCCATACAACTAAGAGGCATTTTTAATGCTAACCCATCTTTGTAGTCATGTTTCTTAGGGCAAGGCTTACAAGTTTGAGTGCCGCCACTAGAAATCCACATACCTTCTCCAGGTAAACAAACGTTAGCCTCTACCTTAGGCATAGCTATAAGACTAGCAATTACTAGTATACTAAAAAGTCGCCGAATCATTATCCTGCTCCTTAGCATTCTTTGGTTTGTTCTTGCCGACTACTTCTTTTTTAGTAGGTATTGTAATTTTTTTTGCAGCAGAATCTATGGCCTCTAAAGTTTCTTGTGCTTGGATAACCTCGCCAGTAGAGGTACCTAGTAAGCGATTTGTTTTTTCGTTATCGCACCTAACCCATACAGAACTAATCAGCGCTATAATAGCAGCGGCGCTAATTACATATACTTTATATTCGGCTACGCTAGAAGCAGCTTTTGCTAAAACATTTAAACTAATCATTAGGACCTCACTTCTTTATAAGTTTCCTAGCCTTTTTATAACCTAACGCTCCGCCGCTTAGATTTCCTAGATACTTCATAATTTGCTGACTTATCTCATTATCATATTGCTCGGGCAAAAGGTTGGGTAAGATTTTACCGCCTTTGTAAGCCCCCGCAGCAGTTCCACTAGATATCAATCCAGCATCCGCTATAGAAACTAGAGGCTTATTTAATTTAGCTAAAGCAGAAATAGGGGCTTTAGGTGCGGACCTTAAAGCTATCTGCCTAGGGCCGCTAGGCATAATTTTTTTCAATAGGTTCTTTAAAAAGTTAGCTTCTTTAGTAAGCCCTGCTTCCTTACAAGCTTGTATAACACCTAGCTCGGCATAATATCTTTGTAAATCGTTCATAGTAATCTCCTTTACTACAAGTATAGTAAAACATCCCTTAGATGGCTAGGGTAGGGGATAAGCACGCAAATAGGTACCTCCTTTATGGCATAAGTATATGAGGCTACCAGAATGGTTCTGAAAGTCTCAGTAGTAAACTTTTCATAAGGAGTATTTATGAACTCACTACGACACTTAATTGGTATTGTAGGCGCCCTAACTATGGGCGTCATTGCTTTTAACCCTTTATGCGCCGCGCTTGCAGTAAAAGAACCGGAATCTAAATTTCTAATAATTTTAGTTTTTCTATTCTTTATGCTTTCAGTTTCTATTTCCTTTTCTCCTTCTGAGAAGAAGGAGAAGAAGGTGAAGGAGAAGAAGGTTGAAAAGGTAGAGACTCCTGAGAAATCGGAGCCTCCTCCCCCACCTTTGAAACCTGCTCCAACCCTGTCCGACCAGGAAAAAGAAGACCTTCAACGATTCAAGGATCGATTGAAGGGCAAAAAGAAGAAGGGTCCTTTGACGGTAGAAGATATCACTTCTTTTATCAAGAAGGATGACACCTTTAAGGAACATACTATTACTAATATTAGCATGGCCTATTCCTTAAAGGAGTTTCGAAAAACCGGCGAAGATTTCATAATAGTCAAAGGCTCCAAAAAGAGAGGTGGTTGCGTTGCGATCACCTTAAGAAACAATACAGAGAAAGAAGTATTCATCTTAGGATAATACTCTATTTCTCTATTTCTCTATCCTTCTTTCTTAACCTTTTTCTTTAGCTACCAGAGTTTATATAGGAGGCAAGCCCCAACTAGGTAAGTGTGAGTAAGTATTGTAGGAATCCATGTCAGAAGCATAGTCAACACAATCTTGACTAGTAGCATAGTAGCTTAGTACATAGTAAACTAATTCTCCGCCTCTAATGTTAGCTAAGCTACTTAGATCAATCCGCGTACACTCACGTTCTAGTTTTCTGAGTTTAAGAACTGCGTTAACCAACGACTCCGCTAGAACACCCTCCGCATCTCTGGATAGGTGTATAAAGTAAGCACATACATTTTTTACATTATATTTACTCCAAGGTTTAAAAGGTGACTCTGGAGTGTGTATAATTAAAGTAAATGGCTTAGACATAGCGCTAAGCTCAAAAGCACTTGAGAAAGCCCATTTATGGTTTAGCCCAAGTTCTTTTTTTAGGTACCAAGTGCAATCCATTAATTGTTTTGTTATAAACATATCTTACCGCCTATAAAAACGTGTACGGAGACAATACCTTATGAACTCTAATCTTACAATAGCCTTAGAATGGGTAGCCAAGATTTTAAGTATGATGATAATACCCACCTTATTTTGGTTAAACACTCTAGAAGTAGAACGTGCTATACAAGCTCAGAGCATAAAAATACTTCAAGAAAAAGTCGCTAAGCAAGAAGACGAATTATCTAAGGTTAAAGGATTAGTTAGTAAAAATGCTGCAATGTTAGGTAAGATTCAGGTCACCTTAGAAAACATGAGCACTACCTTGAATGAGGTTAGGAACGCAATGCGTACACACGAATCCTTACATCTTACAGGTACTACAAGAAGATGACTGATGATGATATTAAAAAATTACAAAGTGTAATGTTGCTAGCTGTAATTAGCTTAGCCTTGAGAGCCATAGTAATCTAAGTACTGATTATATTCTTCAGGACTCATATCAGCGCTGTACCCCATAGATTCTTGCGGATCCATAGGCATAGCATAGTCCATAGCTCCAGGTGCTGAGTAACCCATCATAGCAGCTTGAGGATCTTGCATAGATCTGGCTAGGTTTATGTAACCCATAATTTCTTCAGGACTCATGTCACTTAGCATCTCTTTACCACCATCTAGCATATTATCTAAAGTAGAAGGCTCTTCTCTGGAAGCCCGCATACCTGCGACACCTGCTCCTAAAGCACCTAGTCCCAAAGCTACTCTACCGCCTCTAGATTTGGGTATAAGTCTTTTAAGAAAAGCAGTTTTAATATGTGGTTGATTACCATCTAAAGCTGCTTGAGCTCCTAAGGCACTAAAAAAATTAATAAAATTAGCTACTTTTTGCATGTAACGATCTCCTTATTTTAAACCGTATTGTTGGGCAATGCCTTTATATTTTTTAGGGGCAATACCTTTTTGTAGTTGTTTGATTCGTCTAGAGGTGGCCATATTAGAAAACCCTTTGGAGGCACCACGAAGAAGTCTAGGTATTGCTAACGCCCCCGTACCTCCTGCAAGGAGTAAGGCTGTTTTTGGATTAGCTTGCATTAAAGCAACTAGCTTAGTACCTAATGCCGAATCCAACCCTTTAGCAGTCCAAGACATAGGTGCGGTTAGTAGTGCGGCTCCCGGCTTATGCAAGGCAGAAACGCCTTGTAATAATCTAGGATTATTAGCTAACGACGTACTTCCTAACACAGGATCTATGGCCTTACCCATATTAAGAATAGAAGTAAGAAAAGGCTTACTTGCGGCACCTCCGTACCTTAGTGGAGTAGAATTAAATAAGCCGTAACTAGCTAAACCGGCCGCTATAGTTGCTGCGTCCTGCTTACCACCTTTTAAAGTGTTGGGTAAAACGTTCTTAGCGTAAGTAAATTTACTTACTAGATCTGACTTAGGACCAGAAGGTTTACTTAAATTGGTAAAAAACCCATCTAGATATTTAGCTTGGGCCAGTGAAAGACCCGAGTCTAAACTTAGACCTGCTAAGCTCTTGGCTTTTTGAGACCTAAAACCTTTTCTTAAACTATCTAAAATGGACTTCATAGTTTAACCTCTTGCGGCTCTTCGCTCTAACGCTTTAACTAAAGCGGGCCTAGCGGCTAATCCAGCAATAGCTCCTAGGCTAGAACCTAGAAATTTATTGTCATCATCGCTTAAAGCATACCCCAAACCAGCACCCGCAATAAGAGGTAAACCTCTAGGTATCGCTAAGTGGGCAGGGACTTTCTTTGCTAGATTTTGAGTAATATTCTTAGTAGTTGATGCAGCTAAATTTTTAGGTGCTCTACTAAATAAGTTGCGTAACGCCGAAGTAGTTCCCATAAAGCCCCCCGTAGCTTTAGCTCCAGAAAACATACCAGCACCTCCAGCGCCTAAAGCAGCGGGCAAACCCATACCGGTAGCCAAAGCAATAGGTATAGCAAGAGCTCCCCCTAATAGAGCACCTTTACCTGCTCCTTTTAAGCCTCCCGTAGCAGTAGCCGCTAACCTTTTAAGTATATTGGCCTGCTTTACCATAGCTTCGATATCTGTAGTAGAATTCATATAAAGCACCTGTATTAAGTATTGACGGTATACTTATATTATAGTATCTATGTTAGATATGAGCAAGCACTTATAGCTCAGTCGGAAGAGCACCACTTTCCTAAAGTGGGTGTCGCAGGTTCGAGCCCTGTTGAGTGTAAATAATACCGCTTCCTAGGAAGACAGTGTTCTCGTAAAAGCCCGAAGCGTAGAATACTAAGTAACAAAATAATGCGGTGGGTTAATCTCTCAGACCTAAGACCCTCACTACACTTGAGAGCTAAACAGAATAGAACAGGAGATTTACTATGAGTAATCCAAACTATCCTTCTTCTACCGGCAACTCTTCAGGTGGTGGTCGTGGAAATACCCCTAAAGGTAAATAAGGTTTAACCCGCATCTGTAGCTCAGTGGAAGAGCAGTGGCCTTCTAAGCCATTGGTCGTAGGTTCAAATCCTACCAGATGTACTCTCTTTTGTGATAGAAAGAGAAAAAGAAGTATTACTTAAGCAGAGGCATCTTCGGGTGTCTCTGTTTTTTTTTGTGTGTATTCGGTGAGAGGGGGTTGCTTTCTATAAAAGAGTGTGAAATTATCACGCTCCCGAACACTTGCAGTTCAATCCGTAGATGCCCCTCCATCTGCGAGTTGGTGCACCCGTAAGTGTTCGGGGTTTACTAACCTATGCATGAGGAGCAAAGATGAAATCTTCTATATACACATTACTATTACTACTGGCCTTAACACCTGCTTTTTCTTGGGCTAAGATCCCTGACTGCAGTAATTTTAAACTTAAACCATTACCGCACGGAGCGGTTATCGGTAAGAGCGTTAACCAGAATAAGCGCGGGATGAAAAAGAAGTGGGCCAAAAAAGGAAAGATTAAAGAGATCCAACAGGGATCTGGCCAAGTACTTTTAACTGCAGAAATGAAAGAGGGGCGGCACGACCGCACCTTCGCCGGGTTCGGTGCCTTATCGAAAGACAATGTAACGTACGCAATGATCTGGATGTACAGTGACTCCTTCTTGTCTCGGGCAGGGGGATGGCAAAGTGCTGCGCTAGCGTTAGCTAAGAAAATCAACGCTAAATACGGCCGAAAGGCCGATGATTCATCAGCAGACGATAATGGCGGAATCAAAGTCACATGGAATGAGGGCGATGACGGAGTACGGCTAGTACTTAGCGCTAGTGCTAAAATGACATCATTATCTTTTGTGTGTGATGCGACTAAAGAGTACTTGGACGCACAGGCTCGAAAGAGTCTTGACGTCGGATTTTAATAAATGACTTCTCTACCAGAGGCAGTATCTAAATACTATGATATGAGGGATGTACATAGAGTTAAGTATATTTCTCCGGTAGACCGACACAGGCAACAAGTCCTAAGTATGTCTTCTAAGGATACAGTAAGTATATCTAAAGAAGCTAAAATATTGCTAGCAAATTCGGGCCTTTAGCTCAGTGGTTAGAGCACCCGGCTCATAACCGGGCGGTCCTGGGTTCAAGTCCCAGAGGGCCCATAGAATTCAATAAAAAGGATACTAAAATGGCGCAGCCTAAATACATCTACAAAGTTACTACTAATAGTGGATGGTCATACTGGTGGAGGATCTTTGATGATTACGAAAAAGATACACAAAACCACGTGGACAAACTAAACTCCCAAGGATGGGACTTGCACTCCTTTAGTTTACGTAATAGTATGCTACCTAACGCTTCTCTAGGAAGTATACTGATTAGATCCCTAATCAGTATTGTAACTTTAGGATTTTTATCTTATGGTTATGGGGGAGTATGGGTATTCCGAAAGGAACTCCAAGAATCTCTTAAATCTTTAGAAAAATAGAGCGCAGGTCTTCAGCTAACCCTCAGGTACTGCTTATCATGGAGGTTGTATGGATATGGATATTGAGTTAAGAAAGCTATGTACTAACCTAGCTATAGACTTATTACGTAAAGATAGAGATCACTATGTAGTAGATCTAGGTACCGTTATGGACTACGCAAAAACTTTTTACTTTTTATCAAAAAGTTTAGAGGCTTCAGATACCGATGTCAGGGACAAAAATCAAAAGGACTTTTTTCTGTATTAGTAGTCAAAGACATATTAGAACTAAATAAGGGGATAGGCGCCTCTTCTGTTAACAGTAGCTCTTGAGGTACTAAATTAGGTAAGTCTACTGAAAGATTTCCAACCTTAGCTAAAGCCTCTGATAGGGGTTCTACTCTAGGAGTATCTTCTTCTTCAAATAACAGATCTAGTAACTTCTTTATATTATTAAGCTCGTCCAAAGTCCTACTAGTAGCTACTAGGATAATACCACAAGTAGTGTCATTATCTGTAAACATAGGGCTTTTTGCTCCGGAATATGTTCCAAAAGTCCCACTACGTCTTTTAGGGACTATGTTAGAACTGGTAGCATAGTTATTAGTAGTCTCATCTTTTAGCTTAGATAAGTAGTCCTTATAGTTACCTACTACAGTCTCTACAGAAGAAGGAGACTCTTTAGCCACCTTAACTAAACCGTCTAAGGTTACATCCACTGTTTCTCTTTGTGGGTACTCAGTAAGTACTTCTGATAAGCTAGTAGGCTTAGTTTCTTCTGTGCTGAGATACTCTTCAAACATATTTAGAAAAGGAGAGGTACCTCCTTCTCCTGAAAACGCCATAACGGAAGCACCAATGCTTGTAGATATACTAGTTAAACTATCTAGTAACTTAATAAAAGAGTCAATCTGCGCTATAAGATCCTGAACCATATTTAGAAAATCTTTTAAGCCATTAAGTAAGTTAGTTAAAAAATCTAAAACGCTATCAGAGAAAGCATCTATATAGGTTTTAAAAAGATCTAAAAAATTTACCACTTCAGATAACGCATTGGGCAGTATGTTTATTGCAAACCCTGCGGAGTACCAGCTAGGAAATAAGCCCCCTCCGGGATTTAATAGGGGATTGCTTGAGGTGTAGCTAATATCAAAACTACCTCCCGAATTAGCAGGAAGAACCTTAGTCACCATTGGTCCAGATAGCATGGGATAATGTAAGGTAGTTTGGTTAGCGGTAACTGAGTATACGTCTACAGCTAGGAACGCTTTATACACTGGAATAGAGTAAGTGAGAGCTTCAAGCTCTACTACAGAGGTGTCTAGTTTTTTAATTAAATTAACTACTCTAGTAGTACTCGGCACACTTCTAGAAAATAACATAAAATTAGTATTTGTATTCCTAGTCTCTACATTAAGCTCATTAGCTACTCCTCCGGAACTATGTAAGAAAGTGTTTACATCCTTGGCTAAATCGCTAGCTAAAGGAATAGCTTTATCCGAGGTTAGCTCACTACGTATACTAAAATAGATTAAGCGAGCTGTAAAAGTGAAGGTAGTAGTAGGGGACGAGTAGTCGGTAGGAACTAAAGGCCTACATACTATAGATCTTTGTACGGGGCTTAGCGAAATGCTATCCGGAGTGCTAGATAGCCTACCCGATAACTCACTAACCTTATGCGCTTGTATAGTAGGCGTAGGGGGGAAGTTCTCAGGAGGAGGTAACAGTAAGGTAGTACCTGGTTTTAGTAAGCTGTTAAAAGAATTCCAACTTTCTAGAACAGTATGAGGCAAAGGGCTACCTATAAACACACCAAACCCACACCAAAAGCTATTAGCACTGAGTTCTGGTCTATTGCTATCTTCTTTATCACGTACCTTTTTACGTAGAGTAGATAGCAAGTAGGCACTTCCAAAAGAAGGTGAATTATTTGCTATTAAGGAATCTATGTTACTTCTTAAAGAAGTAGGTAAAAAAGCAGTAGTTCTAGTCAAACTATCTATCAAGGTATTTTTAGCTGTAATGCTACTAACGTAGGCTTTTTCTTGCGCAGTACTATTACTATAGGTTTTTAAATCTTCTGTGACTTTACCAAACATAGGAGGAATGTAGAGTGCCGATAAATTTATAGAAGGGTTAAATAAGGCTATTAATTTATCTATCAAGCTGGCTATGGATTGCAGAATAAGTTGAGTAGGCCCTTTAACTAAATCAGTGGATAGGGATATCACTATCTGTAATACCTCTATAGCGCCGCCTAGTACTACGTTAAAAACCTTTAAAGCATCTCGTATGCTAGTGAGCTCTTCGAAACTTTCGGCATTAACACCTGTAAATAGGTTGGCGGCGTTCCAGTAGTAAGAATCTTCAAGCTGCGGCTTAACTACCCCAGAACCTGCAGAATACACAGTACTGTAATCATTAGAGAACCCTAGCAAAGTATTGTTAACATCTGAGGTGGCTTTTATAAACTCGCCTAAATGCTTTTTTATAGGTGTAAAGGTAGTGGCAGGCATACTTTATGATCCTCGATCCTTCTTATTAAGAGCTTCTACATAAGTACTGATCTCTTTTTGAGCTTCGGCTATCTTCATCTTACCTAGCTTATCCAGGGCTTTTTGAAGTTCTTGTAAAGATTTTTTTAATTCTGACTTATTCATTATATACCTCCTAAATGTACTGAAGTAGGCCTACCTATTGTAGGAGCCGCCATTAGAGCTAAAGCAGTAGCCATTATACCTGTAAAAATAGGTACTGATATAAAAGACGTTATAGGAAAAGCCGCAGTAAGCCCTTTATTACCGGCTGCTAGTAGCGCGGGATAATGTATGGTCATCTGTGAAAAGTGTTTTAAAGGACCATCTACTATAGGAGGTACTGGAGGGGCGAAAGGACTAATAACGCCTTTAGGAGTGTCGGGAACGCCAGCATAACCACCAAGTATTACATTAGGGGAGTTTAGTACAATACCATAACTCCCTACACCCCCTGAACCACTCACACTAAGAGGTAGCGAAGCATCTAAAACTATAGATCCCGTAGAAAACCCCGACCCTACATTAGGGTTAGTTTTTATGTGTATATCACCTCCCGCCTCCGACTCCAGTGCTATACCCGGTTTTGTTATACTGCTATCATTAGGTATTTTTAATCCGGATTTTATCTCTATACCTCCTCGAGCTGCGTTAAGTAGCAGTGTCTGGTCTATCCCTGGCAGAGCATTCTCTCGTGTATCATTAGAGATAATACTTACCTTAGCACCATCGATACTAACGCCAGAATCCCCTTTTAACTTAGCTTGATTCCCGTGTAAATCTAGGGTCCCATAATCAGCTTTTATAGACACATTGCGAGTAGACTCTAAGTGGATATCTGTAGATAGTACCCTATGCAAGGTTTCCTCTTCACCTTCTCCCCAAGATTGCACCTTACCATCACTCTTTATAGTAACACTTTTACCTTCTAGAACTAACCGGCCCATACTATCTATACTTATACTGGACTTAGGCATTTTCAGCTCTAGAGGTTTATCTACAGAAGAGGTTATACTCATGGTAGGAGTAGAGCTCTCTTTGTAACTAGTTTTGTAAGATCCTCTATTAGATTTATTTCCTAAGAAAAAATCCATATCCATTCTAGGAGAGCTAGAACCTCCTGGGTCAGAAACCATAAAGGAAAACAAGGAATTATCGTGCTTTACGGTATTAGCAGAACTTCTAATACAAGAGTTGCCGTATTGATTATCTAGAACAATCTCAGCAGTACCTGATTTAGCCGAGTAACTAGAGTCTGTAAGAAGAACAGAGCTTGATCCTATCCTAGTTATAAGATCGCCCGGCAATATGTCGCTATCTAAGTTACCTTTATAATTAGCTACATCTTGATTAGCTATAGGATCTAAACTGGAAGGAGGCAGTCTTTCTGCGGATGTTTCTGGTAGGTACCCAAGTATAGTACCGTGCCCAGATACTGTAGATATAAACAGAACTTTAGTCTCCGCCTCTGGCAAGAAAAACCCAATAGAATCTTCTTTGGAAGAGTATACAGACTGTAGTATGTTGCACGTTATTGTATCTTTAGAAGAGCCTATAGCAGAGTCTTCTCTGACTTCGCATGTATAGGTGTTGGGGCTAGAGGTAACTACTACCCCGTGCTGTATGTTAAAAGATTGTTGTATAGGCAAGAGAACACCTCCTTATATTAGTTGTAAGAGTGTACTGCTCTCCTGCCTAGTTTGCAATATATTAACGCAAGGTACCTGTACCAAAGTCGGTGTAATCTCCTTCAGAAGAAGTCACGGTATTTCCACCCGACTCAGTTCTAAAGAAGTTAGCAGTGGCATCAGTAGCCGCCGTAATATCAATAGGTAGAATCCTGTCAGCTAGTCCAGTAACATTCTCCATAACTACATTTTGTCCGGAGGCTATACCTATATTGTAGCTCTGAATCATGCAGGATTCGACGTAAAAACTACCTAAATTACCTCCCGATTTATCTCTAAATAAGACGCATAGTCCAAAAGGTATCAAGAACAGTTCCGAATCTAAATTAAATACCCCATCAGTATAGGCTTGAGAAGAAGCCGGTTCTTCGGGATTAAACTTTGTCACGTTCTCATCATTAATTAGATTTTTGTACAGAGCCCTATTTAGATTGGGGCCTTTAGCAAAGAGACGTCCGATATTAAGTTGCACGTTAGGTTTACCTGCTAAGAAGTAACTTCTACCTGACCCGATAGCTTGCACCGGCTGCACTGCTCTTTGTTGTGCCACAGACATTTGCTGCATCATACCGATTGCAGTTAATTTATCGGTGCCTCCGCCATTATCATTAACGCTGGAATACCTAGCAGGCCCTACCAATACTAGCGTATCGTCGGGATGTGCACTAGTGTAGGCAGCATTATCCATAAATCTTTCAATGCAACTTCCTTGAGGGTTCCATTGACTTATACTTGTTACTTTATTTAACGCCATTGTTCAACTCCTTAGCTAGAGACTACGTCTATGGTAATCTTATTTAAAACCTTAGGAAGGGACACAGTAATTTGAGTTTCTACTGTACCATCATCACTGGCAGATTGTTTTACAAAATCTACAGTCCCGCTTATGAGAGGAGCTCCGATAGTAGATACTCTTCTAGAACGTAGATTAGCTATACCAGAATCTAGGCTGGCTTTAATAATACCTAAAGTACTTTGAACAATATTAACAGTGCCTGCGAAAGGATTAACAATATCTTTAAAGTACCTAGATACAAAGTCAAAATTAGCTAGCACAGACAACTCTGTGAATTCTTGTGTGCCGGCTTGAGTCCCATGGAAAGTATTTACTTGGTGAATACAGAAAGGAGACGAGCTACTAGTATTCTGTTGGAACACTAAATATCCTGCATCAGAAATCTGATCTAGTTGGCTATCTGTAAAACGATTCCAATTAGCGAGGTTAGTAACCCCTTGCAGACCTATAAAGTTTTTAGGCCTATGAATCTCTACTCTAGCCAGTAGTCCTGAGAATGCTGCCGTTAGGTAGTACCCAGGAGCCCCCGCCAGAGATACCCCTCCCTCAGCGGTAGTAGCTGTTACAGTACATTTTCCAGGGAAAGTGATAAATAACCGTTTAGAAGCTACTCCTGCAGAGTCTGCGCTAAGTAACTCTATTTGCCTATCAATCTTAGTAGACGCAAGCAAGCTTCTTGTTACGGTGTAGGCGTCTACTGCAGCGATATCCCCTGTAGGAGCACTATTAGTATCCCAAGTAATGGTTAGCTTAGAACTAGTTACTCCGGATACTGCTCCTGTATAGACTGTGCTTGCCTCTGTTAATGTAATAGTATCCCCTATCAAAACTGCAGATCCACTTCGTTTAAAAGAATTAACAGTATCAATGATAGAAGTAGTATTGTGGGTATAAGAACCGGAAGTACTGGGTGTTGTAGCACTTCCAATAAGGTATTCAACACTAGGAGCTCCTGGGCTAGTACCTAAGCATATTCTAAACTTACCTTTAGCAGGTAGGCTTAAACTATCCGCCGCATTAGCAAATTGTTTAGCAATGCTGAGATCTTGTGTTAAGGGTACCATAGCGTAAATATTAGAATTACGATTAAGAATACTTAGGGCTTGGGTAAAAGCAGCTTTTAAAGACCTAGGAGTAGTCGCACCTTCTTCAGGACTTAGGTCCAATCCTAAGACAGAAATAGAGCTATCACCCGAGTTTAACAAAGCTAGCTCAGCAGCAAGGCTAAGAGGGTTAGTACTAGAAGAAGCCCCAAGAACAGAGCTCCTGGTGTTAGCGTTTACAGAAACAGCACCTGTAGAGTATGTTGTATTTGCAACACTATAACTAGTGACTAAATCTGCTCTAACAATTTTCTTTGCTGCAGCTCCTGAGTAGCTGGGCGTAGCTACAAATTTGTCTCTATGAATAGTGAATTCGGCACCTGTGGCTGTCAAGGTAACAACAAGCGCGTCCGCTGCATCCGTAGTTTTACTTACTGGAGCATCAGCGTCTTCGATGGTATGGAGCAAGGCTCCTTTAGCACTGGCCTTATCCCCTACATCCACTGCGAAATTAGGTTCGGCATCGAATTCTACCCGAGCATAAGGGTCACTCCCCTCTGCAGAAAACCCTGTAATAGCGGCTTCAAAAACCTCTGGGTAATTTAAATCAAAGGATACGCCAGGAATAATATCAGCCAGAGCAGCAGTCGAATAGACACTAAAGCTTGAAGAGTTTTCCACCAACATAGCTCGAGAAACTGCATCAATGCCTCTTAGGTAAATAGCGCTCGCAGTTTTTCTAATAACCTTAAAAGTCCTGAAAGCAGTATTAACAGTGTCATACAGAAATACCGAGCCTCCGGGAGCTAGATCTCGCAAGAATTCATTAACTTCGGCAGAGTTTCCTGTACCTAGGATTCCTGTGGAAAAATCTACGCTGGAGTTTGTGGAGGCCACCAATTTATTAAAATGAGTGGATGCGGGCTGTAAAGCGATACTCATCTTACTTAGATCTCTATCTGCATACGCATCTAGAAGGTCGGGGTCCGCCAAAAGTATGCTACCTGATACAAAAGTAGCATCAACTGCGTTAGAATATCCTGCAGTAAGTTCGGCCTCAGCTACCACAACTTTTTTAAAGATGACTTCTAAATCACCTTCAATATCATAAGCATCATCTCCTAGATCAATATCCTGATTTATAACTGTTCCAGGCTCACTGACCGACACTGCCTGATGGTCTGCGAACTGGGCAGTTATATATAGGGAATTACCTGCAGGCACATCAGCTATGCGATCTACAGATTTTAAAATTTTGTTTTCAACATCCTTAACGTGTAAACCGACTAAACAAACCTGTTGCTGAGGATCGTTTATGGTTACAACAGGATTAAGTACGGACTGACGCACTTCTACCAATGGCCTAGGCATTGTCATTCTCCTAAATTATAAACATAGATGTATATAAGAATTATGCTTAGACTGGCTGTTTTTAACAAGTAGGCTATGTTTTTACAGAAGTAAATATTCTTTCTAATCTTACAGCCAGAGGGTCTATTTTCCAAGATAAGTCATAAGTAAACTCAGTAGTAACCCTAGTTATAAAAGTTCTATCATCCTTTTCCCAAGGTTGAGTAGCTCCTAAAGTAACAGGACTCATGTCTCTAAAACTCAGTACAGATCTAAAGACATCCTCACTCATTAATACATGGCTAGCCACTATATCTGCCAATGTCGTAGACTCTCCTCTATTTTGTGAGATACAGTCTATGGATATCTGACCACCTCCTAGACAATAAAAGTCTTTTACACCAGTAGTAACATCGTAGTTAGCCATGTTGTTAATGGCCAACTTAGAGAACACCATGCTAGACCTATCTAGGTATATTCCCGGACGAGCATCTTTTTGCTCATAAGAATCTACAGAGCCAGCTTCTATGAATACCCTGGTCTTATTAGAATCCTCTGAGTATTTCCATGGAAACTCTTTAAACCTTTGATTAGTAAACCTGTCCCTCACTACGTAAACAAAAGCACCTATGATATCAAGAGTAAATTTTTCACCTACATACTTATTAGTATTTTCGTACTGCGCCATCTGTTAACCTCACAGGGATAGAATACTCCACAGCTGTCCTAGCAAGCTCCGAGACTTGCAAGTCTTGGTGTACAGGAATGCCACTAGACTGTGTCTGTATTTTCTGTTTTACTAAGAACCGTCTATTAGTTTGTTGCTCCACAAGTATATCTTCTAGATCTATTAGGGGGTAATCCAGAGTTACAAATCCTAACATAGAGGATTCGCTAATACCTTGTGTACCAAACTGTTGACGTATGAGAGTAGGGTCTAACTTACCCCAAATACTAACAGGGTCATGGTAGCCACCTTCGTACCCAGTAGCATAACACTCCCCACAATTACTGAGTACTACGTCTTGGGTAAACTCATTATAACAAGTACTACATCTAGGCCCAAACCGTTTTCTTTTAAGTAAAACATAGATGCTACCGTTCAGTTTGCTTAGTGTTATATATAAGTCCCGCCTAGCTTTCCTAACAACTCTATATCTATGAGGCTGAGCATTAAACTCTACAGTTCTTGGGTCACTAAGAACTACCTCATCAGGTTTTACTTTAGAGGTAACTCGTAACCTGTACCAAAAGTTTTGACTAAGACCAAACTTAGCTAGCTCATAGTCCTGATAAAAGAACGTATCTGTAGGAAGGCCTTCTGCGACCACTTCAAAAGGTCCTTCGGGAGATCCCGCTCTAAGCAAATCTACCTTACCAGATTGAGAATTAGGATCGGAGATAGTCCACTGTACATGCATATACTCAGGGTATACGGGTAGAACTTTCTGTATAGTAGCGATAATCATCTTATGTATCTACTTTGCCCTACAGGAGAGCCCATTTGACCAAAAGAATTTAAATTATCCTGTATTTTAATGGCGGTAAGCATTTGTATAAACTCTTGCTGGTATTGGGCAGCTAAGGCTGCATAAGCCTGCTGCTTATTATCAATACCTACAGGCTGTATATTACCATCTTGATACATAGCTTCGTTTCTAAGTTGCCGTAAGCCTTCAGATTTGAGAAGGAAGCTACATACCCCCATAAGAAGTGTGTAGGCATTTGGAAAATTCGTAATAGTGTAATTAGTAGGGCGAGCAGTAACGTTACCCATAGAAAGCGTAAATGTAATAGCCCTCTTTATATCTGGGTCTGAAAACTCCACCCCATCTAATAATATGTTGTTATCTGGGAAATCTCGCATAAACTCTCGAACATCATCCGGTTTAATAACCCAAGCAGAGTATTCATCATTAATATTTACAGCGGTACCTTGAATAGCCATGAGGCCTCCCTAAAGTTGTATTTGTGTGTTATCAGGTCCATAAGCATATGGTTTAAATAAAACTACTACGTAAGTATTGCCTGCCTCTACAGGTAGAGAGTCCACCCACCTACCATAAGAGTCGGTTTTTGTTCTACCTACAGCGTTATCATAGACGCCAGAAGTATACTCAGATTGCTTAAATATATATACATCAGCACCTTCTATAAAAGCACCATTACCTGCTAAGTACTGAAGATTATCTGGCGAGGGGGTGTTGTGGTCTACCAGTACAGTAGTGAACAGGACGCCCCTCTGCTGCTTATTGTTAGAAACATGCACCCTAACAGGAGAACCTGCTTTATACTCCACACCCTCTTTTAGATTGTATACAGAAACTTCTAATACGGTATCTTCTATAGTAGCTAAACTCTTATTCAAGAGATACTGCGTACTACTTCCTGTAAAGCTATGCCTAAAGTTAGCTCTAACAGCTGCTAAAGCATCTAAAGGGTAGAAAACAGAAAAGCCACTCATATCACTTTTTAAGTAGGTACCTGTAAAAGCATCTTTTATATAAGCAAATATATTTAGACCTGCTGGAAGTGTAGCTTCTATATTGATAGCCCCGTCCTGCACTTCTCCTCCCGATATAACTAGACTAACCACGTCTATAGGCAAGGACTCTATATTAGAGTCTAAAAATCTGCTTTGAACAGTATAATTACCGTCTAAAAAATTAGTCACATCTATTTCTAAGCGGTACAGCCCCGTTTTAATCTCAGTGTAGCTTATTCTAAAGTGCGATCTAGTGTCTTGGTCATTAGTTAAATGTAATTGTTGATTTTCTACAAAAACACTATTAGTGTTATCGTACACTGCATTATCACTCTCTCTAGTAAGGAAAGCAAACGCAGTATTACCCGTGTCTCTGGCTAAGGAATGTGCTAGGGTACCCATAAATATTCTCCGGAGTAACTATGAACGATGATATCTTTGGCAAAGCCGCTCTACAAATTATAGCAGAATCTATCCCTACTACCTTAAGAGCAGGACCTATGATTACTAACTTACTAGACGCTACTATGCATTTAGTAGAAGAACCTAGTAACGTAGACCACCCCAATCACTACCGAGCTAGCTCGGGTGTGGAAGCAATAGAAGCAATAGAAGCTTGGGGTTTAAACTTCAACCTAGGAAACGTAGTTAAGTACGTATGTAGGGCCGGGTTAAAAGCAGGTACGCCTAAGGAAGATCTTGAAAAAGCAATTTGGTACTTGCAACGAGAACTCGCTAATATAAGCGATGCCAAGTAGCTCCGTCACTTATTACAGTAGCAGTGTCTCCAGGCTGTAAGGTAACCCCTGTAATTCCAAGTAAAGTACTAGCTTGGGCTCCTGAATTATGTATGACAAATTCTCTACCAGAGTGGTCACTGGCATCCGGCAAGGTAGCCACATAGTTATTTAAAAAAACTATATGATTAGAAGCACTAAGAATGTAGTTACTAGGCATAAGATACACTACTCTTCTTATACCTTTAGAAAATTGAGTATCCCCAACTCTGTTCAAGGTATACTTTCTAAAGTCCATACGCTTCCTAGCCATTTAGTAATACCTCTAACTCAGTAACTTTGTTATGAAGCTTAGCAATCTCCCTAACTAGAACCATAATAACATTCTCCGCATCCAAGTACCCCTCTTCACCCTCTTCTGCTAGAGCGTCTTCTAGAAAATTTTCCCCTACGAACCTTAGTCCTGAGGTATTTAAAACTTTCTTAATGTTACTGTTTGCAAGTAAACATCTAGAGGCCCTGGTAAAAGGTAAGTTGCGTTCTTTGGTACGTTTGTAGTTAAAAGGGTCTTTGTCAGCCATGTTAGCTCCAAGTTGTAGTAGGATTAAATACAGTAGGTGTAGGAACCTCTGAGTCTTGCTTAGCTATCTTCATAGAAGAGTTATCTATATTTACTATTAGCTTGAACTCAGTACCTGTACTTAATACCATCTTAGATGCAGAAGTGCTAGTATAATCCTCAGCTTCTACTCTAGTAAAGCTACTATTAGCAACCACCTTACTGGCATGTGTAACGTACATTTTACCAGAGTCAGGAGAAGCTACAGTAAGATTAACCCTACTATAAGCATGGCTTGCAGCTAGTTTAGTTTTATTGGAGGATTTATCATCAACTAACACGGTTACAACAGAGTTAACTACATCTACAAAACTAGGTATCATAGTAACTCCTTATAGAGTAAATGAGGCGCTTATAGTAATCATACCTGCCCCGCTAATAGTTAAACCTACAGTCGTATCCGCACTAGTACTTGTAGTAACTGTAGAAGTAGTAGAAGAGTTACTTGTAAACACTGCGTTACCACTAGTAATAACTAGTTTAACACTTTTAGCTACCCGAGCACTACTTGTGTTATAGGCATTAACCAAAACGTTCTTAGAAAGATTACTACCGGCATAGGTAATAGTGGCGTCCTCGAATTCGACCGTAGCAGCATTAGCCAGGCTACTAGAAACCACGTGTAGGTGGGTATTAAATGGTTTATGAGCAGTACCTCCATCATATACGGTAATATCACTCACATTTGCCATGTCACTATGATTATAGGCTACCCCAAATATACGGCCATCAGAATCCTTAGTCCCAGCTACGAAACTTCCTGATTCAGAAGCAGTCTCGGTAAAGCCACTACCTGCAAAAGACCACTGCTTCATAGCAGAGCCCTCAATAGAAAGTAGCGATGTATTATCTGAATCTAAACCTATTACAGCTAAAGCAGGAAAACTAGTACTTGAGTGATAAGTTAAGCTTGTAAAGTTTGTACTCGATATAGAAAAAGTAACTAAATTTCTTAAGGTAGCGGCAGTATTTGCACCCAAGTTATCTTGGCTACCGTAAGTGTAGCAGACACTAATATAGTAGTCAGATCCGTTTTTAGTAAGGATGCATCTATGTGTTGTTAGTAAGTTTTTAGGATCATCCTGTTGTCCATAAGTAATATAATCAGTCATAGACCCGCTACTAAAACTTACGCTACATACAGAAACAGTATAAGCATTAGTACTGGTATTCCACTTATGGGAAAGTAGACTCATCACTCCCGTACTGGCATTAAAGCCAGCAGAGTAAGCATACTTAAAAGCACCCTCGCCGCTTATAGGACTGGTCTCAAAGTGGCTAGGTGCTTGCAAGCTAAGATGATCAGACACTGCTTCTGTCGCGTTATCCGTATTACCTACAAAGCCCTCAGTACCTTTTAAATCAGCCAAGCTTGTAGCTGTCTGTGTTGCTGGGTTATAACTGGTAAAACGGTATCTACCTTTATGAGCTGATTTAACAGCGGTAGAGGGTTGTTTACTAGAACTATTAGAAGTGCCCCAATAGTCGTACTCATTCTCTACGATAGTTAGAAAATAAGCTGTGCCTGAGGCTATACTTACAAGAAAACTAGGCTGTGAATCTAAAAACCTACCATTACCCTCAAAAACACTTAAATCAACATGGGTAGGTGTACCTAAGGTTATGGAGCCGTCTACAGGCACCGTAGTATAAGCTACTTTGAATATATCTGTAGATTGGGTATGGTACGCATAACTAGACCTAAAACAATCACTGGTTAAATAAATAAATTTATTAGTAGTATCAACACCTATGGGTATATATAACCAAGCATGATTGGTAGAAGCGACTGTATCTCCTTGCTGATTGGTAATACCAGTTTTAATAACATAGTTAGTAGGGTTGGTAATATCAGAACCCTGTATCAGTGTTAGTGTAGAGTAACCACTTGCATTGTACTCTTGGTTATGTGTTGCTATATAGTGAACATTACCTCCGGAATCTGAAAATTTCAACAAACTCCCATTGTTCATCCTAGCTGTTTTATCTAAGTTTCTATCATACGAGAAGTTAGAATTACTTGCAAAATAAGTAGCACCTTGGTTGGACCCCGGAGACTCATCCCACCTAGTATTCTGACTGCAAAATACTACAGGCTTATCATAGAGCAAGGCTGTGGCCGTTGGGATATCTTTGTACCCTGCAAAAACATCTACCCCCCCTGCTAGTTTTTTATCAAACTGAGGTAGCAAAGTATCATAATCATAAGCCTCATCCTTAATAAATATTAAGTCTTCATTAGGAGATATAACCACAGCTGTACCTTTATGAGATAGCTCGTAATCAGCAGAGCCGCTTCTTTTTGCTTTTACTGTTTTTAAAAGAGCCATTTCTACTCCTCCTCTACTACGGTCCGAGATAAACTGATTGTTTGAAAATAAGCGTTGGCTTCGTTTAGGTCGGCAAAGCCGGGATTACCTAATTTAGTAGGATTACCGAGTGTCTTAAATATAATAGAACCATTTAGGCTAACTTCTAAGTTACCAGCATTTAAAGCTAGTGTGTAAGTCCCTCTACCGGGCACAGTTACTTGCATTATAGTTTATCCTTAATTGTGATAGGTGAATGAAAAAATTAAATCAGTACCCGCAGAACCTCCTGCTACAGAAGATACATCAACACTTAGTTTAGTATCCGCAGTTACAGTGGCTTCTGTAGAAAGGCTAACACTGGTAGTACCTGCAGAGAAAGTAGCTGCATAAACAATATCGCTAGCGTCTCCGTTCTTTATAAGATTTACCACCGTAGAACCAGAACCACTAGGAGCTACTTGTAGAGTAGCTTTGGCTGATTTAATATGCATAGCCTGCCTAGGGTAAAAAGGAGTTCCTCCGGAAGAAGTGGTTAGCGTGCCTGATACATAAACATGTCGTTCTAGTTTTGGAGTTATCTTAGCCATTATATTAGCTCCCATATAGAATCAGTAGTGTTAGCTATAAGAGTAATAGAGTCATGCTCTACATCTAAGGTGAAACTAGTCTCATCATTTATTAAGTCACTAGTGCTAGTCGCTCTGCTAACTACCACATTATTTGTACTACCTCGGACTCTAAAGAATATTCGTATAGTATCCCCATCACTGGCTCCAGATAAGGCAGGTAGTGTAACAGTAACGGCACCGGAGGCTGTAGTTATTGAATAGTGGTAATTAACCGCTGCCGAAAAGCTAGCGGATTTTCTAGAAAAGCTAATACTAGAGCCACCACCTCCGCCACTAACTGCTTGAAATACTACATTAGTACCGTTGCTAGTGAGTACGTGGCCGCTAGTGCCTACAGTACTAGGTATAGTGTAAGCTAATTCTGCACCATTATTGCTAGAATTACCTATCACTAATTTATTCTGTGTAACCTTTAATTGTTTAGGTTTTATCTGCATTTGTAGCTCCCTAAAATCTAAGCAGTTAGTATACTATCGTGTGTATGCTACTAAGTCTACTTCAATTTTAAGGAGCTAACTATAGAAACACTATAGAGACGAATAGATAAAGTCTACGATATCATCTGTTTCTAGAGAATAGACGCTAGATCCATTCCAGTACAGAGAATCTCCTGCAGCAATATCTCCCATAGCTCTAGCATTAGAACCGCTATCCCCACTAAAGTAGCAGGTCTTAGTTTTAACACCATCGCCTAGTTCGACAGCAACGCCATTAACTTCTACACGAACAATTTGGTCTGCATTAGGAGTGTTTGTGATGTCTAAACCAGTATCGGTATTGTCAGCAGTTACATTAGAAGATACAGTTTGGCCTAGATCATCTTTTTGGAAAGTGCCAGCTCTTACACCGCTCGAAGATAAATCAAGGCTAGACCCATTTAACTTAATTTTTAATGCACCTGAATTAGACTCTAAACCATCAGAAGCAATCCCGCCTACTATATTAGTTGCTAGAGTATTCCTAGTCATACGTTTAGCGATACCATCGTCATCTAAAACAAAAGACATGGTACTTAACCAATCAGTGGTAGCACCAAGCTCACTAGGGGCAAATTTTAACGCCCCTGAATCGTAAGCAATACCATACCCAGCAACCCCACTTTGTACCTTAGCAGCACCGTCCGAAGTAACCATTGATGTTCCGCCAATATACAAAGCGTTAATATCAATATCACCTAAGGTACCTGAGAATACTTCACTGCTGTTGGTAGCATCAGGTATAAATGAGAAGCGACCAGTACTATCATCAAACCCAAAGAAACCTGCCTTAGCAGCAGTGCCGTTATGCCATCGGAACTCAATACCACGGTCTTTATTATCATCGGAACTAGGAGCAGCATCTCCACCCAACGTAAAGATGGGATCATCTACAGTTACGGTAGTAGAATTAACTGTGGTAGTGGTACCGTTTACTGTGAGATTACCTGTTACAGTTAAAGCCCCACCTACAGAGACAGAGCTATTAAAAGAAGCTGCGCCCGCATCAGATCCATCTAAGGTCAGCATCGTAATGTCGGAACCGCCATCAGTTCCTTTAAATATAATATCGCTATCGCTAGCTTGCGCATCGATTGTAATATTACCAGAAGAAGTCGCTATAGTAACCGCAGCATCCCCTGTTGTGATATCATCAGCAGCACTACTGCCTCCTCCACCACCCAACCCATCGGTGAAGTTTGCTCGAGTCATCTTACGGAGCGCGGAAGCAGAGGCATCGTAAATAAGAATTAGATCGGCATCATTTACAGTAGCTTCTGCAGTCTGACCAGTAATTACATTAGCATTAACCATTGCGGTTTCGATAGCACCACTAGCAATAGTCAAAGCACCATTAGCAGCTAAAGTAGCATCGCCGCTTACTGTAACAGCAGCAAGAACACCGCTAGCTCCAGTTACTAGAATATCGCCAGCATCGGGGGTACTAGAAATACCGCTAAGTTTTGTAGTTAAAACACTAGCGTCCTTAATTTGTTTACCTTTAATAAAAGCCATAGCTTATCTCCTAAATAGAAATCCAGTTAGTACCAGTAGATACCAAAGTTATTTGAGTATTGTTGTTAGTCAAAAGAATACTAGCGCCATTAACACCCCCATCAACGCTCTGATCTGCTTGAGGAGTGGTAGTTAGGTTAGCATTATTTGTAAGTAGGCTCTTAGCAGTTATTTTAAAACCAGCGACACCTGCAGCGGTAGGGAGGGTTAAGGTTACCCCGACAGCGCCTGTAGCATAGTAAATTCTGTGCTGCTCTGTACCTGAGATATTAGCCACTGTAGTAGCACCAGTAATCTCAGTAACAGAGGGCCTAGTGAGCAAAGAGCTATTTATAGTAGTGACGGTACCACTAAGAGTAGTAACACTCTCAGCAGTAGCTAAGGGCTTAGCTCCATTACCATCCTCTTTATTAATAGTAATATCACCATTGCTATCCGTAGCTATAGTAGTGAAGACTTCCGCATTAGCAGTAGCGTCTCTTACCACCCTAATAGCGGGGGAGCTAACTCTATAGGTATAAGTACTAGCCCAGCGTAAACTGTGCCTTCCTAAGTTACCATCATTTTCCGATTGTGGGACTATATTAGGCGTAGCCATTATGAACTCCTAGGTATTATATCTTGACCGTTTCTCTGCCAGAAAGAGTCTGGGTGGAATTGTGAAGGATTGGGAGTAAGATCTATGTTTCTAGAGCGCAAAGGAGCTCGGCTAGCTTCACTAGCTATACCTAGGTCCACTACATCTTCGGCATCAATATACTTCCACTCTACGAAAGGAGGCGCATCATCAGGATCTAGGCTAGTATTAAAACTAGCAGTCCACATGCCACCCCTACCTACTAATTGGGCAGAAGGCACTAGGTCCGAAGTGCTACTAGTGTACTTCCATTGAGAGGTTTCGTCGAATACCACGCCGCCAGCGTTAATTATGGCTAACTGTTCCGGGGTTAATTCGCTTTGCTCTATTTCGATAATACGTATATTAGCCATAAGAAAGCTCCTTACGAGTCAGATTTTTTCTTTCTAGTACGCCTGCGTTTTGGCTTAGTCGCTTCTTCTTTTACATCTTCTTCGTCATCCCCAAAACCAAGCATGTCGCCTATGCCTTCTACCACGCTACCTACAGCGTCGCTAACTGCCTCAGTAATATCTTCTACTACATCAGCTACTGCGTCTTCTGCAGCATCGATAGCGTTATCTACGGCATTCTCAATAGTATCCTCTACTTTAGTAAGTACTGAATCTACTACTGCCCTAGCTGCGGTGGTATCTAAGAACGGATCTACTACATCTAGAGCCATGTCTACAAGATCATCTAGTTTCTCACGGCCTTCTTCTATTAAGTTATCGGTAACTACTTCTACTGATCCACCAATAGTAGTAACCGCTATGCGGCCACGGCTCATTTGATGTCGAACACTTTTATGAGTAAGCATTGATGTAGGTACGGATACGGATTGACCTTTTTTAAGTCTCAGGCCACCAGGTAATTTAAAGCTGCCACCAGCTCTAACATTAGTTAGTTTAATTTTTTGCATTAGTTTCTCCAATAAAAAACCTCGAATACTTCTTAACAAAGTATACGAGGCTTTTAAGGTGAGACCAAGGTCCTACCGGTGGAGACTATTACTATCTACTATTAAGCGCCTACGCTCTTAAATCCAGAAAGTTTAATAACACCTTTAGTGTTACCAATACCAATTCCAGGAGAAGAGTAAGACCAGAACTCAATCATATCAGCTTCTTGCTTAATGAATAGAGTAGCGTCTTGTAGAAGGAAGAAGTTACCGAGGTAGTTCTCAGGAGCAAACAAGTAGATTACGTTATCAGGAATAATGTCATTCTTGATAGTAGTAATTACAGGTACACCAAAGAGCTTATCTTCGCCTTCAAGACCGTTGTCATAGTGACGAGAAACAATGTCGTTACCAACATCGTTATAGTCAAATTTAAGAGCTTCCATGAAGGTAGTCTTGCTCATAAGCATTTTACCGATAGGAAGTTTCTTAGCAGTCATAGCTTGGAACAACTGTGCGATAAGTTCTTTGCTAAGAGGTGCTTGTGCTCCAAGATCGAACTTAGAACCACTAATTTCAGTAGCTCCTCCAGCATCACGTTCTGCAGCCCTAGCCACAAAGTTGTTACCATTGAGAAGTTGTTCTCCAGTAAACTGAGTTGCTCCTAGATTACCAGTTAGATTTGCACCTACTGCTGAATCTGCAAGAGGTAAGAACTCTACTCCGCCAAAAGAGGTTACATTATCACCATCAATAGAAGCAGCTCCGTCACTGGAGCGTTTATCTAAAGTAGATCCTGCATCATCTAAAGCAGCTTCAATAGTTTCAATGAACTTTTGATCTTCTACGTCAGCCATATCTTTAACTGAGTTGTCAGTTAAGATTTTGCGGATGTCGTTTTGGTAAGTAAGAAGTTCGAACTTGCTCTTCATGAAATGTTGTGATTCAACTTTTCCGAAGAATACTGAGTAACGAGGTCCACGGAAGAAAGTACGTTGTCCAGATCCTTTGAAAGTTACGAAAGTAGCTGTTGAATCAGGCTCTTTTTCGATGATTTTCTTAGGTTGATCTGTGTGCTCGTCACGATCGATCTCGTCTGGGCTAAGCTCAATAGGTTGCAAGATTTCTCGTGCAAAGCTTTCTTGGCGTAGCTTTGATCTAATGAACCGACTACCTTCGTCAGCTGCTTCTTTTACTCGTCCTTCGTCCAATTTACGGACAAAGCTTTGATTAATAAACTGCGCACTTAGGCGCTCACGCTCTGTATTCATGTGTTTTCTCCTTAGTGCGAGTTATTAGTGTACGTATACGTCAATAGTATTATCTGCAGAATTTACAGCCATAACAGTAGCAACAATTCCAGATCTATTAGTAATTTCAGTAGTATTAACATCATTAGCAACTTCACCACTGGCTGGGAAACCTACGGTTGCTACGTACTCTGAAAGCTGGTTAGAAACAACTTTTAGCTGATCGCCTACTGTAAAAGTACTAGCTGCGGCTGCTAAACATACAACGGTGTTTCCATCTGCATCTTTGTAGTTTTGAGGTACTCTAACCATGTATCCACCGCCGAGAAGGCAGGTAACTCTATGAGAGAACCTAGAAGAGTAGTCATCAGCGCCTTCAATAACAAGATAGCACTTAGTATCAAACGCACTAGAAGCAGCAGCGTCGTCAGTTTTCATAGTACCATCATTAGTGCTAGCTAGTTTTACCCAGGTACCTGCGGCATGTGGGTGAGTCCATCCGGATTGGTTTCCAGAAGCCCCGATAATAAAATCTTCTTGTACAGCAGACCCATTAGGCCAGCCTCTTAGAATATCAAATTTAGATGTTAAAGCAACCATGGCTTTTTCTCCTATAAATTATTTGTTTAACTTAAAATCCAATTAGCAAAATCACGATCAGCTCTATTAGAAGAACTAACCTTACCGTCTAGACCAGCAGTCTTGACAGTGCCAGAAGCACCCATGCTAGGAGCTTCAGCTCCAGCCAAGCCACTAAGCATAGTTAAGACAGATTCGTCTACACCAGCTAGTTTGCTTTGAAGATCTTCTGGATCATCTCCAGTAATAAAGCTTAGCTTTTCAACTACCGGAGTTAGTTGCTCTTTACGCTTAGCTTCTTTAATAGTACTTAGCTCTTGCTCTAATTCAGATTTCTCTTCAGCAATAGCGTCAAGTACATCAGCTACTTTCATTAAAAAGTGATTACTCATAATATTAATCCTCTAACTTTCGTCTAAGTAATTCTAGACCTGTGGCTGCAACAACCAAGTTAGCGGTCTTCTCTCGCTTAGTGGCTTCGAGATCCTGAGCATATTTACGAAGTTGTTGAGCAACTACTTTAATTTTTTTAGTATCCATTCTACTCTCCTATAAAATCAAGTATGTCTTGATAGGTAGGCTCAGTAGAAACTTCTCGCAAGACAGAAGCGACTTTAGTAAGCGACTTAGCTACATCGCCATTCAGTGCCTCAATCCGCTCATCTACGCTAGCAACTTTTTCAATAGGCTCATTATGGGCTTCTTCTATAATGTTAGCTAGAGCTTGTTCAAATTTTGATGTAGCCATTTCTACCTCTATCCAATATCTTCTAGTTTAAGGGAACGAATATCGTCTGCGCTAAAGCCCACGGTACTTAATCCTGCCTCGCTAGGATTGCTCAGTGCTTTTAGCAAGTAAGGTACAGTAGCTCCTAAGCCCGCGCCAGCTAAAGCGTAATTTAGATGCTTTCTTTTTTCATCAGATTTACCTGATTTCTTGCCCGCCATGTAAGCTAAAGGAGCCCCTACTGCAGTAGCTAATGCTATATCGGAAAGAATGCTAGAAGTAGAAGCGGTCTTATTAGAAGCATAGTCTAAAGAAACCTCTATTCCATCCGTAGTAGAAGTAGCCGATATCTTACTTAGTAAAAGTTCGTATTGTTTTTGAGCAGACATTTATAGTTATCCCAGATTAGATAAGATATTAATTGCGTGAGAGTATCCTGTTTCTGCTCTAGATTCTGCAGCTACCTTAATCATTTGTTTAGCTTCTTGATAACCTGCTGTAATAGCTTCAGAGGCTATTTTTTCCATAGCAGCTTCTTCTTCAGCTTGAGTATGGCCAGCAGTTTTTTCAGAAACATTTTGATAGCCAGTAGCGAAGGCTTCATTAGCAAGACCTTGTAACTGGTTAGTCGTCTCTCGGTAACCCAGTTCCATAGCTTGTTTTAATAACACTTCGTCCACGTCCACAGCGCCGCCAAAACTAGCTACTTTGACCCCATTAGCATCATGTTCAGTCATTCTAGCTAAGAACCCATCGCAGACCGCTGCTCCGTACATCTCAGCTTCTTTTACTAAAGCTAATTGCTCGGCATCCGCTAGTCGTTGGGCTATCTTTATTAGATCTTCAGAAGGTTCAGATGCCTGAGCTACGCTCGCTGTTTTGTCCATAGAAAGCGCCTCTTCCAAAGCTCTATCAAGCTTGTTAGAGTGAGACTCGGATACGTGAGCTACCTTTTCAGTAGTAGCAGTATCGTTAGAAAGGGCGTCTAAAATTGAGGATAATTCCATTTCAGTACTCCATTAGGGTGTAATTAGATTTCATAATAAATAGTAATAAACATAAAGCCCGTAACCAATAATTAAATATGGTTTAAGGCCAATACTGTTAGGGCGGTCCAAGGACGAGACTTACTATCTCTAAGCCCTTCTGTGTCTTGAGACCTAATAGAAGCTAGCTTAGTATATGAAGGGTTGTCAATAGTATCCAGTATAGTAGATATATACACAGCATAACTAATGCTGGCCACTTTATCTAATTCTGGCACAGCAACAGAGCTTCTTGGTAATATGGTGGAGCTAGAACACAGATTCTCGCTAGAGTTTTTTAAAAATTGAGTAGGTCTAGATAGTAACCAAGCCTCGTCTAAGGATCTAAGCGGTATATATTTAGCAACTTTATCTTGAACCTCAGGATCAATAACTTCGGAACCCGTGGGTGCTATATCACTGTATATCAAATCTTCTGCCAAGTCTGGGTATTTAGCCACCATGCTAAATATATCTGATTGTAAGGAGATAAGATTTGATGCTAGACCTTCAGGAGCTTTTTTACCCACAGCCTTCAAATATACCAAGTCTAAAAATTCCGGGGTAGCTAGAAATATCCCCATATCACTTAAACTAGAAAGTACTTTAGGTAGGTTTTTCTTACTCAAGTAATCTTTATCTTCATCGTTCAATTCTATAAAAGAATTTTTAAGTTTCGGAACCACTGATTTAAGCCACTGCTTATTCAAGTAGCTAGAAGGATTACTATCTTCCTTGTTGGAAGTCATACCGATACCTACGCCACTAACCATTTTTTCTATCTCAGCAGCCTTGTCTAAGTACTTAGACAAGGTTACTCTAGCGGCTAGTTTCTCCGCTAACCACGCAGAACTAGCTCCCAACTCTCTTGAGTTAGCCACTTTTTTTAGCATATAACCGGTTTTATCTGCCGGCCGCCATACTATAGATATATCGAAAAAATTAGGCTTAGGGTTGTACGCAGCCACTACCCTTCCATCTGGGTAGATTTTATTGAGTTCATTTTTTAGGTGTTTACAGTACTGCGCACGAGTAGGTGCTTTGTTACCGCATATACTACAAACATCATACTTAATCTTACACCCCATTGATACGGCTACACTGTTACCGGAATTAATCTTAGTAACTATGTCTGGAGCTTTACCATTATCTATCTCTAAGACTAGCTCTACCCTATGCATATCATCGTTGTAAAAACTTTTAATCACTTTACCAAAGCTTTTAGCAGGGTCCTTGTTGACGTGAGACTTAAAAACATGAGCGTTGGTTTCAAAAGTGTGGTGATGCTCTTTCAACTCTTTTTCTTCAAAAGCATCTCCGTTCCTATTAGGCCCATAAAACTCACTAGCGCCCATAGCTAAAACTAGTATATAAGTCTTACCTGTTACGGGAGTAACCCTAGTAGCCCAGTCAGACGCAACAGAAGCAGTTTTGCTATTGAAGTCTATAAGTTGAACAGTAGGTTCGAGCCCATTAGACCCTCTAAAATAGTCATCTACTTCTAGTATTTTATTTAAACTCACGCCCTTACCTCACTAAAAGATCTGAAATGATGTTAGCTATGTGCTCTGAATTAATATGGGCTAACTTAGAGTAGCTGCCTACTTTCTGCTCTTCGGCCGTACCGATAACCTCTTTAGCTAATAAAGCATCTTGTAACTCTTTAGCTTTCTCTAAATCATCTATTTTATGTTTATTACGCATAGCTAATATAGCCCCAACGGTTGCTGCGGCCAATCCTGGAATCGCATACATTTTAGAATCCATCTCGTCACTAGCTTTGTTTATAGCGTAATTAGCTGTCAATCCTAGAGGAACTGCCGCCATTGCTCCATAGCCTAAGGCTCGCATAGGTGAAATAGATTGAGATTCCTTTGTTACAGGTTTTACCTCATCCTCTTCCTTACTTGGGCTGTACTTTTTTAAAGAGTTTTTCAAGTTATTAGATTTTAAAGAATCTAGTAGCATAGACCCTACTTTAACAACTTCTACTACTAGCCTCTCAGATACCTCTTTCTTAGTACTAGCTATAGAAGCTTTTTTAAGCAGGGTAGATGCGTCTTCTTGCTCTTGTAGCCACTGCATATTCTCATGAGACAGCTTAACTATTTCCGGTAAAAAAGCTTTTACTATAGGGAGCATAAGATTACCCCTCGAACGAAGTAAGAGAATTTATGCCATTGGCGATAGCTTTATTAACATGTCTCTGATAATAAGCTTTTTTACCTAGGTGGGCAACTGCAGTATCTAACCCGAAATCTACAGTGCCTGCTCTCAAAGATGCTAGTTTGTGTAGGTTATTTGACTCTAGTAGTTTAAAAACTTCTGTAGGCATTTTATTTATTATTTGATTATTTAAATCATTCATGACGCATCTAATCCTCTCCCGCCTAAGCGAGCTTCTGCTTTAGCTAACTCACCTAGTAATACAGGGTCTATTCCCCCTTCGTGAGCTAATCCTTGTCGTAGGAAACTTCTTACGGCTTCCCTGTGTTTTGTCATTCTTGGGGCTATATCTACCATAGTATTAAATAAGTTAGCTACCTGATTAGGATCTGCCACACTAATCATATCGTCTGAATCTAGCAAGGCTTTCAAAGTAGCTTGCTGTTGGGGTTTGTTAATAGTTTTTTTATAAGCTTTGCTTAAGTTCTCTGCGTAGGAATTAATAGTAGAGTTTGCCAGCTCACCTACATTCTTAGTGAGGCTATTAGCTAACAACTCATCGTATTTAATACGATCCATTACTCCGCCCACTCCAGGATTAAAAAATCGATCCACTTTATAAGAGGCTGTTTCTGTAGGCCTAGCGGAAATACCTTTAGAACCTCCGCCTACAACATTGCCTGCCAGACCACCTAAAGTAAGTCCTGTAGCTAAAGTTAAAAAAGGCTTTTCTTTAGTGGCTTTAACAACCGCTCTAGCTAAATCATCCCCAAAAGCTACTTTTTCAAAAATATCTGCTGATTCTACAGCAGCTTTTTTAGCACTGTTCATAAGTTACCTACTCTTATTAAGATACGTTAATGAAGTTTCGTAAGATGTTAACGATTCAGTTATATCTACTACTTTTGATATTTTAGTAAGTGCGTCAGAATTACTTGTGTCAACCACATGCCTATCCGCTAGGAAAAATCTTTCTCCATCACTTAAGGAACGGGCTAACTTAGGCATTCCTAGCCTATTTCTAACCATCTGCAACCCAGGTATAGCTTTATTCCCATGTATGCTAAGAGCATCGAGCTCAAAAGAAGCATACTTTTTACTATTGTAAATACCTCTGAAATCAATATGCAACTCATCCGCTAGATCCTGGGCATTATAATTACAACTAGCAATTTTAGTTAGCAAAGATTCTTTAGCTTGGTGCCTACTATACTCGTTCAAATAGTATTCTTTATCGCTGGTTAAAAAGAACCCTTCGTTACTTTCTTGGTAGGAAGCAACTTTGGTTTCGGGAGTGCTTGTAAACTCATTTTTAATATCTTCGCTTAAATCTACCGAAGGGTCCGCACTTATAGTTATAGTTATTTTTTGAGAAGTAGAGTCGCCTGAACCACTGCCTAGAGACTCTTCGATTACTTTAGAAGGATCGGCTACCTTAAACTCTACCATCCTATCAGAACCTGTTTTAGAGTTAAACTGCTCTAAGAATGCTGAGGTATTAGCAGATTCCACCAACCTCTTTATTTGTTCTGGGTTCATAGAGTTCTCCGAAGCCAGTTTTACTACGCTATCGTGTAAAGTGGATCCAGAGTTGAATGCATCGACAGCTCTTGATGCCATAGTGTCTATATCATGTCTCGAGAAAGAAGGCATTCTTACCCCTTTATTTCATCTGAAAAATCTTCTATAGATACAGTAGTATCTGCTTTTACTAACTTTAATCTTAGTGTTTCAATATCGCTATCACCACTAGAGGATAGATTCTTAGTCATCTCCATAGTTTTAAGTACTGAGGGTATCCAACTTCTAGATTCTTTACACCTAGAATCTTGTATAGAAAACCCCTTATGCTCTCTTGAACGCCAGTAGCCATCTTTTAAAATACCGTAAGCTAGTTTATCTAAATTAGGGTTAGCAGAGGTGTTTAAATCTAAGGACATCTTCCACAATATATACTCATAACCCAAAGAAAAACTAGCCCGCATAAGTGCTTTATAGTTAACTTCTATAGAAGTATGTTCAGGTAACATATCTATAAACTCTTTTAAAACTAGTCTATTAGGGAATACAGACTTATCAAAAAATATCTTAGAATAAGCTACTAGCACCTCTTCAGAGGCCCCTACAGAAATAGCTAAGTCACTAAGAGGGGCGTCGCTTATCATGAGGCTATTCATAATAGTTCTAGATTGAGGTAAGTAGTATAGTAAATACGCCTCTTGCACACTAGTGGAAACAACCTCGCCCCCAACTAAGTTACAAGCCTCTTGTAAGTAAGAGTCCTCTAGCCCTTCAGTGCAAGACTCTTTCAAGGACATTTCTAATCTCCAAGAAGGGCTTCTAAGAACCTTAGGTTTGGGTAGGGCCTTGCCCATAATGTACCTCCTAGTAGCCTACATGACTTGAGGAAGAGAATCCATTCTCTTCTGGTTGTATGTAGAAAGTATAATGTCCCCTAACCCGCCCAGTACTTTTCGCATATTTGTCTCTAGTTGGAAAAAATCTTCCTCACCCATCTGCTCTTTAAGTTCAGAATTTCGTAATTGCAAAGTAACCAGGATCTTAGCAATACTGTCCATAGCAGACTCTATATTAGGTAGCTCAGTAGCTAAAGACTCGTTGAAAGGATCTTCTTGTAATAACGAACCAGCTACTGCCGAATCAAAGGCTTCTTGACTCCCGGTGCCCATAGCAGCCTCCATGGTTTGGGTAGTTTCAGGAGGCATACCACCTGGAGGAGGGGGAGGAGGCATCATGTTAGGACCCATACCTGGAGGAGGCATCATGTTAGGATCCATACCTGGAGGAGGAGGAGGAGGAGGAGTAGAAGGGTCTGGTCCAAAAATACTAGCCAATTTATTTATATGGATAGGGTCTACTAAGTACATCCTAGTAGCCCCCGCTTCTTTAATACGCTCTAAACTCTTTCTGAGAGAGTCTACATTTATATTGTAAGAAGCGGCTTTAGTTAAAAGATCTTTCTTAGTGTCGTAGTTACTACCATTAAGTACCCAGTAGTTACCTGATCTGACAAAAGATACCTTAATCACATCGTCCGATAGGTTAGTTAATTTTTTCTCAACTAACGAAGAAAGCTCTTCCGGAGTAGTTATTAGATTATCTAAGGTGCTTGTTTTAGTTCCTTTAAAGGCAACGTACTTAGAAGGTATATACAAGACGCCTTCCACCCGTTTAGGGATACTTACACCTTTGGAGCTAGTTATTATAACTTTAGTCCCACCTGAAAACGCGGTATACCCAGATACATTCTTAGTTACCTTAGTTAGAGGCTCTTCTAGTACGACTGCATTAGTAACACCCACCCCATTAACACCTACAAATAAGTTTGCACCATTCTGAGGAGGTGATTTCCTAAGAATGGCCTTAGATAATTTAGAACCTTCGGGTAGAGGGAGATTATCCGAGATAGCCAATAGATCCCCTCTATGCAAGGTGTACCTACCTGTAGGCCTTAATATTAGGTAACTACTTTTGTTAGACCCCATCTCGGAAGAACCCGCTTCTAGAGATACCTGCGTAAATGGCTTAGGGATAATAACAACTTTTTCTTGTTTACCTGAAGAAGTCATCAAAGAGTATAGTCCCGGATACTTGGGTTCGCTCAAGCCAGTCTCTTGGTCTTTGGATATGCTTAAAGTAGACGTAGTATCTACCGCTACTTTAGCTCTAGGTCTAAGATCTCTAGTAACAACTCCTTCATGCAAAGCCATAGAGTACGCTTCTTTTATAGCAGACCCAAAACCATCCTCAAAACTAGAAAAAGAATCTTCAGGGCCCAGTACTACAACGGTAGAAGAGGCCTCGGCCTCTTTTTTAATAGAAGGCTGTAGCGCTGTAATAATCCTACTACCATGGTATTTTACAGCTGTTTTTAGTAGGTTAGGGGAGCTTTTAAAAGCACTGGCTAATTTTGTTTTGGCCGAATCGCTGGCTGAATCTATGATAAAAGGTAAAGAACTTCGATCATAAGAAGCATATACGAACCTACCTGTACTAGGAGGTAATGTTAAAGCTCTAACATCCATATCAGAACTAAGAGTTTTAGGGGCTTTAGCGGACTTACCTAAGTAGTTTTCCGAAGGATTTTTAAGCTCTTCCATCCAGTTATTTTTAAGAGGTAAGTAAGTTTTACTTTTATCGGAGTAAATTACTTCTGGAGTTAGTACTTTACCGTCGTTCATTACTATAGGAATACTAGCCGTATTCTGACCTACCTTGGCTTTAAATACACCCACCCCTCTACGCTTATCTAGGTCTACTTCTAACACCTTAAAACTAAGTATATTGGGTGCTATAGTAGGCATTTTACCTTCAAGCATAGCGTAAGATAGTTCTGAAAATAGTTGTTTAAGCTGAGATTCCTCAGGAGAAGACGCTCCTTGTTGCTCCCCAGACAGCATAGTCTTTGGAGAGATTGCGGATAGTTTAATCATTGGTACTGGCTCCAAGTAGTTGTTTAGTTAATAAATAGGTTGCGGGTGCCGTTAGGTCATGGCTTAGATGACTAATTAACCCAGGTAACAAAGATATACCTGTGGTAATTTTATTAGGACTATGCTTAGCGGCTAAAGCAGTAGCTTTAAGCTCTTCGAATAAGTTAGGCATAGTAACAGCAGTGCTGGCTATAGTAGCATAGTTAAGAAGTCGCATCTTCTTATCTTTAGCCATGGTTGGGCTTAATGCAGCAAACCCTGCTAAAGGAAAGGAGGCAGCGTTGCTGAGGCTAGTAAGTTTCTTAGTGCTTTTTAAAAGACTCCTATAAAACTTAGAGGAGTTAGCTAAGGATATAGCATGCCCCAACTCATGGGCTAATACATCCGGAGACTTATGTCCAATGCCTACTTGATTATTTTTAAAATCAAAAAAACTAACCCCTGGTTTAGACTTACCCACACGTAAATTTTTTATATGAGGGTTTACTTCTGTCATAGATTTAGCAATAAGTTTAATCTTATTAGCTTGCTCTTTATCTAATCCTAAAGCTAGTCTTATCCTTTCCGAGCCAGATAAGGTCGCTAGATCTTTTATTTTCATAGTTACTATCTCAACAGATTAAAGTATATTCTGTTAAGTATAGTACACTACATGGGGGGCATACCACCTGGAGGAGGAGGAGGCATACCACCTGGAGGAGGAGGAGGAGGGGGCATACCGCCTGGAGGAGGAGGAGGGGGCATACCGCCTGGAGGAGGAGGTGCTCCAGCTCCCTGAGGTGCGCCACCCATTTGCGCCTGGTATTGTTCAAACAAAATACTTAGTACCTCTAGTATCTTCATCATAGATTCTAGATCTTGCGGGCCTATGGCCTGGCCTACCATCTGAGCTTCTTGAGGGGTAGCTTGAGCAGCTATCTCGGCTCCTTGGGCTACCTTTTCTAAAGGTATAGAAGGTAGAAGACCGCTATTAGTAAAAGCTTGAGACATACCTGCGATGTAAGCAGTTCGTAAGTCCATATCTTAGTACCTCAACCCTAGCTGTCTTAAAATATAAGAAGCTTCTTTTTCAGCATCATCATCGTCCTTCTCCTTCTTAGCTATAGCCTCTCTAAGCTCTGGAGGTAACTTTTTTTGTTTATCTTCTTTCTCTTTCTCTTCTTTAGTGTCGGCATCGTCCCGCTCTTCTTCAGAATCATCCATAGCCCATTTAATTCGTTGGATATATTGGGCTCTTTCAGGTTGAGTCATCCCTATCATAGTTCTAAGAGCTGCTAGTTTATCAGTCTCAGTTAGCTCTGAAGGTAAGAAAGGTCCCACTTCTTCAGCTGTTTTATATAGCAAGTAGTTGTAGGCAGCACTCTTGGTTTTAGAATCATTTTCATGATCTAATTTGTTAGCTGGGGTATCCTCATCATGTGCGAGCATCTCTGCATTTCCAGGAGTCGAATTGGATTTGCCTGTAGAATTACCTACTGTAGCGTTAACCGCGTAGTTTTCAGCTCGACCGTCGTCTTGTTTATCTTCTTGACTAAGAAGTTCTCCAGCATCTCCACCTAAGGCAGCAGTACCCCCTAGCTTACGTAAAATTGCGGCTGCAGTTTTAGCGTCTAGGTCGTTTTTCTTTTTCCCCGCCACTTGAGGAGTAATGCCTTCACGTAAAGATTGCATAGAAGCAGTGCTTGGGGTAGCATTATAGTCTCCTACCAAGGGACCATTCTTACCATTCATATGGTAAGCACCAGGAGCTCTAGAATCTTGCTCAAAATCGCCGGGATTTACAGGTTTAGGGTTGGCTACGCCTCCTTGGAAGTGGCCTGCAGCAGCTTGTTTCAAGTAGGAAACTACGGCTCTAGCATTCTTCTCGTCTTCATCCATAGCCTCTTCTAGCTCATCTTTATTTTCCATAAGCATGGCTTCTTCTTCTGGACTCAGCTCGTCTTCGGCCTGAGCTGCCATGGAAGCTAAGGCCTGCGCTAACTCATCATCATTAACATCTTCAGCAGCGTCATCTTCAAGAGCCATTGCTGCTAGCTTAACAGCTAGATCCGCTCTATATTCGTTAGGGTAAGGCTCGATAGCTCCTGAGGATACGAGAGCATTTTGAGCACCACGCACGTAAGCAAATTTTAGTATAGACATGATTTCTCCAATACTAGGTTTAACATATTTGTTTCATGGTTAAGTATATTGTGACGGAACAGCTTCGTCTAGTATATAATTACTGGGAATTTTTTTAAGAGCAACATTAATATTTTTTAAGTCCGTATTAGTCGGGTCAAACATTTCTCCTATAGACTTTCCTAGCCTACCTCCCAATTCTCCGGTTATAGAGCCACCTATAAGGCCTAGAGGCCCTCCTATAGCGAAACCCGCTCCGGAACCCAGAGCTTTTAATATGCCGGAGTACCCCCCATCTTCTTCGTGATCGGGCCTTAGCATAGCGGCTCTAGCATCTAGTACGGGCATACCTAAACTAAAAATAGGGTTGAGGCTTTCCAAGGCGCCCATACCTAAGGCTTTACCGTAAGCAGAAGTTCTGCTTATAGCTTTACCCGTATCTGGATTCACTATTTCCTTAGCCCCTTTTGAGCTAGCTATGTTTCTAACAAGCTGCTTAAATTTAGGATCTAGGGCAGCATCGCCTAAGATAGCTCCTCCTGGGCCTAGTAAGCCGCCTTGCTGAACTCTTGCTTTGATAACATCAAGCCCGCCCTTACGACCTATTAGAGTATCCATTAAGAATCCTCGGGAATTAGCAGAGGTTTCTAAGGCTCTTCCGGAGGAGGTTATTAACCGTCGCAGGTTAGATTCTACTTTAGGGGATAGTTTTTCTGTGCCGATTAAGAACTTGCTTACCAGTTTAGTTAGGTTGGGAGGTAACTTCATTAGTATCTACCTTTCGCATCTCTTCTAAGCTCACTACCTACAGCTAGAGCGGGTACGGGGTTATGGCTGTGCAAATCCGACTTTTCTCCAAAAGTCGCGGCGTTTATAAGGGTTTGTTTTTGGTATCTGTAACCTAGACGTTGCATCCAATTAGGGTTTAGTAAGGGTGTTCTGGTAGCGGCGGCCATTATAGGTGTGATTTTTATATTAGAATCAACAGCATAGACGGTACCTACGCCCTCTTTTCCTAACTCATCCCTAACTACGGAAGTTATTTTAGTGCCCGGTAGGTGAGCTCCTACAGACTTAGTTAGCACTTTGCCTACACTTTGGTTTAAAGGTACTGCCTGCCCTTTATCTTTAAATGAACTCCTAATTTTAGAAATGGATACTATATCGTTTGGTAAGAATTCTTTGGAGCCTCCATCTATTCGTACATAGTTTAATTGAGACTTAGCTAATAACTCCAAGTGTCTAGGATCAACTTCTTTACCTGACTCAGAGTAAACCTTTCTAAGAGATTTCATTAAGTAATCTCTACCAGCACCCAGACCTTTATATTTAATAACATCATCCGGAGCGGGTATACCTGAAGCTAACACATCTCCCGCACGCACTTTAGATCCCACTTTTATTTTTAAATCTCTATTAGGAGGTATGTAATGCTGGGAGCCTTCAATGACTAAATCAAACCCTCCTTGAGGTGCTTTAGCGACAGACTCCACCCTCCCATCAATATCGGATACTGGAGCTCTTTGAAAAAAGTTTTTAGGGACTTCCACAAATTGCTTGAAGGCAGCTAACCCTTTAGGAGTTTTATGATCACCTTCTACTAAAGACACCCCGTGTTTAGCGCTAAGAGCCATTTGGGTTAGAGGTTCGCTTAGCGTTTGTGCGGAGCGTATACCTACATTAATCCCTATTGAGTAGTTCTTACCGGAGTTACTTGTTCCCATACATTTTTGACAAACCCCTGAGTCTAATTCGCACGTCATAGGAGAGCGTACCCTAACTTTATTACCTTTCCTTGCTAGAGTAGCGGCTACAGAAGCCGTAGCTAAAGACCCCGTGGTTAGGTACCTACCTTCTACTGAAGGGTCCGACGCTTCCAGTAATATTCCATTACTGGTACCGCAATCATTAGAAGCAATCACTTCTTCAGTCATCACTGATGCCAAAACTTTCTGCATCTCCCCGGGTTCTGCAGTACCTAACTGACCCTTAATAACTTGAGCCCTACTCTCATCTCCGGCTATCCAAGCTTCTGCTGGAGACAAGCCTTCAGAGTACCCCCTCTCTATTAAGAAAGGTATAGGGGCACCGTCCCAATCTCCTACAATCCCTGGGCTAGCTACCATTTTCATTAGTTGATTCATATTACCCCTACTACCTGATCTAGCCATCATACCCATATCCCCAGGGTGGTTAGTTGTTATATCCCGCAATTTAGATTGGGTATCAAGTAATATAGCCATTTTCTTTTTAGCATCTGTACCTACCATACGTAATTTTCGTTTGGCGTTATTTAGTATAGGATTTCTTTTACTATACTCCGGCTCTATATCTTCTAGCCCTACAGAAATACCTTCGAAGGTAGAAAACTCGTCCCCTAATTTTTTAATCTTAGGGATAACTACCTTATAAGTTTCTGGGCTAGTTTTAGCCATACGTAACATACTTGCTTTTAACTTTTTAGTATCCATCTCCCCTTCTATCCTGTAGTCCTTGGGCAAAGAATTATTTAAAATGACATCGGCAAATTTACCACGGACCATTAGTGTCCTCCCGTAGAGTTAAAGTAAGAAGAGGGAGTAGAGTCCAAAGATCTTTCCATAGGCCCTGTTAAAGCCATACCTAACCCCATACCACCACCTATCATGCCTACTCCTTTTGCGAATCTAGTACCTTTAAGGGCAAACTGCTGTCCTTTAGTACCTGTAGCATAACCAGTTCGGTACAAGGTGCTGCTTACATCTTGCAATTCTTCAAGGAATTTTTTCTGGTTGGTTGGAGATAAGCCCGCTGATAGTTGGGATTGTAAGTTAGTTAGCCTAGTTTTTACAGCATCAGGTAACATTTTACCCTGATTTTTTAATACATCATCTATAGATTGGGTTAGTTTGGCTGAGCCTTTGAAATTACCGGAGGATAAGGCACGTTCTGTAACTCCTCTAAATACTCCTTGTCTAGTATTAAGAGCCTTATTTATATTCTGAGAAGCTTTCATAGCTGCGGTAGCCTCATCGGAGAAACCAATACCTTTCATTATCTTAGCAGACCCTGCTCCAGAGAACCCGGGGGCCAGTATCCTTTTACCTATACTAGAACCTAGAGGCATAGCAGCATTGAATAAAAGACCTCCGGCAAAACCTTTAATAAACCCTTTAGATTTTTCACCGTCTTCAGCAAAGTAAGCCCCCATAGCACCCCCTCCTAAAGGAGCCCCTATATGATGTGGGCTTAATTTAGATATAAGAGACCCTGGCTTGCCTAAGTGCCCTCCAGTAAATAAGAACTTTCCGCCTTTTAAAACTGAGGATAAGAAAGCACTCTTCTCTCTACCTTCGTAAGCTAGTTGCTTACCTGCTTCGTAAGCCTTCGTAATATCATTAGAATCCATATTCTTCTAAACCTCTATGCCGGTAGAGCTACCTGCTTCTAGCTCAATTTTATCTCCCCAAGAGGCCTTAGATTGCTTATCTTCAGAGTTAATAACTACTTTATTAGGAGAGCTTTTAGGAGAATCCCCGCCTATAATTTTTAAAAGAGAACGTAATTGTTCTTCTGATTTGATAACATCAGGGCTTTCGTCAGACAACTTAACAGCATAAGCTAATTTGACTCCGGCAATATAGGCTAACTGCATTCTAGTCATCTTCTATCTCCACCATGTCTGTACTAGAAACGTCTCCCCGCCGGTAAGCAGACATAGCTTCTTTACTTGTTTTAAATTTTTTAATAGGGCCTGAGGATTTACTAGCTGAAGTAGCTTTAAAAATACCTGCCATAGCTTCCTGCTTAGGGTAAGCTAGTAAAGTGCCTCTATTTCTATCGCCTAGTACATTATTAGATAGGTACAGTTTTTTAGCATCAGTGACCGCTCCGTCAGTAACAGGGACATGTACTTGTAGAGCGTCTCCATCATAATCTAAGTTCATACCATCCTCCATAAAAGGGTTAACTTGTATAGTAGTACCGCTAACTGGTTTGGGCTTAAAAGCAATAACATTAAATCTGTGTAAAGAAGGTGCTCTATTAAGTATAACAGGACGTCTGTTAGATTCTATCATAAGCTCTTCTCTAGCTCGACTTGATTTATCTTCCACCATTTTTTTAGCCTGTAGGGCAGAGTACCCTCCTCTGGATAAGTTTTTCATAACGAAAGGAGCGTACATATCCCACATCATAGATTCTGGAAGACCCACCTCATCCATACCTAGGCTAGGGTCCGGTGCAGCTGTACCTCTACCTGTAAAGTCTAGTCTCCTAGCTAAAACTTTACCATTAAAGAAGCCTGTTTTAGTACCTGTAATAGTATTAACAAGACCTTTAACCTGCTTAGCCGCCAGCTTTGAAGACACAGGTTCTCTAGTACCAATAACAGCTCCTGCAGCTTCAGAAACATGCTTACGCATACTAGCAACATCTTCATCTGGTAAGCCTAGATCTTGGGCTTCTTTAAGCTTTTGCTTGGCTAGTATAAGATCTTTGTATACATGATTAACATCGGATATCAAAAGATCGCCTTTAGCACCAGGAACTACGGGTCTTAGTTTTGGAGGTAGCACCGGGAAAGCTTTCATAGTATAAGCATCACCGGGTTTAATATTGTTAGTTTTTAAAGCATTTAGAGCCTTTATCTGCTTATAAGCATTATCTTTATCAGCACCTTTAGAAGTAGGCAGTGCTTTCTTAAGGGAGGTTAATCGGGAATCTATATCTATAGAGTTGAGCTCTTTTTTAACAAAATCCCCACCTTTAGAAAAGGTCTGCTCATCTAGTTGTTTATCTGTCAGCCCTAGTAATCGCCTACTAGCGTCTTTAAATAAGGGGTTAACTATAGGCTCGGGCAGTTCTACATGCGTCCACTTAGTACCTACTATACCTCCTGTTTTACCTATATCAAATAGCCCTCCTTTTTCACTTTTTAAATTCTTAGCCAAAACCATTCTCCCATTCTCTATTTCCCCATTAGACATGCCTCTAACTTCAGAATCTGTCATAGGCACCAACGACATATGATTCCCTTCCTTTTTAAACCGTATACCAGCCCCTGCAAGCATACCTTTAAACTTATCAAATGCGAAGCTAGACTTGGGAGGAGGCAAGGGCCTGCCTAGTTGGAAGGCTCTCCAAAACTCAGTATTGCGAGTGCCTTTAATAATAGCATTTTCTTTAATAATATCTCTAGCATCATGCGCTAGAAGAGCATTGATTTCCATTATACCAGTGCCCTTTGCTCCTGTAACCCCTCCTTTACTAGGCAGCTCATTAATGTCATACCCTCCATTAAGGCCTCTAGCGGCATAGTTAGTGTCTGAACTTTTAAATAACTTATAGGTGTACTGAGGCCCTACCATTATGTTGGGTATCTTTTTACCTGTTATAGGGTCAAACACAGTCTCCTTATCTTTTACCCCATGCTTTTTCATCAAGCCTCGCACCCACTCAACATTATTACGTTTTTTAAAAGAAGGTATAGCAATAGATCTACCCATCTTCTCAGCAACTTTTGCGGCGGCAGTTTCAATTACTTGCGAAGGATTGATACGGCTAACAACCCCTAAAGAGCTCCAGAGTATATCTATAGGTTTACCCGACTCATCTTGCACCATATCCTCATCAGGTATTATCTTACTAATAACCCCTTTACCTCCATACCTATTACTTACCTTGTCCCCTATTTTTAATTTCTCAACACTCCGAACTACAACAGTAGTTCTTTTACCCTCTTTTTCTACGGCCACTACTTCTCCTTCGGATTCTTTATCCCAAGTCTCTGCGGCGTCAGAGTACTCCTGCCTAAGAGATTTATGTATTTTACCTAGTATTTGGTTCTCTATACTGGGTGTTTTTTTTCTAAGAACTGCCGCTATAGGATCTCCTGACCTGAGTTTCTGCCCTACCTGTATAACTCCCTTATCCATCTTAGAGTACTGGTCTTTAGTAAATTGTCTGGGGAAGTTTGCAGAGTGCTTATTCCTATCTATCAAAGTATCTCTATCAGTCTCTATTACAAATTTAGTCATGTTTATAGAAGCCATTTTCTCTGTGGCTTGCTTGCTCATAACTACTGCGTCGTTTGAATTTAAACCGTGGTAGGCTAAATAACCTACTTTTAAATTACGACCTAAAGCTAAGGTACCGTCTTTAGTAAAGTTAGTATCCATTAAAGTATCTCCTACTTTAACACGGTCCCCTTTTTTAGCCCTAACCACCCCGTCTAAGAAAGTCTTGGAGGCTAAAGGCATATTTTTGGGTATCTCGTAGGATACGTCTCCCTTAGTCTTGTATTTAATTTTTATATGGGTGTCTGAAACCTCTTCAACGACCCCATCGTCTTCTGCCCCAACTCCGGGAGTTGTAGATAAGCCTACAACCCTTTCTATAGATTTAGACTCATCATCCCCGTCGCTAACAAAAGAACTCATTACTAGAGGTTTCTCTCTATTAACTAAAGGCATAGCTTGCCCTACCATTTTTGAACCCATAATAATTCTATTACCTTGAGTACTATCAAGCAGAGGCACTAGATTAGTATTAGTAGTGTACATCTTAGGAGCATTGGCTATAAGATAGTCAACCTCTCTGGGTTTTACTTTACCTACTTTACCTCGTATCATGGCGTCTACACTACCAGTTTTGGTGTCTTGATTTGGGAAGGCTATAACTTTGTTGGCCATATCTTTAGCAGCTATGGCTACCGCCTTTCCTGTTTTAGCATCTACCATAGAGGCGTATAGATTTCCCGCATCGTCCCTCCGAGCACCTAAAGTAAATCTTTGATCTATTCCGACATTACCTGATTCTGGTGTCCTAAAAGGATCTATAATACCTAATGTAGATGAGTGTAATTTACGAGCAGAAGCAGGAACTGCTCTTTCGTTAGATATACCACCTTCCCCTAAGCGAGTTACCGCTAGGGAGCTATCCAGCATTTCTACAGGGTTTATTTGAGAAGGTAAGCTAGCTAGTTGGGCCGTACTCAAAAACTTTTTAAGTTCCCCATTAGTCGAAGTACTAGGCATTACTTTAGCAACGCTAACATTCGGACTAAGGTCTAACTTATTCTTAATTTTCCACTTAAGTTCCCTAGCCTTCAACTCCAAACGTTCTTTAAATATGTCCTCGGGACCTACAACCTTTTGAAACTGTAAGCTATCTCGCTCGTCCTCTGAATCTTCATCATTATACACAGATACAAGCTTCTTGCTAGCTACTAACAAGGCCTCTGGGGTTACTTTATCAAAAGATTTTTTTAAGGTTGTTTTAGTAGTCTCTGGATCTAAGATAGTGTTTTCGTAAGCTCTCAATATAGCTTGTGATTTATCCTGTACACTCTCGTATAAGGACTGTTCCGACTTAGGCACTATTTTAGAAAAAAGCTTAGCTACTGCTTTATCGGAGGTTTTACCATACAAGTCCCTATTGCGCTGCACTAGGTCTTTGCCCCAATATTTTGACATGTCAGTATCGCTAATACCCATTTGTTTTAGTATAGGGTACATAGGAATTTTAGAGCTTCCGTACTCCATCTGAAGGCCGCCTCTAGTAGGATTTAGGCTTAACCTAAAGTTAGCTCCTTTAGCCAGGTTAAAGCTAGATTCTAATTCTTCACTACCTCTTCTTCTAGTATACACCCCAGGCTTGGTTCTAAGCTGGTGTTTAAGTGCGTACTCGTTACCGTTGACTATAAAAGTATTATGATGAGTCACTCTAGGCAGGTGCATAACCGTATGTTTGTTCCTCTTAGATACGACATTACCGGCTTTGTCTTTTATAACAACCGTAGCCTTTATAGGCTCATATATAGACCCTCCTTTAAACAAAGCTTTTTTATGATCACTATAGTTAACTTCTTTTTCTTGAACCTCAAAATTGTCCGCTTCTATGGTATGGTGAGTTCCTATTATAGGAAATAAACTCTGCACACCTTCTAGGGTTTTTTGACGCAGCTGTCTCTGCCTCTCCTCAGGAGAAGCATTAAGATATCTTGTACTTTTTGCCATAGTAAAACTCACAAAATTTACTCTGTATGTGTCATAAGTATATGCACTACACACCCTGATTTCAAGGTCTGTGTGGTAGCGCTAGATATGGGGTTACACTCCCCTTTACTTGCCTATGAAGGAGTTTGTCATGGCAAAAAGAAATAGAAAGCCCAGCGAGGCTCAAAACCCGCAACTAGAATTGCCCCGTAAGTTTCAAAGCGACTCACCTAAAACTGAGTTTGCAGAGACCTACCGAAACTACCCGTTATTTGCAGATCTACTATATGCGAATAAGCACCTAGACAACCCCGTGCTAGAACTATCGGAAGCCTCTATTAAAGGTCACCAGAATAGATTAGACCTAGAGAACCTGATGTTAGAAATCCTAGCATCTGCTCCTATTAGTAAGCGAGAGACGTTTGAGATGCGGGATGTATTCCTGAGAGAAACCGTAGGTATGATCTTACACACACGAGAGCGTACGGACACCTCCTTGCCTATACTACCCGTAAGTTTTAGAAAAGTAAAAGCCTCCGCTATCTCAGCTGATAAACAGAAATCAGCCAGAGACTTCTTCGGCTTTATAGAAGAAGGTGATAAGCTTACCTTGGAAGGTACGGGCTCAGATCCTATTTATTCCCCTACTTTTCTGGGCAGTATCTTAACGACGAGTTTCGTAAAAGTAAAAGTACGTGGTGCTATCCGCGGTACAGTGTCACTGTACCAAGCGGTCACTGGTCTCACTAGCTGGAAATACGAGAAGCTGCTATCCGAAAGTTCGGACGAGAAGGCGGCTCGTATTAAGGAAGCTGCAGATGTAGCCCGAGTAGCTGCGGAGCAGAAAGAGAAAGAGGCCCTTACGGAGGCTTTCATGGCTCCCGTAAGAGCAGAAAGAGAAAGAGAAAAAGCCGAACTACAACTCCGACTCGAACAGGAGTGGATCTCCTCAAAAGCCGACTACACAGAAACCTGGGACAAGATATGTCTCAACTACGCCGAAGCAGTAGGAGATACCTCAGATGTAGACTCCTTATTTCTTTCCCTAATGAGGAAAGATGCAACTACTGAAACGATGTCTACTGTGTACAAATCGGTAGGTATTGAAATTTATAGCGTACTAGTAGATATCATTGTAAATAACAACCTTAAGGATATTTCCCGCCCGATGATTAGAAAGCTTGTAGACACGAAACTACAAGATGAGAACCTAGCCACCCTATTCTCAGGTAACTTTGGCTACCACGAGACATCTATGGGTATATCTTTCACGGAGAAACTACCTAAATTAGAGGAATTCTCAACTCTGAAATCTTTTAAAAGATTTCTGGATCTACCAACCATAGACCAAAATCTTGAGGAGGTCATACATCTCAAAAGCCAACTACAGGTACCACTCCACTCTTGTTAGGGTAGATCCACACCTAGTTGCCATTGCCAGTGGAACCGCATACTCTTGCGGGTGGGGAGCAGACTTAGATAGGGAGATAGCCTTATCTAGTTTGTTCACTGCGTTCCTGATAGGCGGTTTCCTAGGGGTAGGTCTATCCTACTTATACACAGGCTCTATGATTCCTTCCGTAGGTGAGCGAGTAAAAGTTTGTCCTACACACAAACGTAACTACTCAGGTACCTTTGGAGGAATCACCGACCAAGGTGTATTGAAAGTAAATAGTAACTGGCACGACCCAGACTCTTTAGATCTATTAGGACCAGAGTACTTAGGTACGGATGCTCATCCCTATGTAGATCTAACCAGAGGTTGGGTAAAGCCTAGCGTACTAGCTCAGTTTAAAAAAGCCCATAACCGAGAGGGCTATCGAAAAAGGAAAGGAAGAAGATAAATATGTTGATCTTCATCTGGGATTTTCTACGGAATATCCCACCTACCCCTAAAAAATAGTAGGTACTTTCTAGATCTCTAGGTCTCTAAGGGCTCTAACCATTCAAGATATACTTTGAATCCACTAGACCCTTTTAAATCTGCAATCTCTTTTTTAGCTAGTATAATTTCACCATTAGCTCCTTGCCTAAGAATATTGTCGTACTCTGGATTACCTTCATCGTTAATGAAGAAAACCCTAGCGCGAGGTAAGTAAGATTGCTTAGGCTTTTTTTTAGCCCAAGAAGGAGGTTCTGGGCTAGGTGAATCTGTTCTTATAGGGGATCCTTCAGGGTCAAAACCCTCAGGAGGGTTCGGTATACTAGGGAAAGGGTCTGGTAATTGAGGCCCTTCCTGATTACCTGCTAACTGTGATATAGTACTAATAAAGTCGTTATCGTTACTCATAATTCCTCTACATAGGGGGCTGGCCGCCACCCATAGCTTGTTGCATAGCTTGATTCTTTTGGTCGAGTTGTAATTGCTCCATACGTTGGATTACTACTGAGTACATCACATAATCTTCCGACTGTAAACTAGCCAGTTGAGATTTTCGGGTACTTGGGTCTGTTTGTAGTAACTGCATAGCTAAGTTCTCTGCTTCAGATATTACAGCCTGCTGGTCGTAAGATAAACCTCCCGCACCTTGCTGTTGGGCCGACATCTGCCTAGCTTGTTGGCTAAGGTCTTTTTGAAGGTCCATCATATCAAGTTCCAACTCTTTTTGGAATCTAGCGTCGGTTAGGTTCTCCTGCTTTATCTTATCTCGCTCATCTTGTATATTTATACCATGAGCCTCTGCCATCGTGGTCTTAGAGACCATACCCATTTGAAATAGCTGCATTACTAGCTGCTTCTGTTGCACATCGTCTATCATCCTAAAATCCCCAAGCTTAACCTTACATTTCTCCCAACCTAGGTAGCCTCCCATCTTATTAGTTAACCAAGTAAGTAATTTGTTTATTTGAAATACGGAAGACTCTAATTGGTTTTCTAACATACGTAGAGTAACGCTACTACCTGTATAACTAAGCCCTCCGTATACAAACTCCTTAGGAAATCCCATAGCGTTTATTATGTTATCCTCCGCTTGTTGTATCTCTGCGTTAACCATAAGAGCACGACCTTCCCCACCTACTTGAGATACTCCGATAGCTACAGGGCTCATCATGATATGGTTGGGGTCTCTCCTCCATTTTTTGAGGTTGTCTTCTACCTCCCCCATAAATTTGCTCATAGATAAGCTAAGTATAGGATCAGCATTACCGCTTATTGCTTGAGGGTGCATAACTCTCATAGGGACTATTCTCTCTAGAGCTATAGCTTCATTAGCTTTTCTTAATACACTAGCGTGGTAGAAAAGAGGCATGCATGCTACCAAAGGTGGATACCCCCACCCGCTCTCAACCCCCGCAGGTGCGTGAGACTTTAGATGCATAAGCTCGGACTTATTAAATTTAAATAGATCTCCGCTAGCAATAGTGTCTAATATAGCCATAGGAAGTGTGAGTATTAAATGCCGGTCACCTGAGGTTACCTTAGATTTCATAGTGCTTGGCACACTTAAAAAATACTCACTTTCACTGGTAACAGTATTATAGTTAATCTGTATAAGCTTAGGGTCCCATCTAACAATATTTATTTTTTCAGGAGACAGCTCTAGTTTATCAACCACCTTGGACTCGCCTACATGACCACAATCGGAACAAGTATGCTTAAATATAGCCTTGTGTGGGTTGTATTTAAATTCCACTTCAGTAGCTTTTTCCGTAAAATTGCACTTACCACATCTAAGGCTTCTCTTGAAAGGTAAATGTACAGAAGTAAAAGAGTTTCCGTAAACTTGCAGATCGATAGAACTTTTTATTAAAGCTTGTTTTATACCTACAGTTTCCTCCAGTAGTCTCCTATATAAGCTTGTGAGTTTATCACTATCAGTTAGGTACTCTATTTCTGTAATAGGGTACTCGGCATATTTTCTTACTCCAGCAAATATTTGGGCAGAGTTGTAGTATAGGTACTCAGTCCATCTAAAAAGCTGTTTTAGATTTCTAGGAGAGAAAGAGTGGGCCCACAGTCGCATAGGATCTGAGTAGGTCCCATTCTTCCCGGGAGAGGTCATATTGGGTAGATCTCCTAGCATAAAAAGCTCCATAAAAATTAAAGGTTATATGGTATAAGTATACGCACCTGGCATCCTTGTCTTAAACCTTGGAGGTAAAATGAAGGTTAACACAACATTAGCTAGTTCGGGATTACCAGTCATATATATTACTGACGTAAAGCCTGCTGAGGTAGCAGTTCTCAGGAGTGTATACGGTATGAGCAAGCATTCCAAGAAAAACATTTGGTTTGCTCCCGGCTACCTACCTTTTGGACTATATGTACTAGAAGATATTAGAGAGTACGCTAACATAGCTAATTTCGAACTTAGCAAAAAAGTTATCGAACTAGAGCAGGAACTCAAAGAATCTGTAGACCGCATCCAAGAAGGGGATACGGATACTTTTGTACCTAAAATAAAACCCTATGATCACCAAGTAGAGAGCCTTTCCTTAGCTATACACATGCCGAGGTTAGGCCTGTTCTTAGATCCAGGACTAGGAAAAACTAAAATAGGCTGTGATTTAATAATGTATACTAAAAAGCAACGACCTAGATCTTTTTGGCTAATAGTAGCCTTAAAGGTAAATCAGTTTACCTGGAAGAAAGAAATGCAGTTCCACTCCCAAGGAGAATGGAACTTAGAGCCTATAGTTGTTACAGGTAAAACTAGGAGAAAGAAGATTCTAGCTGCTTTAGAAGATTCTAAAACCTGTGGTATCGTAGTAACCTACGACACTTGTAGAGTAGCTAAGGACTTGCTTAAGCAAATAGTACCTTACACGGACGTAATACTAGACGAATCTCACTCCTTAAGATCTCCTAGATCAGGACGTACTAAGGGGGTTTTAGAGCTAGTAGAGGCTAAGCCTGTTACTCGTAGGGTACTACTGAGTGGCACTCCTTCGCTAGGCTCTCCGATGCACCTGTGGGGGCAGCTAAAAGCTTTGGGCGACTTCGTGGTACCTGGGTCTTGGCAGTTTCAAAATAGGCATGCTATACGTAGCGCTTTTAATAAGCACATTATAACAGGTTGGAAAAATATAGATGAGGTTAACGAGCTAGTAACTTCGATGAGTATTCGTAAAACAGCTGAAGAGTGCCTAGATCTACCCGATAGGACTATACAAGTAATAGAAATTAGCCCCGACTCTAAAGCTAGAAAGCTGTATAACGCTACTGTGGCTTTGAGTAGTATAGAGGTAGGGGCTGTTTCGCTAGAAGTTCCTGATAACCATTTAACAGCAATGACTAGGTTAGCTCAGTTAAGTATGGGATTCTGCTACAAGTCTCAGAAAGACCCTAAGATATGTGACACCTGCCCGTTAGTTCAGCAATGTGTGGACGCAGGTATCCAGCCTTACACAACAGCCTGTTCTGTTGTTTCTAAAGACCCTGGGCGATTAATCGGTGAAGTAGGTAATACTGTTGTCCTAGACGCTGTACTTGAGTTAGTGCAATCGCACTTAGCGTCAGGAACTAAAAAGATTATCGTGTGGGGTAAACATCAATGGGTTATACAGGAATTATTTAATAAATGCTCTAAGTTAGGTAAAACTTTGCGCTACGATTCTACTACTAAAAACCATTCAGAGGTAGAAGAGGATTTCAATACTTGCGATAGTGCTATAATAGTAGCGCAAATATCTATGGGTATAGGAGTTACTTTTAAAGCCCCTACTATGATATACGCTGAAGTTAGCTGGTCTCTAGATCACTGGTTACAAAGCCTAGATCGTAACTATGGTATTCGTGCTAAGGGGTTTAAAAAACTACTTGTACAAGTAGTGGTTATGAGGAATAGCGTTAACCATAACATAATGCGACTGCTAGATAGCAAGATAAACGTAAGCACTCTTATGAGTAAACAAATAGAGTGTGTAACGTGTCCACATGTATTAGATTGCCTAGATAAAAACATAAAACCTTTTGACACCGGATGTGTGGTGAGTAATAGTGATATTTCAAAAACTGCACTTAATGTGTGTAGAATTTAAGGAGGCCCCATGGGTTACGACTTACCTAGAAACTACTTATCAGCTAGCCAAGTTACAAAATACTTAAATTGCCCAAAACAGTACGAACTAGAGTACGTACTAAACCAGAGGCCTGAGAGACCAAGAGCAGTGGCTTTGGGAATAGGTTCTACCGTACATAAGATGGTAGAGTTAAACCTGCAATCCCAGATAGATGGAGTATTTATGGAAGAGTCCGAAATACTTAAACACGAGTCTCTATCGGAGATGTTAGTAGGATGTGACTATGAAGGCGAGGATATAGATTACTGGACTACTTATTCACAAATTCTGTATAAAACCTGGTATAAGGGAGTAGGTAACTCCATTATGCCGGTAAAATCCGAGTTTGGGTTTGATAGTTTAGTTGGAGATGTACCTGTTAGAGGGTATGTGGACTACCTAGATAATAGTACGGGTAAGATGGAGATCTGCGATTTAAAAGTTGCTAAGAGATCCAAGTCTGAAGCCGACTGTAGAAACAGCGTACAGTTAGCTATGTACGCTATAGTAGAAAATATTCCGGATGTTAGGTTCGACACCGTGTGTAAAACCAAAATACCTAAGGTAGGAATAGCTAGATATTCGTTCGCTAAAAGCGAGCTAGATTATTTTACGGACTTAATAGGAGAGGTCGCTACTAACATAAGTAGAGGCAATTTCCCTATGACTAGTCCAGACTCTTGGCTGTGCACCACTAAGTGGTGCGCACACTTTGATAAATGCAGAGGTAAACATGCAAGATAACTTCCCAACGGTCGACAGCTCGGCTGTTAGATCCAGCTATAAGCTAATTGATTTCTCCAAACTTATCTTCAAATCTCCTGGAGACACTGATATTCTTCAGTCTAGAGAGTACTATGGAGATGACGCTCAAATCTCAAGTATGAGGCAGAGCGTGCTTAGTAAGGGCGTGCTAGAATCTCCCATCGTCATGGAAACTGATGACGGTGAAAACTATAGAGTTCTAGAAGGTAACCGTCGGTGCTACATTGTTTCCCTACTAATCGCAGAAGGCGAAACAGCGACAGCTAACGGCAAGGCTCTATCTAAGCTCAAGTGCGAAGTACGTCCTAGTGTAATGAACATCGTAGAAGATATCTTCGGCGACTGGCATTCGCTTAACGCAGACGCTAGTGATGAACTACAAGAGCAATGCCGAGAGTATGTGCGTAAGCAAGTAATGCTAGAAATGGGTCAGGATGCTCTCATCCGTAACACCCAACGATTGAACTGGTCTCCTATTGAGATGGCTAGACAGATCCAGGCTCAACTAGAGGGTGGGACCCCTATGTCTGAATTGTGTAAGCAATTCGGCCTAGCGGAGAACACTATCAACGCTCGCCTAGCCCTACTGTCTAAAGAAGACGAGATGCCTGAGGTTATCGCCGCTGTGGATAACCAGGAAATAGGATTCTCAGTTGGGAAGCTATTATCTAATGTGAAGGATTCTTCTGCTCGTGCAGAGATTCTAGAAGTGGCCAAAGGTAGAGACGAAGAGGCTAAGCCTTCTACCAGCGAAGTAAAAGAGATCATTGATGCTAAACATCAAGAATCAGTAGACGCAGGAGGAGAGGGTATAAAAGCTCAGGACCGCAAAAAACGGACGCCTAAGACTCCTACTGCCGCTACAGCTACAGCAAAACCTAAAGTAATTAGGAAACCAGTGCGCAGCGCTGAGGCTATATTAGAGGTAATCTCAGATATCTCGACCACTAGAGTGGCGTTAGGAGCTGACGAGGATGATGATCTCTCTATAAACGCCAGCATGGATCTTGGAGTAGCCATCAAAGTACTCCAATGGGTTATCACTCCAGACGATAATAACAGCTTAGAAGATATCATCCTAGGGCAATCAGAGTCTTAAGACTCTGAGTAATGGTAACTCAACCACAGACTAAGCTTTGCTATAGCTGTAGCTTTTAGTTGCCTAACCCTCTCAGAAGATAGTTTTAAATCCTGAGCCATCTCCCTTAGACTGCGAGTTGTATGATCGGGCCTTAGAAAACTTTCTCTAATAATGAACCGTTCCCTGTCGCTAAGAAATCTTAGCCATAAGTTTATGTAAGCGGTTCTTTGTAATTCTTGTATCCCCTGATCATAATCAACTAGATAAGGTTCTTCAGGAGCATAGGATTCTTCTTCGTATACTGGCTGTGAACGGTCTAAAGGGGTTTTTACTACAGACAGGAATGTTTTGCGCATGCTCATCAATACCCAATGTCCTGCGTAAGTACAGAATCTAACCCCGTAGGAAGGATCAAACTTACCCAAGGCTTGTATTAGACCTAGGTTACCGTTGGCGATAAGCTCCTGAAGTTTATCAGGATCTTTCTTATCCCACATACCTTTAGCCATACCAAATACAAGTCTAAGGTTAGATTCAATTACTTTACATTTTATAGAGTGCTTTACCTCCTCGGAGGTGCTAGGCTCATTATACGCAAGTAGTAATTTCTTCTCTTCCACTTTATCGAGTATAGTAACTCGAGAAAGATCATTATAATAGATGTCTATAAAATCACTATCCATTGCTCAACCTCTTTCAAGGAGTTTGGGATTCTACCAAGACAGTAAGTATCTCGGAAAGGAGATTAGCCTTGTCATACTAGACATAACTAGGAATAGGTCCCATCTAGATAGTGGATGCTACTCCAAGGACCTACAGGTTGGTAGCATGCACGGTAACTGCTTAGACTGCAAGTTCAATTTTCTTCGAGGCGAATTAAATCACTGTGAAGACAACTATACCTTGTTATTTACGTTACCAGATAGTCCTGTACAACTATATACAATGGAACTACGCAATGAATTAGTGCCTCAGATAGAGGCTCTAGCTAGGGTTCTGGAAAGTATCCAGACCAAAAAAAACCGAGGGTCAAAAAGAATTATTACAGCAAGTATTAAGAGCTTGACTAAGATAGACTTCTCTGTTAGTCCTACAATACCTAGTAAGGAATTTACTAGTGAACTAGATAAACGGCAAACTGCTAACTGCTAATAACGAAAGGGAAATTGCAAATGCCTAATTTTGAAAACCTGTCCAGTAAAATGGACCAAGTAGAGATGAAAAGAATTGAACGTGAATACCTAAAAACAGGTAACCATGTAGTACTAATAGAAGGTGTAGTAACTAGAGAGACTCAAGCAGGTAAGGAAATTTGTATAATTGAATCTAAGATCATTTCCTCTACTGGGGCCCATGTACAGGGAGAGTATGTAAAGCAGATATTTGCAATCTCTAATGATCTGCAATGGAGAATAAATCAGAATTTAGGGCTTCTTAAAGCTATGATTAATGCTTGTATCGGCATCGCAGCTCCTGATGGTAGCCAACTAGAGGCCGCTCTAACAGGAGGACCTGAGTCCTCGTTAGTAGGTAGTTACTTAAAAGTAATCGCCACTAATCAAACTTCTAAAAACGGTAAAGACTATGTATCTTTCAGCTATGCTAAACCGGAAGATTTTGAGATTGAAGCCTCTGCGGCAAGCACTACAGTAGTAGACACAGCCACTAGTAGTGCTAAAGAAGAGGTAGAGGTAGAAGTAGAAGATCTACCAGACTTCGACGTCTAAGCTATAACCCTACTCAGCTAGAATTAAACCTTAAAAAGAAAGGAGGCAGGTTATGCCTGTTTTTTTTAGCTCACTAGCTAAGGAGTTTGGACCTTGGAGCCCTAGTAAGATGGGCGTACTAGAAAGTTGCTCTCAAAAATTTGTATGGCAATACGTAGACAAGCCTTACATACCTGAAGAACTTAAAGTAGTAGAGGATAATACTGCGTTAGTACTAGGTTCTGCTACGCATAAGTACGCAGAATTACTACAATCTCAGCAAGAGAAATTTTCTGCTCAAACATATGCTTTTGGTGAAATACCTAAAACTAGAACTAATAAACTAAAAATTAAAACTTTAGTTAAAAAAGTAGACTCGTTTGAAGAGAGATTACTCTCGTTTAAAAATAAGAACAATGTTATTTCAGACGCCTCTGAGTTGCGTTTAGGCGTCCTACCTACTTTACGAAAAACTGATTTTTGGGATAGAAATTCAATACTTAGAGGTGTTGTAGACAGAGTAATAATAGTAGAAAAAAATGGTGCAAAGCACGCTATTGCTATTGACTTAAAAACAGGCAAATGTAAGAGTATAGATTCTTACAAAATCCAGTTAGAAAGCTATGGTATTCTACTTCATGCTCAGTATGATATAGTATCTGTGCAACCTGCCATCTATTCTACCACTTCAGGAGAACTAGAATGGTATCCTAGAAAGATAACCAAAGCTGATCTAACGCCCGATAACCCAGTTATGCTGCAGGTAAATGCTTTGGCTGATACACTTAGAGACGAAGTTACTAAGTCGAAAGGAAGGCATTGTTCTTGGTGCAAGTTTAAGAACATCTGCGAGAAAGAAAATTAGAGCTAATGCAAAAAATGCCTAAGATTTCCTACAGAGATATATGGGAGGATATACCTCTTGCAAAATGGCGAGATATTCTCGCTGAACTAGGTAAGGGCTCTTGGGAAATGAAAGGTAATAGTTTAAAAGGCCATTGCCCTTTCCCAGGTCACGTAGATTCACGCCCTAGCTGCCACGTTACTCCTGCAAAAGGAGTTGTAAAATGTTTTAGTTGTGGGCAATACGAAGTTAACCCGCTTAAATTCGTGGCTACAGTAGGAAATATATCGTGGTCAGAAGCCGCTATAATACTAAATAATAATGGTGCTAAAAGCCTGCCTAAAACCCTACGAAAAACCCTGCGAGACTCAGAAACTCGTAATGAGATAAAAAATGCCTTCGCACACGCTACCCATAATATACTGGTAGCCGCTACACAAGACACTACTAATAAGAGTCAAGAATATATGTACGCTAGGCAGTGCATAACTTACCTAGAATCTAGAGGTATTTCTAGAGAGGTCATACCTTCTTTACCTATCGGAGTTCTAGCCCCTCAGGTAGTTATGAACAAGTACGCAGGTAAATTAGCTAAGGAAGTATACTTATTCGCAGAACCTGTTTTGCGGCCCGAAAATATAGGTGGACTAGTATTTTTCTACCATAAAAACCCTACAGAGTTTAGTAGATTTAAAGTCAGGACTGACTTTATGAGACCTAATTCTGAAGGTAAAAGTGAAATGTTTATAAGCGATGATAGTGAACCTGTTATGGGGTTCTTTGGCTTAGCCAATTATCATGGTTTACTAGGTTCTAGCAAAGATACTAGGACAGCTATATTAGTAGAGGGGGAGTTTGATGCTTTAGCACATTTAGCAAACTATGCTAAAGGGATTACTTACGATGTAGTACTGGGAGTAGGAGGTTCCGCTAGTACGTCAGCTAATGTATTACAAGACACCTGTAATATTAGAAAGGTTTTCATACTGGCAGATCACCCAGAGCATGGTGGTATAACTATAGCTAAAGCTATTTTAAGTAGGACTAACCTAACTTGTGCTGTATTCGACTGGCCTGATGAAATTAAAGCTAAGGACCCTGCGGAAGCTATTGCTAAGTATGGGTGGCAAACTTGGCTAGAGTGCATAACTAGAAATTCCTTAGTAGGCAATATCACTATTAGAAATAATTTCACAGCCGCATACAGGTGGCTTACTGATGTGACCTATGAAGCGGTTAAAAAGATTCCTCAAGATGATATCTCTGAGATTAAGAGGATAATAGCTTCTAATGGGGCTTGCTTACGGGACTATAGCTACCAGCGAATGTACTGTGTAGAAGTGAGTAAGTTTGTTACATTATCTCTAGGTACTATATTAGAGCTAGTTGTAGGTCAGGATGATAGTGAAGAAGGGTTCGTCCTCCGCATAATACAAGCCTTAAAAGAAGAGTTCTACTTTGTAGGTATTGATAGTTCTAAGAGATCTGAGAGTATTATAAAAGCATGGAATAAGAGAAAGAGAGAACCTAGAGATTTACGAATATCCCACGCAAGTGAGCTATTTGGCAGGTTAGCTATAGATTTAGGAAATGCCGTAGATTGGCTGAAGACCTCTGTTGGAATACCTAGATCACTTGCTTTCAAAAGTGTAGGTAAATCTATGAAGCCTCTTACTCTAACAGAACTAAACGTTAAAATGAAAAAGTACATAGAAATTGCTATGGAAAATCTATGTAAAGAAATACCTGTAGTTACTTCTCTAGAAGAATTAAAATCAGGAGCACACTACGTAGAACTAAAGAAAGGAGACACTACGGAAGGGGTCTGGGTTCTGGTAAACGGTAACTCCGTTTACTTAGGTAAGTACCAAGGAGAGGAGTTGGAATGGTCTTTATTAGAAGGTCCTAGAATCGGAGATTACATACTAAATATAAACAAATCAGCTTGGAGCTCCGAGATAAACTCTTGTGAGGATCTTAATATGGGTAAGGCTGTAGACGTAGAGGAGACTTATGATTTCTTAGTAAGTGCTATTAACCTAGGTTGGCAGATGGAAGGAGGTGTAGAAGATTGCCAGTACTTAGCAGCAGCTATAATGTTAAACGCCATTTCAGGCATACTGCCCAGGCAGCTATACACCATATTAAACGGAGAGCGAGGTTCTGGTAAATCTAAACTTCTTGACTTAATAGCTGGAGAGAACCCTAGACTCAGGCTTCTAGAATGCGTTAACGGAGTAATGACCAGCTACACTCCGGCAAGTGCTCGTAAAACAGCCAACCGTAGTAGTTTAGGTCTTGCTTTAGACGAGTTCGAAGACAAAGGTCAAGATAGGCATAGCAGGGCTGTTAGGGACATACTTAGAGATGTTAGGGCTCTTACTTCAAGCGCTCAATCCACAGTGTCTAGAGGAAACGTAGAAAATCCTGAGGCTACTAATTATGTACTTAAGTGCCAGATATGGGCCTGTGCTATAAATCGCTTGAGGGAAGAGGCAGACATCTCCAGATTCATGCAATTAGAAAGTATTCGTGTAGAGGATAAGCCCGACCCCCACACAGTTCTAAAAGATGTATTCGGCTACGCTACTCTACAACATTTTAGAAGGAACCTTACTATTGGGATGTTTTCTAGGGCTAAGAAAGTTAGGAAGTACATCGATGAGTTAAGATTTCATTACAACTCGGCTACAGTAAAAGACAATTTAGCTGCTTATGCGGGAGTAGCTGCAGTACCTTCTAGATTCCTAGACTCGGTAGTAGTAACTTCGTCTATAATAAAGCTAGTAGGTCTAGACCCTCATAGCTACATTAAAAGGGTTGTTAAGAAGAAGATTAAACTAATAACTAACATAACTAACTCTACACAATCCGAATCCTTATTTGAGAGTATTCTTTCTGCCAGAGTAGAGTACACCCCTCCAGGCAGTCCTAACAGGTATACTTCGATTAGATCTCTACTTGGCGATCCTGCAGAGAGGTACAAACTACAAGAACTAGAGTGTGGCTTGTCTTACGCCACTTACACTAAAAATGGAAAACCGAAGCACGTGCTTATTGTGCTATGGTCGGAAGTTCTATCTAGCTTATTTAAACCCGGAGATAGGTTTAAGCAGGATACCCCTAAGAGACTTCAAGGTGTGGCCGGTACTTATAAAAACTCTAGGACATATAGAGACGTTTCTAAATACCTCCCTAACCTCAAAAAGCTTTTAAAACCAGGGATTAGCTCTACTGATGTAACTATCTTCGATGTCACCGCAGTTATTCAAAACTGGGAAATGGCCAGTTCTATATGAGTGTAATAAAGCCAATATCTTGCACAACATGCCCTCTGTATAAAAATATACTAGTACCTGGAATGGGGTCTAAGCCTGCTTCAGTAGTGGTACTAATGGACTCTCCGCCTCCTTGGGCCAATGTTCCTTTGGCGGGCAGGGATGGAGAGATGATGAAATCCCTTCTTACCAGAGCAGCTAAGGTAGACCCTACCGGATTATCAAAAAAGCTAAAAGCTAGTTGCTTCTATATGTACTCAGTATCTTGTGCTTCTAACTTAACCAGCAGTGTAAAACTTTTAAAAACCTGTGCAAGTAATGTAGGGTATAGCCAGATACTGAGCTCAGGTGCTAGTACCATATTAGCTTTTGGACCCAAAGCCCTTAGTTTCCTAGGAGTAAAATCTCTGCATAGTAATGTACGTGGTACCGTTATAGAGGTAACTATAGGGAAGAAAGTTTTTAAGGTGTTACCTACCTTCGGATTAAGCAAGATGTTTGAATCTGTGGGGGTAGTTGAAGTGGCTTGTGGCGATATCGCTAAAGCTGCAAAAGTGGCTTTTGGGTATCCTTTAGATAATATCGATGTACCAAGCTTACTGGATAACTACGACATAGTTCCTCCTCTGACGCCCTATAAGCCAAGACCTAAGGACCTAGAAGATGCTATTGCATTAATTAATGAGTATTGTGACTACTCGGCTCCAGGAAAAACTGTAGCAAACACGATGATGTCCTTGGATTTTGAAACTACCACCTTATTTCCATGGAATTCAGACGGTAGAGTAATAGCCATATCTGCTTGCGTGGCAGAAGGTAAGGCCCTATCTCTGTATGTTTTTCACAAACTAGCTCCGTATAGCTTTAGTGGCATAATTCCCTATATCTGGAAGCTACTACAATCACCTCACGCCAAGACTTGGTGGAACTATAAGTTTGACTATGGTATAGCCAAGCATATCTTAGTAAGGCAAACCAAGTTGGCTATGGCCTGCCACTCCCGGCTTAAGGCTAATATAGAAAAGGTGGTTGGGAAGCCTGTAGAAGAGATTTTCGCTAACCCAGTAAACAATACTAAGTGGGATGGGATGCTAGCAGAGCATATGCTAGACGAAGATAAGAAGGGTTTATATAGTCTAAAGAAAGTAGTGCTAGAGCACTACCCTTCCCTAGCCAAATACGAAGAGCCTTTAGTAGAGCAGCTTAGTAACCTAACTAGCGATATGGAAACAAAGTTACTAAGTAAATCTATGAGCAACTCTACGGGTAACAGAATGGTTCTTAGTCCCCTAGGCTCTAAAGACTTAGAATCAGAATTAGAGGATATCAAAGAGACTTCTAAGAAGCTAAAAAGGATGAACAGACTTAAATCTACCCCTGCTAATCAAAAAGTAACCATATCGGCTACTATTGATATGCTAGCCAATAGGGCTAAGTACGTAAAGCAAGTAAGAAGTTCGGTATCCAAAATTCTTAGAACAGAATTTTCTAACCTGTCAGGTAGAAGTAGAATAGACCCTTACCATGAAAAAGTAACCTTTGAAATGGTGGACCCTGCTATAATGATACCTTACGCCGCTATAGACGCAGACCTAACTTACCGTCTCAGCACAATGCAGAGGATTAAGGCTTGGAAAGAAGATCCTAAATCCAAGGCCATTGCTGAGGGTAGGGATTTTATGATGAGTTTAATGTCAAAGCACTATATCCCACTAACAGAAGTACTTAGCGATATGCAGGTGGAAGGTGTTAGATTAGACAGAGAATACCTTATAACTCAGAGTGCTATTCTAAAAGACCGAGAATTGCTACTAAAGGAAGACTTGTTAGATCGCATAAGTACTGATCTACATAGACCCAGAGATAGCATTGTTCTTAATAACCCTTCAGACCTAGCTAATATAATGATTGCTGGCTACGGCATGCCTAGTTTAAAGAAAACAGAGACTGGAGCACATAGCTGTAGCAATGAGGTACTAGCTGAGTGGGCTAAGACAAATCCTATAGCTCAAACAATATTAGATTATAGATCTGCGGCCAAAGGTAGGGCTACCTATCTGGACAACCTGCTACTACTAAGTAGTTATGATGGTAGGGTTCATGGAAATACTAATGCAAACGGCACGGCTACTGGAAGGCTATCCTCTAGTAGCCCTAACCTACAAAACCAGCCCCCAACAATAGCAGGGGTACCTATTAAGAAAGCTTTTGTACCTACAGACACTAGACCTACCGCTAGTGAAGTAGAGAAGCAGCTTTGTGCTAAGTACGGTTGGTCGGTAGGTGAAGAGTTGTGTGTGGTGGATCTCGACTTTGCGGGAGCAGAGGTTAGGGGGTTAACGGTATATGCTAGAGACCCTGGATTACTAGACGCTCTGAATAAAGGCTTGGATATGCATTCTTGGATAGCTAGTATAGTTTTTCAACAAGACTATGATGCTATTAATACTTCCCGGCAGAAAGATAAGGTGGTGCAGACAGACTCGGATAAGAAGTTAGTTAGGCTTCGCCAGCAGGCTAAAGCTATAGTATTTGGCCTTATATTTTGTATTGGACCAAACAAATTATCTATGCAGCTAGGGATTACTCCTGATGAGGCTACTGGTTTAATGAATATGTTTTTCGCTAGATTCCCTAAAGTAGAAGAGTACATTTCAGGTACTAAAAGGAAGGTAAAGCGTGAAGGTATTTTAAGGACTCCTACAGGTAGGGCTAGAAGATTTCCTTTAGCTTTTATGGGCGGCAGTGTAGGCAGCAGCTGCCAACGTCAGGGTGTTAACTATTTAGTGCAGGGGTTTACTTCAGAAATAGTATGTAGAACTCTAATAAACCTGCACGCACGTTTACCTGAGCTAAATGGTAGGTTATTATTAACAGTACATGATAGCATAGTATTTGAGATGCCTGTTACTAGGTTAGAAGAGTTACCTGCGTTTTTAGAATCGGCTGTCAGAGACTTTATAAAACAAGAATTCCCTGTAGTTCCAGTAGCTTTGCCCTACGATGTAGAGGTAGGCCCTAGTTACGGAGAAGCTAAATATAGCATAGAGGCTTATTGCGCAAAAAGTAACTAAAACATGGTATAAGTACTTGCTCCTATACCTATGCTAATAGCTTCGTCTATTAATAAGAATTTAATTCTTATCTACAAAGACCTACAAAGGTTAAAAAGAGATTCACTACGCCATTGGTCTCTATTTGTATTAGCAAAGGTACGGGGGTTTAGCACAAACGCTTATGTGTTAAGCATACGCAGTAGTTACTACTGCATCCAAGATGTGGACTGAGTCCTGAGCTGCAGGTCTCGCCTTCTTGGTTTGTGTACAGAACCTAGACGCTACTAGGGGAATTAGGGTTAGTTACTAACCCCTACTATTTCCCTCCCCAGTAGAACTGGGGCTGCGACATCGGCGCCAGCGCGCTTTCTTGGTCTAGGAACTTTTACTAGTCGCTACTAATTAGCCCAGAGAAGGCTACCTTCTCTACCTCGGGCTAATGCCAGGCAGCCTAATCCCTTCGCTACGCTACGGGAACCGCTCGCCTCGCAACCAGGATGATATCTTGGACTAGTAAAAGTTAGCTTAGTCGCTAAAGTAAAAGCGGTTAGAAGCTACATCTAACGCCAAGCTTTTACGACCGGAAGAGGTATGCTTCGCATACCACCCTCCGTCGGCGCTCGAAAGAGCTTCTTGGACTAAGCATCCTTGTGGTAAAACGCTAAGTCATGGGTCAGTATCTTACAAGCGGCCCATGAGAATACAGCTGCATGAAGACAGTCGTCGGGATTATTAGGAGAATGCCGCCACACTTTCTTTCCCGAAGGCATAACCTCTTCATACAAAGCTAGAAAATCATCGAAAGCATCTTTCATCTCAGGTTGAGATAAGAATTGTATCCTACCTTGCTTGATATCGAGAAAGAAGCAATCTATGAGAGTAGTTCGATCAACCATATAACGATCTACACCATTCCACCTAAGAGGTTTGGAGCTAGAGCCGTATTGGCATTGGTACACAGGGGTTCCCATTAGCTTCTTAGTCAGTAGACTATTAGCTAATGCCCCTTCGCCAGCGTCTCCCATCACCAAGGTGACTTGGTGCTGGGAAAAAGTTTGGGCTATGCGATCTACTGCATCTACTGGATTAACGTCTCGGTAGATCTGGTAATGATGGCAAATGAATTTACCTCCCGGGTTCCTAGAAAAGACCCAAGATACAGTCCTGCTTAGGCCTTTAGACCCGCCTCCTGACCAGTCAACGCCTCCGCATACAAACCCGGAGGAAGTCTGTCGGGGTTTGCAAGCTCTATGTAACTCCTCTAAGGAGATTAGCCTAGATCCTACGCTATCGCTTACTCCCAAAACCTCGTTCTTAAACTTGGTATCAGAGTAAGTGTCTAACTTATTTAGAACCCGATCCCAACGGTTTTCTTGTTCAGCATTGGCGGGTAGTATTATCTGAGGTACATGAAATGCCTTAGTATAGTACTCTTTTTTCATGTCAACCCACATACCGTTACGAGGATTTACCTTACTTTTACAGTGCAAACATATAGGGCCTGTTTTCCCTATGCCATCTACGGTTCTATAAAAAGAGTACTTACCGCAAGAACCACACTTAACACACCACTCACTCTGGGATGAGTTGTCCCAAAGGAATTGTATAGTATTTTCTTGTGTTTTAGGTGTACCCATGTAGCTAACGAAGCCATACTTAGAATTGGCTAAGCATTCGTTAACTACAGGTACTACAGCGTCATAGTCAATATCCTGCACTTCATCGTATATAACACGATCTGCAGAGATTCCCCGAACCCTATCAGGATCATCGGAGGCGTAGTTAAATATTAGCTCGCTACCATTACCTAAGACTTTGAGAAAAACATTGTCCGAGGTTACAGAGCCCATAAGGGCTTTTATACCGGGACTATGACGTACCAATTTACTAACACGAGTATTACTAAACGTACTAGTTTGTTTAAGAGTGGGCGCTATGTAAAGTGTTTTGAAGTGTGGCATAGCTACACTCTCACAAACACTAAAAGCGGCGGCACTAACGGACTTACCTACTTGCCTACCACACATAAGCAAAGTACTAGGCCACTCGCCCTTATATAAAGCATGGTAAAACGGGTAGTCATCTAAGGAGAACTTATCTCCATCTAATTCTAAACTAGCTTCAGCTAATTGTTTTCTATTAATCATTAACATGAGGAGTCCTATGACAAATCAAACAGATTCTACTATTGTAAAGTACACCAACAAACTGGGGATTACAACCGTCCCTATTAGTTCAGCCGCAAACACCATTATACGAGTTTGTATGAGCGGAGGAGTTCCGTGCCTACACGGCGACTCTGGAATTGGAAAGACTGCTATTTGCCATCAAATAGCACAAAAGCTAAAAGCACACGCCTTCGTTGCTAAGACCATGTCTGAGTGCCAACCAGAAGATCTAGGAATACCCTTCGCAGATGATGAAGATCCTAACTACTTTTCGTTTAAACTACCTGATTGGCTTAAGCCCATCTTCGAAGCAGGTAAACTAGGCTTACCTTCGGTTCTCTTTCTTGACGAGGTAACCCGAGCCTCGGAAGCCGTATCTACCATTATGTTCAACATCTTAACTGAACGTCGGATTCATGGCCACAAGCTACCAGATAATTGCTACCTAATGGCCGCTTGTAACCCAGACAATGGGGACTATGCCGTTAAGGATATCATGAGCGACTTTGCTTGGCGACGCCGTCTCAAGCACTATTATGCCGTCCATTCTGTGAGCGGATGGCTAAAGTATGCCAGAGAAGTAGCCATGCACAAGTATGTAATTGAGTACATCGAATCTAACGTAGATGCCCTTATGGATGAAAAAGCCCGTAACGCAGGAAAGATCTACGGCAACCCTGCGGTATGGCATGAGGTTAGTAATTTTCTCCATGCTAATGGAGGTCTACTAGATGCTAGCATACTCGCCGGCTATATCAATTACGATATGGCTAGTGACTTTGTGTCTTTCACAGAAGATAGCGAATTCAAACTACCCCCCAAGGTAGTCGTTACTTCCTACACTAGAAAAGCTAAGCCTGTCATAGAGAAGATGGAGAAGGAAGGTCGTGCGGATCTAGTGTCACGACTAACTACATCGGTCGCTATGTACGTAATGGACAACCAACCTGATTCAGAAACTACTGCTACTAATATGGTTAAGTTCTGGTCAGAGCTTGGAGCGGAACACAAGATGAAATTTATGATGGAATTGAATAAGTATAAAGCCAACACCGATGGGAACTACTATCGCCTACTCATGGGTGTTATGAGCAAAACAGAGATCTGGAAGACTAAGATCTTCCCAGAAATTAAAAGTATAATTAAAGGCTAGCCCCACTACGCTACTAGGATAAGGAATAGGTACATGATACTAGGAGCCTTGATACCTATTTTTTTAGCTCTGAGACTAAATTCGCCCTTAGCTGAGATAGCTTCTGTATGTAGGTAGTAATCTCTTTTAACTTACGTTCTAGTACCGGATTGCTAATAATATCCTGCATATCCTCAGGTAAATCGTATACTCTATGAAATTGATCCTTACATAAAGTTAGCTCTTTGGGTAGTACAGATACGCCATTCTCCTTACAGCAAGCGGCTATAAATATCCTAGGTTCTTCTGCGTACAAAGGCTCTAGTTTTTTGGTGTTATTGTAAACTTTATACACCGAATCTATTTCATCTAAGGTATACGCTACGTTAGCAGGCGTCAGAGGCTCCCATATCTCCGGCACCGCTAATACACCATTAAAGGTTTGACTAACTGCCATAAACGCTCCAGCATCCCACAAAAACGCAGGGTTTAGTAGTATGGACATTGCTCCCATCAACCGATCTCGGTTTTTAGGCTCGGGCAAGCACCCAGCGTCCTCTAAGAAGTCAAAAGTAGTCTCTAATTCCCAAGCAAAAAAATTACCACTAGTTACTATATCGGCAGCAATTACCAGAGCTGTGGCAGGTATAAACTTGTTGCTGGAAAGTAATTCTTTAGCCTTAGGTTCGTTGCTATAAGTATCTTTTACAGATCCTATCATAGAGATAACTTCTCCACTAATAAAGTTTTCATATCCGAAGGAAGAGTTTCGAATACTTCAATAAGTTTTTGACTATCTAATTCTCCGTTTTCAGTAATCTCTTCTACTACATCAGACCCAAGAATATCTCCATATACGTAAGGGTCTATGGCTAGTAGTTTTTCTAGACCAATATCTTTACCTGCCATCTCTACAGAAGGTGCCATAGCTAGTTTGGTGTTAAAAATAGTGCTAATAGAGTCCGGTAGGTTTTTATGGTAATGAACATCTAACCCACTTAGTGAATCTAAGTTTTCTAAAGTATTCGCTATTTTAATCAGCTGATCCCTACTAGTGCCTTTACCTAAGTTACTAACCACGTTAGCTAACTTAGTGTATGCTTTAGCATGGGTACTATCCTTAGTTTTATAGGAACGGGCTTCTATCCAATTAGACGCTTCTGTTAAGTTGGCTTGTACTAGCCCTGCGTATTTAAGAGTTTCAGTAGATACTTCTTCCCCTCTAGAAGAGGCGTGTTTCACCAGTTTAACTGCCGCCTTAGATAAGGTGGCTGGTCTAAGCTTAAAAGCATTATTATATAAATACTTCTCTGCTGTTTTAGTTAAGGTAGTTTTAGTTAGCGGTAGTTTTTTCTGAGACTCTAACAGGTAGTCTGGTTCCGCAGAAGAATACGCTATTTTTTGTGTCTCAAATATAGTGCTAGGAACATCGTATATCTTAAGAGCCACGTCTATTTTTGACATTACTTCGGGCGCAAGATTTGCTACTTTTGTGGCATAAGCCTTTGATAGTATTGCGTCTGCTTTTGAGGCTATTGGGAACCTACGATTGTAGATGTCCGCAAACGCACTTTCGCTAGTTTTTTCACGGACTTCTTCGCCTACATGAGCCTCTTTAATATGCTCCTGTATTTGAGGCATGTCTTCTAGAATTATTTTTAAGTGGCTAAATGTCACGTCACTATTTTGATCGATCATTGGAGGTCCTTTATGAGACGAAGAAGATCTATTATTGGGAGTAAAAAAACCGGTACTCCTGAAATTATAAAATTAGAAAAGAACCTAAACAACTACCTAGCTAGGCTCATGGTAAGAAATTCTAACCTAGGTAGGTTTGCATTCTTTGTAGATATACTATCCGGTATGCGCACTATAGAGTGTTCTACTACTCCTACTTTTAGCATGGCTGTTGAAAATGGTCATTATGTCATGCGGTACTCCCCTACTATGGTAGAGCAGCTTGATGAGTTAGGTGCAGGCATTGTAATAGCACATGAGCTAGGCCATGCAGCACTGTCGCATACAGCACGTATGCTACAAGCTAGGGATATATACAAAGAGGACAGGGATAAACTAATTAAAATTTCGGCGGTTATGCATGTAGCTGCCGACTACGCGCTAAATAGCTGGCTTATAGACCAGTTTAAAATCTTTACGCTTAGAGAGCTAAAATGCTCCGTAGGCACACCACTAGAAGAACCTACTGAAGACCAAAAGTTTGAGGGGGAGCCTATGGGTGAATACGCTGGTATTCATCCTAGCGATGCAGGGCTTCCTCCTCTAAAGTCCATGGAGTGGTATACTCAAGAGCTTTTAAAAAGAGCAGGTGGAGATGCGCCTATGCTTAAACCCCCTACAAACGGAAACGGGAGTTCGGAGGATGAGAAATACCCTGGTAAGGGTTCGCCTGTAAACTCCCCTGATGGATCCGGCGAATCTGAAGAAGGGGAAGGCAAGCCTACTAGCGTCAGTAAAGCCTTGGAAGCGATTACTGCGGAGCAATTACAAGAGCTCTTGGGAGGTTCTGGTCTATCCGAAGAACACATACTATCTGAGTTAGACGAAGCTATAGGAGACTCTGATAAATCTATCGAAGAGATAACAGAGGCTCTTAATAGAAAATTTAAACGCGCTATGGTAACTGCTTCTAATAATCTAGGAGAGAAGAGCAGAGGTACTGTAGGAGGTAACATCAAAGCCTGGGTTGAGGAGCTTACTAAAGACCCTGAGATAAATTGGCGAGATGTTCTCAAAAGATATACCACTAGCGCTAACCCCAACTTGCGCAAGAGAAGCATGAGCAGACCTAAACGGAATTACACTAGAATTAAGGGATTCAGGACATCACCTTTTCCAGGTAGGATTAAAAATCCTACGTACTCTATAGTATTTGCTATAGATACTAGCGGAAGTGTGTCTAATGGAGAGATCCAAGAGATATTTACTGAGCTAGAAGGTATTATTCGATCTAATCCAGGATTAGAAGTTACTGTGGTAGAGTGCGATACTCGTATAGTTAAAATCTATGAGATGAGTAAATCTTCTGAAATTGATAGAGATCTACGTGGTAGAGGAGGCACATCTTTTGACCCTGTATTTGCTTGGGTACGTGGAGATAAAGTATGGTACGACGACCGTGCTAAAACAGTAAGACCTCCTAGAAGCGTAGATCTTCTTATCTATGCTACTGACGGCGAGTGTACTTTGCCTCCTCCACAGTTGCGAATACCGGAATCTAAAGTTCTGTGGCTACTCTCTTCTAGAGGTAGAATACCTTCGGATAATTGGGGGTATTTTGATAGGCCCACAGAAATATACGGCACTACTTCCTATGGTAACTTCATACATCTAAAAAATGTTTAGGTATTCCTCTAAGCCTATACAAGATCTAATAATCAGCCCTTTTAAACTAAGTAAAGGAGCAGTATCTTTTGAGTTTATTAATAGGCCCGAGTATAGGGTAATAATTCCGGGTAGTAAGACTAGATCTACTGTTAGCTCTTTTATACTATTCGAGAATGAGCAGCGTATGCTAGAAGAGTTGGCTAATTATGGGAATTATTTTATAGTAGATAAGTATGCTCGAACTTCCTATGAGCTACTAGATTACCTTATACAAGAACCTAGTTTCTTAAACAGTATATCTACTATCTCCGAAGTTCCTTTAAGCTACTCGGAATCGTACGTAGCGCTGGCCTGTCAGAAGCCTTATGGATTACAAGCACTAAGTACAGAATTAAACAGTTCCTATGAAATTTTTGAAGCCCTACATATTGAAGACAAAGAAGTTAGTATGGATTCGGTTAAGCTGGGCGGAGCTACCTATACCTTTCTGTTCAAATGCGAGACTACTCAAATACTAACCTACGAACTAGAAGATTCTGAGAAGATATTCTCACTAGATAAAGTTCTAGAATCCTGTGCGTACCAACTCATGTACGTGTCCAAAGAGTGCGCTTTAGGGTGCGCTTTTTGTAAGGAAGGGGTAGGTTATGATAACACCTAGATTACTAGCTAATAGGCTAAATATAGAATATAAGGTATTGATTTGGCTATCTAAATGTAATTACAGGCCTGAGGAATTTACTAGTCATTTTACATCTATTAGAATACCTAAAGGAAGGAAGACTCGCCAGGTGTACAAAGTGTCTCCTGCTCTAAAAAAAGTGCATAAAGCTTTAAAGGAGTACCTAGAAGAAATGTTACCCTCGAACGGGTACTCTTATGCTTATGTCCCAGGAGTAGGGATAGATGCTGCAGCTAAACGACTCATCGGCCACCCGCTATTAGTTACGGTAGATTTTGTAAATCATTTCCACTCTATAAAGCTAAAACAAGTAAAGTCCATGCTCATGCACCATGGTTTTACAGATAGAGTGGCTTATCTAATTTCTAGACTTTGTTGTGTAAAAAATGCTTCGGGGAAAAGCTTCTTACCCCAAGGATCTGTAGTAAGCCCTCTGCTAAGCAATAAAGTCAGTGAATTCTTATTGGATCCTAAGGTATTGAAGGAGTTCCCGGCAGCTACCTACACAAGATACAGTGATAATCTGTACTTAGGATTTAGCGATAACAAAATAAGCGGTAAAGATGTGGTGGCTAAATTAGAGGAGATAGCTTCAACACTAGGATGGAAAAGCCACAAAAAGAAAATCCTTCCTTACTACAGAAAGCAAAAAGCTCTTGGATTTGTGTGTAATACAAAGCCAAATATTCCTAAAAAGAAATGGTTACGGTTTAAAGCTATCTTACATAACCTAACAACCTGCTCGGAAATAGAAAGGCCTACCCAAGAGAAAAGGGCTAGGGACTTCTTTAAATTAGAGGAAGAAGCATCTTTGCTACCCTCCATTGAAGGTAGGGCCAACTACTGGAAACCTTACCTTGCTAGTACTAGAGCTACTCTAGTAGAGAGCTATTTACTTAAACTTAAGGAGATATATGTCTAGGCCTATTTATATTTTTACTACGAGGCTAAGCGAGCCTACCTACTATAAGAACGAAGGCTTTCCTGATCCTATATGGTATGAATTCAGAAAAGACCCAAAAAACTGGGTAGGTGCAGCTAAAAAAGAAAGTGAAAAAGGTTATAGTTGGAGAGGGAGTACTGCGGTGCCCGTACTAACAGGGGGAGACGAATCTGCGTGTATAGCTGTAACTACAAAAGACCCTGTAGCAATTCAGGAAGTGGTAGATAATCTTTTAGAAGTTTGGCCGGAGGTTTATGTACTAGATGGTCCTTCGTATGCGGTGTATTCAAAACTACTCATGTGTGCGGTAGAAAGCCCTCTAACGCTTACTAGGCATAAGAATGCGTGGGAGGCCTCTTTCATTGAAAATTTTCACTTAGCCAAACTCTTCGACCAAGACCCAGATGCTTTAGAGTCTGCTTTAGAACGTAGCCACAAATATTCAAACTATCTAGAACTGTTGCGGGAAGACGCTTTTAGTGAGTTTACCTTACTAAGCCCTTACGTACCTGAAAGTTTAATGTTAAATTTCTACAGTAAAATAAGCAATAAACTGCACTTGTACTACCAACTAGGAGATCAAGTATGCTCAGTAAACCTAGTTGATGAGTTTTCAGACGCATGTGACCAACTGGCTAGTTTGTACATGGCAGGATGTTTGAGTTGTTCTAAAAACCACAACTGCTTACCTGAGTTAACAGAGCAACAGGTTAGCTATGGGTTTAGATTAACTACTAAGCAGATGGACAAAGTAGTTAGGAGACTATCAGACAGTAACTCTCTACAGTATGCCCCTATGGGTGCTCATAGGACGATTAGAGAAAGTACCTTTAGGCTACTTAATAGTAGCTACGTCGAAAGAAGTGGTACTCCTAGAAGTACAGATCAGATACTACTAACCAAGACCAATAAAGAAGAGAGTACTATAGTATCTGGAATTACGGCCCATTTTGAAGACGCTCTTAGAAGAACTACTATTAAGGCGTTTAGGGAAAAAGAATGTTCTAGATGCCTTCTGGCGGATAGTTGTAGCTCTGTTAAGTTAAATACAGCGACAGCTTATCGATTTATAGATGTTTCAAAAGCTTGTAGGGGGGCGGTAACTAGAGAAATTTATAGAGTAGACACTACTTTACTAAGAATAGCTGCTAGCATGCATCTATATGTATCAGAAGATAAGGGGGGTATAGCTAGTGCTTTTACCTCGCTTCTTTATACCCGGTTTAGTTCAATAGAACTATCTACTTCAGTAAAAAAAGCTATGGGCATACTTACTTCTAATAGTAAATTCTTTTACGGAGCTATAGTATTGCCATCCTGTATGGTGGACTTTATGGAGTTCGCCATGGATAGTAAAGCTTGCGATACCTTATTTCATGATTGGGGCACAGAGCTAAATCGTGGGAAGTTCATTGGTAATCACACCTCACGAATACATACGGGTATAGGCGGGCTAGAGAAATTTTCTAATGAAAAATCGTCCAAGTGGTCTATTTTGCTACCCACACATAAGTACTCGGCTTATAACTGTGAAGAAGAGTTTACCAGCTCAGATGCCCCTTGGTATATCTCCATAACTGCAGAAGAGTTTATGCTTACTTACGGAGATCTAGCCGGCTCTAGAGTCTATTCTAGTAGTTGGATGACGGACATATCTCATAGAATTTTGTACTTAGTACAAGCATTTATAGATATTACTATGCCAAGAACAATAGTTAGTTCGGGTAGTTTTGGGATTAATAAAAGCGTTATGCCCTTGGCTAACGTACACATAAGCCTGCCTAGTAATAAGTATCTAAAAGAACTTTCAAAGTCTACAAATACTATAGACCTACTAACCAACTACATAAACACTTATGTTTCGTACGCCTCAGCTGTTGGATGGCCCGTACGTGTAGTTCTTAATGCCTTTCCCATAGAGACGGACTATTATGAAAATTAAACTTTCACAGCTAGTAACAAAAGTACCTAGTGCTCACGTAGAGATAACTAATATAGACCTATCTTTACATGAGGCTACGGGCCTAGTAAACATCGAAGCGGTATTGCTGGTAGGTAAAGAGGAAGTCAGCCAAGAACTTCTAGCACTTCAGATACCTTTGCAGTTAAGTAATAAAGAACTTCTAAGCCTATTCGATATTACTAAGGTATCCGGCAACACTAGGCGTAGGCTTAAGTAGTGCATATAGATATAACCTATCTAGAAGATACTGTATTAGCCTTAGGCTTAGATTCTGAAGGAAATATTACACTAGTAGAGGGTTACACGAACTACGATAGTTTACTGATTATAGCTCTAGATACCCCTCTAAAGGGTTTGAACTTTAGTAGAAACGATACTTTCGAAGACAATTTCATAGATATTAGAAGACTAGCTAAGTACTGTTCTTTTGAAGAAGTGTGTATTACTAGTGATAATGCCTACAAAGAAATGTTTAAAAACCTACACCAGTTTTTAGAGCCGGACCCCGAGAGTTCTAAACATCTTCGGTTAAAAACTAAATTCTTGGGGTACTCTAATTATTCTAGGCGAGGTGTTCGAACTATAGGCAATTTGTTCCTAAATCTTAAAACAAAAATCCCTGCAGGTATCTCAAACCAGAACCTAAAAATATTCCATATACTAGCAAATAATCCTGCGGCTGTTAATTGTTATGTTATAGGTGAAGAGGCTGCTACTATTTGGTCTAAGTTACTGGGTTCCGGCATGCATGGCCTACGCAGACTAGTAGGAGATATGTTTAATATCTTATACGATGAGGCTACTATAGATGCTCCGGTGCCTTTTATTGTTCTAGAGTGCGCCTCTGTAGAGGACTACTTGTACCTTAGATTTTCTAACGAGCATGCAGGTGCTTTGGAGAGATCTTGTTATGCCCAAGTGGTAAACGCTATATACCATCTTATGAACTCTAAGTTGGAATGGTGGCTGCCTCTAGCTAGTCTGGAATCGGGCGGCTACGCCAGCGTAGATCCTTTGGACCCAGATTTACCTGTCTATAAAGCCCATATGTATCGATCGTGGTTGTACAAATCAGCGCGCCTAGGCAAGAATTCTACGCTTGCTTGTCCTTACGATATGCATGCACTACACGCATTCCTTAAAGAAGCTAGTGTAGTAGCCTTCCGTAATTTTGGTGAAGATTATATATATTTAGAGGAGTCCGAAAATTATGCTTTTACGGAAGAAATAGATGAGGAGTCTTCGAACATAGTAAGCAGAAAGAGGCTTAGAGTAGATCCTGTAGGAGGTATGTTTCCGAAGGTTAGGGTCGATACCCTAACAAACAAGGTTCTTATAGATGGAGGTGCTGACCTATATGTATCTATAGTAGGAAGTAACCCATTAGCTAGCCCTCCTACATGTATGTCTACTTTAAAAGCTTTAGTTAAAGAGTCAAAGACTGCTTATCTTAGGTATACTAGACAAAAACTATCTAGCTACATAAGTAGCTCTTCTACTTGGTTGTACAAAATTAGTAGAGATTGTTTACATTTTCCCCTAGCCTCTGAGTACCCCAAACGTACTATGGCTTCTAAGGAGTTCTACGATATATTAAATTTTAGTAAAACTCTAAATATTGTAAAATTCAGGAAATTGATGTCTACTGGCCTATACCATATTCTAAACGAAGCTTTTATGTTTAGGAAAGAAATGCTTTATGATTTGGGTCTACAGAATGGTAGGGCGTTTGATGCTTTGTTTAATCCCCTGTTTATAGCAAGTAGACCTAAGTTCCATAGTAATATCTTTAACCAAATAAGTCTAATTGATACTACTACCTTGTATGTAGGAAACTTAGATAAATCCGCTATAGAGGTAGTAAAGGCTGATTTTAATAGTGGAAGGAGCGTGTTACCGGATAATTGGCCTAATGTAGATACCACTCTAATTGCTTGCAGTGCTGCTAAGGCTCCTATGGATTTAAAAAGCTTGTACATGAGAGGCCTTAGATTATTATATACAGAGGTAACAATGCTTCAAAATACCAAAGAATCAGTGTGGTTAGAGAATTTTGGTAATATAGAATTGGTACTAAAAGCTCCTGATAATACTATAGAAGCTATGAAAATACTGGATCTTGGCGAGGCCGAAAAATCTAGAATGAAGAGCCTTAGTATATTTAGCAGTTCTAGAGTGCCTAAGCATTTAAAATTGTTTAGTTACGTTACTGATGCTCTTAGACTCCATGTGAACTGTACTCTAAATAATAACTATAATATTACTATCAGGATGGGGCAGTTTCTTAAAATGTGCGAAGTTCTAGAAGAGTATGGTTCGGCCATAAGGCTGGTAACTATCTTAGAAACCATGCTAAATGGTCTTATAGATTCAGACGTAGATTACCGAAGTAGGCACTACCTATTAGGCACTATTTCTAGACTTAACTTCTACTTGGAATCTCTTAAAGAGTTGCAGGATCAAGATTAGGGCAGTAAACAGAAAGAGTAGCCAAAGCATCTTGTTCGATCGTAGCGGCAGCTTCTTTGGAAGCCTGCTTCTCGTTAAGGTCCTCTAGTGCGGCGCTTTTATTTAGGTCCGAAGCTGCAACTAGGTTTCCATAGTTGGAGCAATAAGTTTGAGCCAACGCATTTGTTTGTATAATAAGGCCTAGTAAAGATAGCCCTGAACCGGCGTTTGTAGCTGTAATAGTATTAGCCCAGTTAGAGTCGAATACGTAGTTTGAGGAATCGTCTATGTAGTCTTCTAAAGCAGTCATAGCTGCATTGTAAGCCGCATTGTAGTCATCTGTATCCTCTCTAAATTCCTGTACAAGACCCTTAAGTGTCTCTTTGTACTTGCTAGATACCACAGAAGATAAAGTCTGAAGCTTGGAGGTGTACTCATACAGCTCGCATATTTTAGTCTTAGAATCTGCTAGGGTGGTATTATCTTTTTGCAACGAATCATAAGAATTTTGAGAAATATCTTGAGACTGCTCAGCCAAGGCTCTTGCGTCCCTTGCCGTAGTGTACGCCTCTATGTACTCTGTTCTAAGAGTAGCTATTTCTACGTTATAAGGGAAGTAGTGCGTAGAAGATCCGGTAAACTCGGACTTTACTTTCAAATAAGTGCTGACAACGTTATTAAGAGTGTCTCTAATTACTTGTGCAGCTGTAGTAGCGACACTTAAATTATCAAACTTTACGAGGTTTACGTTATCTCTATACTGAGATAATCCTCTCGTTACGGCCTGATCTCTAGCAGTTGGTATTAGATCCAAATCCGCTATAGTAGCATAATGGTCAAAAGTATCTTGAGCTGCATCAGAAGAGTCTACGATACTGTATACAAATAAGTTTAATAGATAATCTTTATCTTGGTTATCCCCTGTATACGCATTATTTTTGTGCACTACAGTTCTTACCTGATAGGCTACTCCTGTTACAGAAGCTGTATCCGCCACTCCTCCTCTAGCTTGGGTAACATAGACCGGTTTAGTCGTGCTCATAGTATATCCTCTGTTGTAGAGCCATAATTATCTGGCTTTAAAATGCTTATGGGGAAAGTCACTACTGAGTTTGCGTTACTATCAGTAACAACTATATTAGAAAAGGTAGCTCCACTAACTAAAGGTATCCTATACAACCTAGAGTTAGCTTTGAGGTGGTTGCTGGGCTGTAGATTAATAAGGGAAACCCCGGCGCAAGTAATTGATACCTCTCCACTGCCTCCTGAAAAACTGATGGCCAAAGTATCTCCCTCATATAGCTTAGTCCTATCAGAAGAATCTTTACCTAAGCTGCTATACGTTATATTCTTAATAGCTGCTTTAAAAGGTTTAATGTCTTCTGGAGAATACGAACCTGTGTTTGCTTTTAAAACAGTTTCTATAGACTGTAGAGCCGATTGTAAGGCCTTGTACGTGTAGAATTTATTAGTAAAAGTATTTGTTCTGTAGGTTACCCATCTTGCTATAGTAGTGGTTGTTATGTCCGCCTTAGGTGGGTATTTTCCAATTTCTGAGTTTAGTAGCGTACGTATAAACCTCTGCTCTCCAGAAAACTCCGCTATGTCTACATTAGAATCTACAAAAGACTCAAGTAAGAAAGGTTTGTTCGATACATTAACACTAGAATTGATAGTTACCGTAAGTGTCCAATAGAAATTGTCACTACTGAGTTCGGTGAAAACAATGGCTTTAGTTACATTGTATAAGTTACTCATCAGAATACTCCACAGATATGGTTTCTTGTTTACCTATAAGGGTAATAGCATTGTTACCAATATCATTGATTAGATCCTGTAAAACTTTTGGTACAGTGTCCCTATAATCCTTGACTAAAGAAATGCTATTAGTTTTAATGGTTACTCTATCAGATAAGTAAGTGGTACTTTCAGATACGCCTGTTTTTTTTAGGTTCAAAAGGTCGTGTATAGACGCAACCCTTCTAAAACTTACGTCTTTACTCATAGGATCTTTTCTAGTAACAACAAATAGTTCTTTTTGTATTTTGTTAGGATTAACTATTTCCATAGTTATACTGTACTCTCCAGAAGAACTAACTTCTGTGTTAAAATATAGATCAGCAGAAACTTGGGAGCTCAAATGGACACCTTCTTTCTCGGAATAGACCCTAGTGCAACAGGTACTGGAGTTAGTTTAATCAGTAACATCTCTTCTGAAACCCTACATATAAGACCAGGTAAGAGAAGGGATGCTGAGAGACTACAATATATACATAGCGAGTTAAAGAGTTTTTTAGAAGGTAAGTTAATTTTCATGGGAGTAATGGAAGCTCCTTCCTACGGTTCCACTCATAAAGAGTTTATATTAGGAGAAGTATTGGGAGTACTTAAACTAACTTTAATAGAGCTAGGTATATTTAGTGTTTCCGTACCTCCTACTCAGTTAAAGCTTTTTCTAGCGGGCAAAGGTACAGCCTCTAAAGAAGAGATGATTTCTGCTGCGGGCAAATGGGGTTGCCCTTCTACCAACTCGGATATATGCGATAGCTGGGCCGCAGCCCTGCTGTGTAGAGATTTATTACTTCAGCCCACTGTAGTTACTAGATCTGCTCTTGAAGTTCGTAAGCGGGTAGGGGATAAGAACTCTAAGGATATACAGATGGTCTTAAATAAGAAGGTCTAGTTCTACGTAAACCTCACCTTGATCTATTACAATACCTCCTGTTTCAGAAATCTCTATTACGCAATCAGTTTTACTGGTTACTAAAGCTGAAGAAAGCACATTGAAGGCTGTTCCTAAGACAGAAGTAACGCTAAGCTCATTTAAAGCCGTAGTAAGAGAATCACTAGGTATAGTTACATAAGACACAGCGTTAGTATCCCCGAAGAATAAATTATTAACAACAGTGTTGCTATTATTCTTTGCTTTAACATAATTACCTACTCTAAAGCTGGCAGCCGAAGAAGCTGTAGTAACTTGTTTAAGTACAGTCACTCTTATCTCTAGTAGGTTTAAGGTAGCTCCTTTATTAAATTCTAAAAGTCTTAGAAGTTGCGGATCTCTAGAAAAGTCACATCTTAGCTTGTCGGCTACTATAGCAGATCTCTTACCAAGAGTTACTTTACCTTTTGGTATAGGCAGTTCACTTCTTAAATCTACTTTGTAAGATTTAGAAGAGTCTGCAACATTGGTATCGTAATACTCTATAGGGGCCCCGTGTATATTATTGAGTTCACTAGTACTGCTATAAGTACTGTTATTAGATATATAGTTTCTAAGAAGGGAGAATTCTCTATGGCCAACTATTAAGCTAGTTTCTGTAAGCCTAGCTAGTTGAATATACATGTAACCGTTATCTAAATCTACAGTGCCTATAGAGAACTGGGCGGAATTTTGCGGTATGACCGTAGTATTTGCTATATACGTTAAGTTAGATTCGTCATACAGCTGTAGTCCTATAGTGGTACAAGCCGTAGCCGCTGTTTGGTGGTATATAGGAGAAGTAGACTCCGTAACCTCCAATACTAGGCTAGCCCCCTCCATGTAAACTTTAGACACTTGGGATAAAGTGTTGTGTAGCCCGGTAACATAAAGAGTGTACGTATCAGAGCCTGCTGCTATAGTAATAGAATTCTGCCCGTTCACGGAAGCGGCAAGATTAGTTATAGTAGACCCGCCCCATTGAGCTCCTGCAAGAGCCGTTAGGAAAGCTGATACATCACTATGCCCTGAACTAGTAAAGCTTACTTTATTTCTCAAAGGTAGTTTTACTATACTATTGGTCAATGCTTGATCAGTCTCTACATAAGTTCTACCTGTAGAAGCTGCTTCTGTGGCAGGTAGTACGTCTTCTGCAAAAGAGCCTGTATCTGAAACTGAAGTTATATACTTAGTGGGTCTTTTTAAATAAATACCGTCCCCAGGTACAAAAAGCCCAGGAGAATGTAAGGTAGTTGCTCCTGGGTTTGAGTTACTAAAGTGGCTAGCTATTTCAGACCCTTGAACTAAGTACCTAGATCCTGGAAATTTATCAGAGTAAACACTAATAACTGCGTCTGTTAATGCAAATGTGTAGGATATATAATTATTTGAGGATTCTTGTTTTAGGTTAGAAAATATTTCTATATTACTAGAATCTTGAGAAGAAGAAATTAACGGAGTTAGGCGTACCTTTACGCTATTACTGTAGTTTTCTAGGAAGTCCTCATACAAAGAGTTTCTCTGAACTTCTACAGATCTAGTAGCTAAGTCTACTGAAGGTGCATTAAGATTGGTAGCAGTGATTGCTTGCCCATCGGTTATATAGGTTACGCTAGAATAATTGATTGCCATAGTATTCTCCTTAGCTAGGCTCTTGCATTGTTAATGTCCAGGTGTATCTAATTGTGCTACCTGAGCTAGCTTGTACTGCTGTATGAGATTGGTGAGCTAGCATACGTAGGGAAGCACTATTAAAAGTGCCTGCACTAGGCGCTAGTAGCGCTGATGTTCCTGTATCGTAATTAGCCCCCACAGTAAATAAGCCTGCTTCTACATAATTGTTAGTAGCTGTAGCCTCTGTTACCGCAAATTCACATACAAACTGTATCGAGTACTCTTGTATAGTAGAACTATCTATAACTTCCGTTAGTACATGATTGCTAGCCGAACCCATAGTAGAATCTGTAGCAGCTACAGTAATGCTGGTAGCTGATTCGCCTTCTGTGTAGTACCCGAATTTCATATACCCTATAGAGTTATTGTTCTGAGGTCCAGCAGCATAAGCTAAAATGTCTGGTCTAGAAGCGTCTGTTTTAGGGAAGGTAGTGTTGGAAGAAAGCAGGGTAGGTGCTACCAACTGGCCTAAAATAGCCTTAGGGGCCTCTTTCACTAGAGTATTCTTTTTATTTACCACGGTTTTACAGTTACCCGAGGGTTCTATAACCTCTACTTTTACATGACCTTTAATAGGTGAAATAGTTGATTTCATTAAGTTACCTCTATAAATAAGTTTTGACTAATAGTAGATGCGCCTATAGGAAAGTACCTTGGATATTCTGGGTACGAATTTCCTACCACCATTGCTTTAGATACTACAGGAGTACTTCCAATTACATTAGTGAAAAATCCTGACTGTATAATCAGCGTGGTAGAATCTACTTGTAGCATAGTTAAGTTTATAGGTATATTAATTCCTGTACTACCCAAACTTAATACTAATATGGGTCCAGAAACCGCTAAGCAAGTAGCCGGCTCTCCATGTATTGTAATACCGCTGGTGCTAGTAGTTATCCCGTGAGAAGCATTCTGTAGGGTAATATAAGCAAGTATGTCTGAATTACCTATACCTGTATTTTGCGCACTGTTTATCTGTTCAGGTAAGGAACTAGGTGTAGTGGTTACTGTCACAGATACAGTTTCTAGAGGTGCTTCTACATACTCTAATAGAGGAGTTATGCTAGAAGTTATTATTAAATTACCTAATTGTTTTACCTCTTCTACAAATTTCAAAGCGGTACTTAGTCCCATATTAGAATTATTTAGGGCTGCTTGTAGGTAAGATACACTTACTAGCTTATTCTCTAAAAAATCTTTGACCAGTTTGTAAGAGGTCTCAAATGTTTTAGATCCTGAGACAGTAGGTATAGCTAAGTCGTAGTCGCCTATTCTATGCTTCCTCATATTCCCAATGGTATAATCCCATTGATCTGTAGTTACCCTACTTCTACCACTATCCCCACTACTCCACACAGAATTAGGGATGGTTACGTTTTTCGTATGCCACCAATTAGCTCCTGAACTGTAGTCGTCTATACTAACAAAAGTGTTTATAAGTTCATTCTCTGCGTAACCAGGGTCACTAGGTAATTCTTCCAACGAAAATTGGCTAGAGTTAGTTAGGGCTATATTTGCGGTACCTATCCTAATAACGTAACTACTTAGACTACTAGTATAGGCGGACTCCTTTATGCCTAAAAATTTTCCCGTAGCACTAGTTAGTACCAAAGTACCAAGTTTCTGAGAATCTGACCTTAGCTCCACAATTACTTCATTAGCTATATTGCTATGTATAATATCTTTGAAGGCAGGTACTGATATAAAAAAACAACTGTTCTTTGTAAATGAACCTTGTTTAGTTACAAACAAAGGGGTCGAAGATATTAAATTATCGCTAATATACGCAGATTTAAAAAAAGAATACTCTTCTAAAGTAGTTCTTAGTACTTCGGAAACTAGGTTTAAATACACAGGGTTATCGACGGAGTAGTCATTTATTATCTTCTCCCCTCCTAGAAGAAGGCTTATTATGTTCGTGAGAGTATTTTTGGAAAGCCCTAATAGATTAGCTTTTTTAAACTCTACTAGGATGTCTCTGTAGTTTTTAGAGCTTAATACTCTTACGTTATTAGGCAATAACCATCCGTATCTTTTATGTAACTCTAGGTTGTCTACCTCACAACTGTAAGCCCATACCCTTGATACGTTACTTTCCACATTAATTAGCTCATTAACTTTAGTGTTAAAGGTATTACCTGTAGACAAAGTTACCTTTAAGCTTGCGGAGTTTAACTCTGCGTTTCTATCAGAAGTACTAATTACTACAGTATACCTACCGTCTTCTAGGGAGGTGGCCAGAACTTCTGTGGTAAGTTTTGTTTCGCCCACTTCTAAATCCAACCTGCTTCCCGGTACTAAAGCTGCGATATCATTAGCGGATAAGTCAGAAGCTCGTAGTTTAAAGCCTGTTCTGACTCCCACTAAACCTAAAGAAGGCTCTATTTGCCAACCGGCCTCAACAAGAGGATCTTTATTTTTTAGCACTAAGAAGCATTCATACCTATTAAAAAAAGATGCTTTGTTAAACCTAGCTGACAAAGCCTCTATCTCTTTAGACCTACTAAATAGTATTTCGTAATCTCTACTTGCTTCTAGATAGGTATTACTATCTATAGTACAGCTGGGGTATATGCGCGAACAGTTTATTAAGTAGGGGTCGTTTTGTACCATAGGGTATACAGTTAGGTACTCGCTCTTATCTAAATTTGTTAGTTCTATCCTATCTTCTAAGACTAGGTCTAAAGCTTGCCAGGTGCTTAGGTTGGTTTGTTCTGTAAATTCTAAAGAAAGAGTGGCTAATTCTTTAGTTATATCTTTGTAATTATCCGATATAAAACTTCCCACTACTTTGTATATGGCTTTCAGCATATTCAAATCATCGAAAGACTTAAGCCATATATCAGGTAAGGTCTTGAGCAATACTTCGTAATTAAACATTACATCACCTCTACGAGTATATCATCAAAGGAGATAAAGTAATTTAGTACTCTGTCAGATATTTGTAGTTCCTGCATGTAAGTACTTGTAGTGGTATCCGCTATTTTTTGCTTCGAAGTGTCTTGTACAGTAAGACTATTAGTTGTGGTGTACAACATCTCTTTACCATTAGGCAAGTAAGCTATGTAGTCTATACCTTGCGTAAACTCTATATTAGTAGCTATACCAGAGAAGCTTATAGTTAAAGGGGTTAGTAGATCTATAAGGCCTATAGAAGTATCTTCTGACCAATTATTAATTACTTGAGATAATATCGATTTTACTTCCACAACAGGCACTGAGCTTACGTCTACTCCAGCAGCTGTTATTAGTCGGACTTTAGGTATTATTACCTGTATAGGATTTGCAGCTATGGCTAAAGTATTATTAGCCAAAGTACTATAATCATTACTATTTATTAGTTCCTGTACTACACCTAAGTTAGAATCTACTTTAAATAATCCAGAGGTAGGGAGTGCTTGTCCTGACGCAACCGAGATGTTAAATTTGCCTGAAGATGCTACCCCGTTTTTGTAGGTTAAAGAATCGTCTGATATAGCTAAGCTAATTTCCGAATTGCTTAGTGTTGTTGCTACATCTACTAGTGCGGCTGTGCAGGTGGTTGTACCAGTAATAGAGGAATACATCCTAGTTATTCTAACTTTCTGAGTAGTACTATAGTCCCAAAATGTAACAACACTTAAATTAGTGCCCGACCTACTAATAGCCAGAGGAACTACTATAGGTTGGTTTGGCAGAGCGGAGGTAGTTATATCAAAAGGTTTTTCTTCTAGGACTGATTTTAAAACTACATTAACCATACCTAAACTATGGAACTCTGAGGCTGAGATACTGCTAGGTATTATATCTCTACGCATTTCGGAATCTCCAGCTCCTATACCTAAAGAACCTTTTATGTTAGGTATAGCCTCCTCATCTAGGAGGGCCCTAATACCCTTATCCGTACTAAAAGTTCTTGCTGTTAAGGAGAGTTTTATCCGCTCTTCTATAGAAGCGTTTTTGAATTGGGAAGGATTTTGTTTTAAAAAGTTAGAGGTACTATATATGCTAACTAAGTTAGGTATAGTAACGCTGCTATCAAAATTTCCAGAAATAATTTCTAAGTCATCCCTAGTATTTAGACTCTCAAATAGCTCGGTAAACAAGTAGTATTTAGTGCCGTCTTCGTCTACCTCTATGTAATTAGAAGCAGCTATTTGGATATTAGAGGAGCTGTCGAAAAGTTTTAATACTAAATCCCCATCACCCCTAGTAAGTAGTATGTTGCTAGGTATAGTTCTAGTGGCGTTGGTTAAGAACTTAAAAGTTACTATACCTTTTGCTGGTATAGCATCCTTTGGAAAAACTAAGAAGTTGCTGGCTAAATCTTGTAAAAGAGAAAAAGAATCAGCTACCTGACTGTTTTTTATACCTTCCAAACTCAACCTATCTCTAACATCGTCTGCTTGCGCTTTTATAAGCGCCGCTAAGTAAGACATTGGCCTTAGTACTAAGTCATTTACATTACTACCTTCTTCAATATTAACTTCAGGGAACTCAGTTCTAAGAACACTTCTTAAAGCTGAAGTAACTCTATTTACATCAGATACTTTGACTAACTGGTTATTAAACATGCCATACCTCCTATACTAATTGTATTAAGACCGATTGCTTAGCTTGGTTTTCTAGGACTAAAACTAATCTTAGCTCTGAGTTATTTATTAATGAAGACTCTATGATTTTTATGGAGTCTAGTCTAGTAGAGGGGTTTATAGATAATATGTTATCTTGTAGTCTTTTTATCTGGTTTTCAGCGTCTAGCATAATTAACGCTATATCCTCTTGTAGCGTGCTCGCACTATATCCTAACTCTAGTAACTTGTTTAAGTTAGTGCCTTCTTCGGGCTTATTAGGTACGCTGCCCTTAGAGGTTAATAGAATCTTTAACGTTAAATTAGTTAGTGCGATAAAAGAAGTGTCTGTATGAGAAATTAGCTCCCCTACTTCATCTTGCGCAAAAGATAAGGATGTAGCTTTGTACACAAATTTTCCCATCTCTTCTGAGTCTAGTATTATAGGTAGTGGGAATGTAGACATATCTCTAGACATAATTATTCTCCTAGTAAAGCCAGCAGTTTAAGTGTACTAGATGAATTTGCTTTTTCTAACTCTACGTTACGTAATTCTTTTTCAAAGCTTACTTCTTTTATAGGGGTAAATAAGTTTATGTAATTCTCTAAGCCTCTAATTTTTTTTAAGATCTTGTAGTAAAGGCTGTGTAGTAAATACACTTCCTCTAAAAGTTTGTCAGAGTCAGTTATCTTAGGTGCCAAGATATCTCTAATAGCGGTAATAGTTGTAAGGATGTCAGCTAGTATACCTAGGTCAGGCAATAGTTTCTCACTACCTGTTGTAGACAGTCCTCCCCATATAGAGTCTAGCTCTAATATACTCAAGGCAGAGCTAACTACTTCCTCTTCTGTGAGATTTTGCAACTCATTTATTACAACGTCATAACTAACTCTCATCTAAGGCCTCTGGCTTCTTCTATTAGTCTACGTACTCTTCTCTTACTATGGCTTATTTGTCCTTGAGTCATGCCTGTTTTACGTATTAACTCTTGGGCACTAAGAATTCTCTTTCCACCATACCCAGTAGTATACTCGAACACTAATTTATCTTGGTCTACAAGATCATTGTATACAAAGTCTAAGAATGCTCGATCAGCATCATATCTCTCAAATCCTGGAGGCACGGGTTGGCTAGTGCTGTACCCTGTTCTCATCTGTCCTTGATAAACCTCAACTTCTCTAGGGCTCCAGGCTAAATCCTCACTGAGTTCTTGAGTAGTAGGATCTCTACCTAACTCCTCTTCTAAAGAATTTTTAGAGGTTAAGAAAGTATTCATTTTTAATACTTGGTGCTCAGGCATCCTAGCAGGGTTGGTATGGGTATACACAATCCTACTCAAGCCTTTTAAATTGTTTGTAAGGTGCGTGTTTAATCTAGCTTTGTTAGGATCGAAAGTTTTAAAAGCATTTAAGCTGAGCTTTTTTGCCTCTAGATTTATTACAGGCCTAGCTACAGGACCAGAGGCCCACCTGCTAACTTCTTTCTGTATTACAGGCTCCATTCTATTAAATAGGACTCCTAACTTTTTTTTATCTCCACTGGATTTCCAAGCATCCCAAGCCTCTATATCTTCTTTGTAATCATATCTAGCCATTATAATTTTCCTCCAGTTCTTATAATATCACTATACATTAATAATACCTCTTGGTAATCCAAAGATAAGTCAGGTAAGTCCTGTATAGTAGCTGTCTCTCCTTTTTTAAGACTTGTAAATAACTTACTAGTAATACCATTCGAGTTGGGTTCTTGACTTTTATAAGTTAACTCATAATTTAGTTGAGGGACACCACTAGTATCGGATTGTTGGTTAGATAAGTCTGATATAGTTACTCCGGGTTCTATCCCAGGGCCTCCTACAAATTCTCTTATTATAGAGTAGTAAGGAGCTACTCCTACAGCACCATCTAAATAGTTCTTTTTAGCCCGAGTACCTCTACCTCTACCTCCAGTTACCTCCGAAGTTGGATTTATAAAATCTGGAGCGGTTTTATAGAAATCTATGTATTGTTCTAAAGTGCATATAGGTCGCCTAACGTACCTTAGAGCGACTGCTAAGTTCTCCATAAAAGGCCGCAATTCTTCTTTAGGCTTTAAAAATCCTTTTAGTACTTTATTGTAGTTTTCTTGGACATTATTTGACCTAGTCAATAGTCTAGACTGCCCTATAAAATCTTGTAAAGGCTCTTCATTCGTTTCTCCTGGACCTACATAACTTACTAAGTTGAAGAAAGTAGGCCAGTTCAGTGCGAAAGATTTTCTCTCTTCTCCTTGCGTTGGGCTCTGTACTTCGTCCGCTAACTTACTATTGGCCGAGTCTAAGTCTTTCTCTAACGCACTTTTCTTTTTATTTAGTTTTTGTATCTCCTCTTCTAACTTATAGCCATTGGAATCTTCTTCGTTTTCTTTATCGTCCAATTCTTGATTTACTTGTTTTATAGATACTTCTATTTCTTTTATTTTTAATACTAAATCATCTTGAGTAGATCTCTCTACTATACCAGGTACGTCGCTATCATAAGTACCTAAATATAATAGGTACTTATAGTATAGATTCGCTACCTCAGGCACTTGGAAAATCTCTCTGCTCTCAGTCAACGGTTCTATAGGGTGCATTATATAGTTAGCCCCCTGGTTCATAATACCTACCAACATGTCTTTTAGAGTTCTTACATTAGTTAGTCCTACTGAGGTAGAGGATGCTCCTTGGCTTAGAGTGTGTGTTATATTTCTAACATAGCCGATTATAGGAATGTTGGAGTCCTCGGAATCAAACATCAAACTGCTAAACCCAGGTACCATATTAGGGTTGAATATGGTGTTGATAGATACTTGTGTGCCTGCCGTACGCGCTGTTACATAATCCACTTGAGCTTGTTTTACAAATAAGCCATAGCTGTCATTACCTTTGGCAGAGGCTTTAAGAAGTGCTTCTTGTAAAAAGTTTAATTGGTCTGCAGGTATAGACCCGTCGCTTAAGTTTTGTATAGAATCCTTAGGTATCTTGGTTACGCCTTCTACTCGTCTAGAGTTCTCTAGTCTTTTAATTTCATATAACAAAGGATTTATCTCAGTAAATACTGGATTAGGCCCTCTATAATACTCTTCAGGAAATACCAACACTTCTAAGTCAGATCCTCTTGAGCTACTGGCGTTCTGCGCATGCCTAGTTATTTTTGCAGGGTAACCTACGTAAGTTCCATGATCCGCATACCCTTTTTTATTTGATTTTAAACTAAGCCGCCTACCTTGACTCTTCCTATCGTAATAATACCTCGTAGGTGCTGAGGCGTAATTCTTAGATATCGACCAACTTGTTACCATACAAGGGAATAGTGTATTACAACTAGGGGGGATGCCGTAAGGTGTGGTAGGTTTTGTTACATGCTGAACAATTCTGTTACTTCTTTTTTTAGGGTCAAAAGCTTTTGTGGGTATGCCTATATCGTCAACTTGTACAATACCTGGGGCAAGTATATCTAAGATTTCATAGTTAAGTACCTGGAACACATTATTGATAAGTGCCGCCGAGGTTCCAGAAGCTCCATACTTCCTACCAGTCATACGAGCTAAAGCTCTAACATATTTTTTACCTCTAGAGGTTCTTAGTACCGGCGCTATACCAGAGGGTAGGGCGCTTTTGTCTAACCCAGGAATTCCTTCCACTATAGGGCTTGCTACAAAATGCTGTTCTAATTTAGTTAAATTAAAGTATCTAGCAAAAAACCCAGTGTTTACCACAGACCTAGTTGCTAGGTTTCTTTTTCCTACGGTTTTTTTAAAAGTGTTCTCTAGATACTTTTTATCAAACCTTGAGAGTAATTCTCTCAGTATTTTTTTATCTGTTTGATTTACTCTAGCAATTACCCCAAATTTAGCTAGCGCCGATTTTATCTCTTCCTCTGCAACTACTCTTTCAGTACCGGTATCTAAGCTGTTCTTAATCTTATTAAGCTCAGCCAGTAGGTATTCTTTAGCTTTAGCATCGTCGTTGGATAATCTATTAAGAGCATTATCTCTTCTTTGCGACACTAAATCTAGTTGCTTAGTAATGTATACGTCTAAACCTTTACTAGATTTTTTAGATACATCCCTATCTAAAAACCTTCCAGAAGCAGCTAAAAAGATGTTACCAATAAAATCAAAAGGTCTTTTTATGTAGGTCTTGTTATTTAAGCCTTCAGTGAAAAGTCTTCTTGGGTAATTACCTTTTAAAGTAATTTCATCTGGGAAATTTTTATCTGGTTTACCCAGCTTCCCGTTACCTTTACCTCCTAAAAATTCTAGGTAAAGCTTATTAAATATATCGTAGTTAGATACAGCGCTTATTTGTACTTCTCTAGAAATCGCACTGCTGGAATACTGAGTAGAGATTAAAAATCCCTCAAACAATAAGTTCCAGTGCAACTCGCCAGAAGGGTCTCCTGTGTCTAGGTAGAATATCGCTACCTGCAGTCTATCTCCCTCGCCTAATCCAAAAATCAAAGGATGTGCTGGCAGGCTTATTTGTGCCGAAGAAAAACCTGGTAATTGGGTACTAACAGTAACTGCTGAGGCAGGTACCAGTACTCCTGCTATGTATACTTTATAATCAATTCTAGTAGCTAAATTCGCCATTTTGATGATACCTTAGGGCTAAGAAATATAGGATTAGTGCTTCTAACAGAGGGTACATTTTAGAGCTGGGAGGTAATTGTGTACTTAAAGCATCTATATACCCTACATTAGCTTTAGACCTAACTAAAGCAGAATGTAGTTTTACAACCTCATCTTCTAGTTTACTAAACCTAACAATAACTTCTTCGTCCTCTAAGCAGAAAGGAAGCTCCGCTTTTCTAAACCAAGAGGGGTTTGCACTAGGGGTGGCTAGGATTAGTTCTACTAACGAATCTAATCCTAGTAATATAACTAACTGCTGAGCCCTTCTAAATCCTTTTAGCAGTGTTACTTCTACATCCTCTACTGTGTTATTGTAAGTAAAGCTACCTACTAAACATTTAGATAGCTTATGTCCGAAGGCTTTTAAATTTTCTGGTAAGTTAGCTAATAACTGCTCTTCTAAAGGAGTAGCCAAACCTTCCTTTTTTAAGGATTCCCATAAAGTGCTGCTATTTAATTCTCCTTTAGCATACATAACGTGTTCCGGAGCATAGAAATAAAAATCATCTTGGGTAGTGTACTTATGCGTTCCGCTAGGTAATGTAACTTGTATTTCGGTACTGGGTACCCATGACATAGTGGGATGTATTTCTACACTATTAGGTTTAATAGCTATGTAGTATTTATTGGGAAATACTTGTAGCACAGCAGGATACTTAGTAGAGCTCAAAGATACGGATACTTCGTTTTCTGCAAGCTGAGAATCTGTAGTTATTACAGCAGATTGGTATTTATTTAGTAAAGACATATCCTACCTTTTAATTAAGTGCGTTCGCTGTAGCTGCTTTTCTTGTTTTTTCTTCTCTGGCTACTATCTTATCTTTTTTAGCCTTGTCGTTACGGGCGGCCTCTAAGCCGGCCGCTTCTATTAAATCATCGTTTGCTTCAGCGGTCGCTATGGTTACTTCTATAGCTTCATTTGGTACTACCCCCTCGGAGGTGACCTCCGTTACCTTTACCGATACTGCAGGAACACCCTGTTTGGTTTTAACGCTAAATATAGCACCAGCTTTTAAATCGGCGTTAGCAGACTTTAGTATCGTAGCTTCTTTTACTTCTTTTGTTAGCTCTCCGGACAGATTAGTTTTTGCTTGTTTATACTTTTTTACTCTCGCTCTATACTCATCTACTTTTTTACTTGCCTGTAAGGCAGTTACTTTCTTACCGTTAAGGGTTCCCTTACTTTTTATAGTCTCTAACTCTTTCTCTACTTCTTTAATCTTCTCTAATTCCCGTCTAAAAGTATTAGCATAAGAGCAATTAGATCCTGAGAATACGTCGTTATTTATTAAAGATCCTGCAGTGAGTGTAAAGTCCCCTGCTTGAGTAACCGCCTTAGTAAAAGAACACTTGGACGAAGTGTTTGATCTGCCACCTCCTCTTTTAGGTCTAGGAGGTGCTTTAGTAAATCCTGTTCTAACAGGTTCTACCATATTGTCATAGTTCTCGGAGCTAAGTACTGCAAAGTCTTGTTCTATGAGGGACTGTTCTAAGATGCCTATGCTCTTAGTCATATATTTTAAATATAAGTCTTTTTCTTCCCCTATGATGTCCACACGACTAACTAACATAGTAAATGAAAAAGCTGTGTATAAGTCACTATTGCCTTCTACTTGTTGAGAAAGCATACTAAGCCACCCTGACACTACTCTGTTACCATAGCTAACCTGCACTATATTAAAATTACGGCTAGCAGTAGAACCCCTTATGTAGTTTTCATATAACTGCTCAAAAGAGTCTCTCCACTTATCTTCTTTAGTGTTCAGAAGCACGCCGCTAAAACTAAACTGTCTTGGTTGAGCTCCGTAGAAATAGCTAGCATAGGTGTCCCCGGGTAGAGGTATTATCTGTAACTTTTCACTATGCGCTTCTTGTACGTTAGTTAATATAAACCCTACATAGGCTTTGTTAGCGACTTCACTATCTACGGACTTTTCAGGGATGGTACTTACTAACCGTATCTTAGCCACATTTAGATTAGCGGCTTCTAGCTCGCCTTGTGTAAATATAGTGCTTGTATTTAAAGCGTCGGGAGTGCTTATAGCTAAACGTTCGCCCTCTACTGTAGATTTTTGTAAAGTAGAGTTTTTAGTTAGGCTTTCTGTAGTAGAATATACGCCATTGTAACTAGCCATTATGATACTCCTATGGGACCAGACTCAGAAACTTGAACTATTAATACAGTATTTTGATCAGCTATAGCCATAGCTACGTCGTAGCTAGGGAAATGGTCGTAGATATGGGTTTTACCTCTCTTATGGTCGCTTATGCATTCCATTAATCGAGTTGTTAACAAACTTTGTCCTGTAGGTAATACGTATCTAAGTTGGAAGTTTTCTTTACGTGGCATACGGTGCTCCTATTATTTTTCAGCTGTTAGCTGTATATTTATTACACTATCTTTGGCTGCTTGAACTTTTATCTGCTCTAGTTTAGTGTTGAAAGCGTCCAGTCCTTTACTTATTTGGTCTAAAGAAGACTTTAACTGATCCGCTTCTCCTTTTTGCTTATTCTTACTAGACATACCTCTAGAAGCAGCAATTATTTGTCCAAGCAATTTTTGTTTTTGTTGTGCTGCTTGCTGTGGGTCTACCGCTACTGCCGCTCTAGAGCGGTCGTACTGAGACTGTATACGAGCAAACTCAGGAGAAGCTTTTAACTTATCTATAGCCTCCTTACTAACTGCACTGTCTCCCGTACCTTTTAAAGAGTCTAGTATCCCCGATAGCCCTGAGTTTGAATCAAAAAACCCTTCCCCGAACTCTTGGGCTTCCAACATCTCATCTACTTTTAGTTTATCTTCCTCGCTAGGATTATCTAGTCGCCTGTTCTTATTCTCTCTTGCTATATCTCCCCCAGCTTGCAGCATGAATTTTCGCATAACTTGTTGATAACCTACTGATCTAGGGTCAGCTCCTCTGTGTAATATCTCAAGTTCCCTTAGCTCATTGTCAGATGCTGTTCCTTTTCTTTTCTTTTTAGCTAACAATACTCTTCTCGCTGTTTCTCTACTTCTAGCCTTAGACATTAGCTCTGGGGTAATTGCACTAAACCGGGTACCATCTTTCAACTCCCCGCTTCTACCCATTAGAACCTGCCTCATTAGGCTCTCTTCCCCACCTATAGCAAAATCCTTAGTTAGTAGTTTCTTTAGACGTGTTACTTCTTCCTTCTGCTGACTAATAGCAATCTTCCCTAAAGCTGTTCTTCTCGCTGCCTGTTCTGGATCTTCCATAGCGGCAGTTACTGCGCTTACTAAATTTTTACCACCTCTACCTAAGTTAGCTTCTATCTCAGCATTCATAGCGTCTATTTGGTCTTGTTCTTCACTGTTTTTAACTCTGCCTAGAGCTGAGTTTGCTATCGCTATATTTTGAAGATTTGTAGCCTCTTTAATACCTACAGTTTTACCTCCTGAAGTAACCATACCTTTTCCAAGAGTTTGTATTAATTGTTTAGCATGCCGCATATCCACATTATCTGTTTGTATCCCCGCCATGCCTAATATCTGCCTAGTATTAAATTGCCTAGAGCCAGGCATTACAACATTACCTGCAGTATTTATTACTTCTAGTAAGCTTCCTAAGTCTTCTGAGCCTATATTCGATTGATAAAGCGCTCTATCTAATCCCTCCGCTGTAAGAGTGCCTCCTCCTATATCTAAAGTATCTCTTTCTCTTTGTTCTGCTCCTAGACCCCCTAAAGCACTTAATCCTGTTATGTTCTGCATAGTCCTACTAAGTTCAGCAATACCCTTCCTAGATTCTCCAGTATCCTTAGTCATTGCATAATCCATAGCGGCCCCTAAAGCTGCTCTGTCTTCTTTATTATCTAAATTTAAACCTACCTCAAGAGCTAATACATCTGGGGTAAGTCTATCTATATTTACTATTTCTCCTTTAGCACGCCTAGTTCCTAAATCACGTAGTCTTCTTAAAGCTTTTGTGTATTTAGCTCTTTGTTTTGAATTGGTTATATTGAAGTTTCTTTTTTCCCCCATTAAGTTACCTGCTATTGTAGCTTGGTCCGTAAGCCTTGCTTGTTTCCTTACAACCTCTTTATGGTACTCACCGTCGCTAAAAAGACTGCCTAGACTACCTTCAAAACCTAAGTAGTGTCCTCTGAATAATTTGGTTAAAAAGTTTTGTTGGCCGCTAGTCGCTTCCTCCATACGCTGTGCTAAACCTCCGCCCCCTAAAAAGAAAAGCTCATCTCCTCCTCCAAATTGGTTCATAAAATCCTCAGTGCCTAGGCCTTTAACAGCGTCTTCGTAGTTAGAAAATGCGCTTTCTCCCGTACTTCGCCTACCTCTTCTATCTCCTCTCTGTAGTAATCTCTTTGAAGATATTAGGTAGTCAGGTCCTGTAGCCTCCTCCTGGTAGCCCATCATCCTATTAACCCCCCTCTGTCTAATATTAGCTGTCCCCAAAACATCCATGGCTAAGGCCTCCCCCATTTTTGTAAACGGGTCCATTGCAGAATCTACTACTCCCGCTAGGGTATCTGTGGTAGCTCTCCCAAATCTATCCAGCATAGTATTTGACTTGGCCATACCAGCATACCGCAACATCTCTTCTTGGCTAGATAGCCTACCTTGCTTTCGAGTCTCCGCTCTTACTTGCCTAAAATTTTTAGCGTAATGTATAAATGCTTTTGCTTGTTGCGGGTTTTGAAAATAAGAATCTACAGCTCTTCTATAACTCATGCCTGTACGTTTCTGTAAACTCTCTATCTCGTTTGATTGTATCTGCATAACCTCTTCTGATCTAAGGGAGTCGGACATTTCTTGTTTTAGCTCAGGCATCTGGTAATGCAGCTGTTCTAGAAGAGTGTTTCTATCGTGTTTTGAAAGCCCAGACCCTATGTTTCTACCTCTTTCTACTAAGTCTTTTCGGGTTACTTGCCCTCTAGTATATTGATCTAATAGCTCTCTATCAATCCGCATAGATCCATCGTCGTCCATTTTAACTGCACCCATAACTAAGGTATCAGATAATCTACCTAAAGTGCTTGCTTGCCCTCCCATTAGAGATTGACCTAGACCTTGTTTACCTCCTACCGCTGTTAGGTCTTTCTGGGATAAGGCACCAGAGGCTACTAGTGCTTGAGCTGCTGTACTAGAGTAGAAAGCTGCGTTCATACCAGAAGCGGCTCCTAACCCCATTTGGCTGTAAGTAGCGGCTCCTTGCCCTCCTAACTGGGCTGCTTGTTGAGTAGACATTCGTGCTGCTCTCGCAGCGGTAACTAGGTTTCTTCCCAAGCCCATGCCTTGAAACTTTGCAGTGCTAATACCCATATCTTGAGTTAGCTTTTGCAGTTGCATAGCATCGCCCATAGATATGCCTTCACCCAACATCATTATTTCTTTAGAGGCTTTAGCTAGATCTGTTATTTTACGAGTAACTTCTGAGATACTATTGGTTCCTGACAGCATACCCATGTTGCTTGCCATGCCGGTTAAGTTTTTCATCTCTGAAAATTTAACCCCAATACCTTTAGCTGAAGACCTTAATCCGCTAGCCATATCAAAAGCAGCCGTATGGCTTAACTGCCCGGTTAGTGGGTCTGTGAGTCTTCCTCCGAAATTACCTTGCATAGATAACTGCCTCATATCAGCCACATCCTGCATTTTACTCTTATACCCTCCTACAATGCCTCCTATACCAATGCCTCCTAGTATGCCTAAAGGCCCACCTAGCAAAGCACCGGTTGCTCCACCATATCCGGCCATACCTGCTATACCTGCTCCTAGTGTTAGTAGCGAGGTACCTGTTCCTACACCGCCTACTACAGAATTCATTGTTCTAATGTAATTTTCCCTGTAGTTATTAGAAGCAATATTTTGATGCCCTAGAATGCTTTGTCCTAGAGGTATGCCTTGGAACTGGTTAGCTGATGAACTGGCATTGATCATACCTTGTACACCACCCATAAAGGTGGGCACTTGTTGGGCAGTTCTTCCATTATCATGAGGCAACATGCCTTGTGCGTTATGGAAACTACCTGCTAATTGTGGGTAAGTGCCTTGGACTTGGTTATACATCTGGTATCCTGTCTAACATTTTAAGAAGGTCTTCATCTGAAGGAGAAACTCGTTCTTCTATTTCACCGTCTACTCCTATAAAATCATACGATTCAGGAATATGTAGCTCCATATTAAAAAGTTTATCTAATCTAGATGCTAACTTATCTAATAGACTTTTGTCTCCAGTTACTTGTGCGGCTAAACCAAGAACTTGTGAATAGTGGTAGTGCCATTTACGCATCCGCTCTCTGTGGACCATTTCTTCCATGATCCAGCTTCTCGCACTTCCTACTGGAGGTAACTCTATACCCCACAATAGCATTTGTGCTCTGGCACTACCCCAAGGCCTACTTAAAAATTTTCGATAGCCCTAGGGTCGCAAGCTAATTGTACTCGCCTATCAAATCTTTCTAGGATCTGAGTTAAAGCAAAGAAAATTTGAGAAGGTAAATTGCTTAAGAAATTGTATCTTTCTGTAAACTCTGCTTCTAGTACTTCCTGAGCACCATCATTGGGAGGGGTGAAGTTAAACTGGGATTCTCCAAACTTAGAAATGCTGGCAGCAAGGTTCATACGAGCAATTAAGTGCGATAAAGTGCCATTAGTCTCTGGTTTAAAATCTTGGATTGCTTCGATAACTCTATCTGCATCAGAAGTAGTTCGTGTTCTTAGCCTTACTACCATCTTACCCATTTTGTAAGTTTCTTCGTACATACCATTGGTAATAACTTGATCTAAGATCTTGGCTGCTTCGTCGCTAGTCATATTCTCTAAATCTATTTCTTCCAACCAATGGTCTCTAGGACTTTGTCTGGGCCCATCCATATTATCTAGTAGGTTTTGAAGAGCGATAGCTTCGTCATCTAATTGGCGCGTAGCTTCAATATCCGCATTTAACTCGGGAGGTAACTCTTCCTGTTTATTACTTTTTAAGGTAGAATTAGTAAGGGAAGTTCTTTCTTCCGCAACAACACCAAATTTTCTCATGGAGGCTCCTATGAATGGTAGTGATTTTTACGAGAGTGACTTAACTCCCGAACTCTGCTTACATGCAGACATCGATGAAACCCCTGATGGGGGGATTTGCAATTCTTGCATGTCTATACTATTTAAACAAGAATTTCCTGATGTGCAAGATGTTTCTAGTGATTTGATGCCTAAAGAAGACGATTTATCTGATCTAATAGAAGAAGATACTAATCTTTAAGATACTCATCGTATTTACTTCTAGCTGCTAAGGCCAATAAGGGCGCTGCTAGTATACCTGCACTTCTTAGCCCGTAGGTGCCGAAAGCTCTTCTAAGCATAGGTGCTACTTTATCTAAAGAATCTTTAGGTATGATACCTTTATTTTTTGATACTAAATTCTTAAGACCTTTAAGGGCTTCTACACTGGCTTTGCCTTCTTCATACAGTACAGGTGCTTGGCTAGCTGCTGCTAAGGCAGGCAGTAAGTACTTAGCGTCGTTATCGGAATCGATAGAAAATCCGCCTAAAGCTAATAGTCCAGCAGCTCTAGCTGAGTTTCTGGGAGTTAGTGTCTTCCTGCTTAGGTTCTCTATAAGGTCGTATAGTTTAGTTGCTCTAACGCCTTGATTTTTATTCAGTTGCGTAGCATGGCCTAACTCATGCGCTAAAGTCCCTATGTCTGTGGAAGGTTTCCCTTTTATAAAACCTCCTATTCTGCGAGCTCTTTCTACAGCAGTTAGAGGGTGTATTTTATCCCCACTTCCTAATAAATCATAACCACCTTTATCTAAGGCTCCGAAGAAGTCTTCTTTTTTAGGTAAGAAATCCTTACCTACTGGAGAGTACCCTTCTGTATAATTAGCCCCCATTAAGATAGGTATATCTACATTCTCTTTGTCCAGCATTACTTCGGTTAATTTACGAACAATATCATTATCGAACTTAGGTACCTCAGTAGCGAGCTCTTTACTTAGCGCCACTCTACTAGGTTCTATGTAACTATCAGATACGTAGCCTGCTAAGGGAGTTGCTCCTATAGCTCCTCCTGCTAAAGCCGTAGCAAATAAGGGGCTGCCTTTAGATTCTTCTTCACCAAAATTGAATAGTCCCATTACTAACTCCTACATAACTGGGGCATTTAGAAAACTGTGCAACTTTGTACTAGTTAAGGGAGACTCCACAACTTTTGATTTAGGTACCTTAGGTATTTCATTAGCTTTAAATTTGTTCATTGGAGCGTCCATGGCTGACTTTTTCATATAAACTACAGGAGCTGCTAGAGGACTTGTACCAAAGCTAGCAGTCGCTTGCATCCCTCCGTAACTAGCGGCTGTAGGCTGCATGGCTCCATACCCTACGGCGCCAGTAGCTGCGGCTCCAAACCCTAGGGTTGCTGGTAAGCCTGCTACAGAAGGTAAATTAGTCTCCATAAAGGTAGATGTAGCAGGATTTACTTGACCTGAAAATTCTAAGTAGCCGGTAGTGCCTCCAGACTTACTGTAATTAACCCTAGCTTCTCGTACAGCATTAGTGTAGTTATCTAAGGTGCTTTGTACTTGGTCCGAGTGTTGGTTAAGCTCTCCTACTAAATCATCCAACCCTTGTTTTTGAGCAGTAAGACTAGCAATTTCAGCTGGGTCATTAGACCTATTTATTTTTGAGTCTAATCCTTTAAGTTTTTTACCTATCTCTGCTTGAAGCTCTGAAGTAGATTTTCCTACGCTTTTTGCTCCTAGTACTTGCTTTACTTTAACAGTATTTTGGAAAGGTTGTATACTAAGAGCGGATAACTCGTCGGGAGACATCTTAGCTACAGTAGCATTACCAGATAGGAGTTTATTTACAGCTCCTTTACCTGCCTCAGTCTTAACAACTTTATCAGATAGCGTTGAAGCTAACGCGGGGTCAGTAAAGTGTCTTTGCAGTTGGTCTATGTTTTCTGCTTTAAAGCCCTTAGATACATCTACACGACTACCTCCTCTAGCTACTAGATTAGCCCCTCCTAGAGAGCTTATTTGATCATCACTTAGTTGTAAAGAACCTTGTCTAGCTTTTCCGCCACCAAAGAGCTTTGTAAACACTCCTTCACCTTTACCAGAAGTAGTAACTGTTAGTCTTCTACCTTGCATAACTGCTGTTATATCATCTACAGCTCTTTGAACTGATTCAGGGCCTGATGGTATAGAATCCTGTAACATAGCAAGCATAGTAGAACCTTGTGGTGATTGAGCTACTCCTGAGTTTTGTAGAGCGGTCATAACACCTCTTACTTGAGCTTCGCTTTCTGGAGTTATGTTAGCTTTACGTATTTGCGCATCTACATTTTTAACTATTTTATCAGATAGTTTACCGTACCCCTTATTCATAGTAGCGCTTACTTCTGTTTTAAATAGCTCATTAGCTATACTAAGGTCTCTTCTAGCTTGTTGAACTCCTGTATTTGTTATAGACTCTCTAGCAATGCTTCTAGCTATATCATCTTCTAGTCCTACAGATTGTAAATTTCTTACTATATTTTGCTCGTCTAAAGCTCCTGGACTTTTGTATATGCTACGTAAAGTATTACTTACAGCTTCTTCAAGATTATCCGGTAGGGTATACTTAGCTAGCATTTCTACATCAGCTTGTGCTTCAATAGCATTTAGCGCATCTTCTAGTCCAGAATCTTTTAGAAGTTTTCTACCGTCTTTTTTAGTAGCAATTTGAGAGTATCCTTCGGGTAGTAAGTTATTTCTCTGTACGTATCCTTGTACATTAGATTCAGCTCCTAGCATCTGCACATTATCTACACCACCGCCAGCACCGAAGGTTTGTTTATCTCGGTTTCTAATAGTGGGATCTAATTTACTTCTAGACTGTGATAAAGCAGAAGTTTGGTTAGCACTGTCTACTCCTCTTTGTAAATTATCTTGTCTAGTTAGTAGTTGTGCTTCTAAGCGCTCTGCTTCTTGTAATTTAGACGCTGCCTGCTGTCTTTGTTGTTGTGTAACATTACCTGATAGATCATCTATAATGCTCTGAGCCTGCTGCTTTCGTGAAGAAGTATTTTGCAACATTCCTGGAATATCGTCTAAAGTAGCTACATTTATTTGCCTATCTACTAAAGCGGATCTAGTAGCAGTTAACTCATTTTTTCTATTAGTGAGTGCGGTTATCTCGTTCTGACTAAGGTTTGCTCTATTTAGAGTGTCGTCTATGCTTCTTATAGCATCATCAGTTTGTTGGAATACCTGCCGTCCTTGTGTTACCGATGTTATATCGTTTACCGCAGTTAAATTACCTCCAAAATCCATTCTAGCTGCAGTAGCTTGTGCTTGACTTACTTGGTCAGCTAGTTGAGTTTGTTGGCCTTGTAAATACTGTAGTTCTGCTTGTTGTTGTGATTTAATTACGGGGTTATTTGTCACAGGTATGGAGGCCTGTAAGTCGTCTACCTTAGCTGCGATATCATCGGCAGTTTGCTGTAGCAGCCTAGATTGCTGTAAATACTCAGGAGCTCCTGCATATTGCCCTGGCGCTTGTACAGGAGCATTAAGCCTACTTACGTTTTGCCGGCCTGCAGCTTCACCATACGAACTTAATGCTTGCTGTCTAGTATTAGTCAAATCAGCTAGGTTATCATCTAGAGCCCGTATTCTACTTTGTAGTTGAACCGTTACAACATCACCTCCGGCTGGGTTGGTTAGCTGGTTTGCAAGATCCGAACGCTGTTGTGTAAGATTACTTATTTGATCATCTAGTTGAGTAATAGGTTTACTATAGAGAGGGGGAGCAGAGCCTGCTGTCGGTATCGAATCTGGGGCTAACTGTGCTCGCATTTGAGAGTAGTAACCTTCTCCTACATCCTCTAACATCTGCCCACGCGCTATTCCTACCTGCCTATCCATTTGATCTATTTGATTACGTATATACTGAGGAACTCTATCTCCACTCAGAGACCCATATTGAGTCTCTACTTGATTTACGTAGTTTCTTACTTGTTTTTCGTAATCGTCAACATTTCCAGAAAAGTTGCCTAAGTCCATACTACCCGGTACTAGATTACCTGCCGCATCATAAGTAGCCTCCGTAGATGTAATGGTTTCTCTAGCCCGTCTAGTAGGATCAGCTACTTGTTGGGTAAGCTCTCTTCTAGATTGCGAAGCTTGCCCTGCTCTTAGTAGATCTTCTCCTTCTCTAGTTACTGGATTAGTAGTTCTAGCTGTTTGGTAGTAATCTGCTAAGGCATCATCTACTACTCCTTGTCTTTGAGCAGTGGTTGCAGCCGGGCTATTATAAACTTTAGCAGCTTGTACTCTAGCTTGAGCTGCGTCCGCACCTATATTCTCTGTTCTTTGTAATCTCTGAGCAGATCCTTCATCCCAAGCTTGGGAAAATCCTTTTTGCGTTCGCTGCCACCAATTTAAGCCATCATCTGCTACGTTAGAAGTTTGTTGTACAGGAGCTTTGAGGGATTTTCTTAATTGGCCTCCAAACTGATGAGCTACATCATCCGCAGCTCCTGTAATTTTCTGAGCCGCAGAGGATAAGCCTTGTTGCAGATTACGTTGAGATCTTATGCCCCCTACTCTAGAAGCAACGCCTCTAATCGTCTTTTTACCTAGGTTCTTTGTAAGGTTTTTACCCCAAGTCCCCAGGTTTTTAGCTATATCAGTAAAAAAATTAGAATACTTGTACCTAGTAGGAGCCTCTAAGGATCTAGGGCTAGTAGTCATGTACGCAGGCGCAGCTAACTTTGTTGTTTCTACTATAGGAGCTGCAAAGCTAGACTTCTTATACATGTCTTTTATTTTTTTCTGCTTTTTTAATTCGTCTACTACTTTTGCTGCATAGCCAGTAACCTCGTCATTAAATAGGAGGCTTCCTCCTATACCTGCGGTACCTAATACAGGGCTTCCCGAGGCCATTAGATTTAAAGCAGCCATACCCGGCATAGTTCCTCCAGGTAAAGTGCTCCTTTGTTTTTTAAATTGCTCAAGAAAGCTTAAACTCTTAGGAGCTTTCCTTTTTAGGCGCCTGGCCCTAGCTATAGCAGATCTTAGCTTGCCCTGTTCTGCTACAGTAGCTCCAGCTGTCAATAAACCAGTACCTGCTAAAGACTTACCTATTGTTTTTAAAGCCCCCGGATCTTCTCCTAGTACGTTATAAACGTACATAGGGTCTACTATATTTTCTAACCCAGCTGTTATTAATGCTGTAGATCCTAATCTACTTGCTAGTGATTTATTAGCAGTTCTTATTCCTAAAGGTTTGGCTAATGCTAAACCTGCTAATCCTGCAGCACCTCCTAGTCCGCCTGCTAGGGAAGCTTCTAATAGCCTCGCTTTTCTAGGATTATTTTTAAAAAGGTTAGGAGCATTTCTTCTTAGGAGTTCGGAAGAACCTAGCCCCGACATAACTCCCGCAGATGTACCTAAGCCACTAAGAGAGTCTGCATAACCTCCTAAAAGCCCTGTTCCTAAAGAGTCTCCCATAGATGCTAATGCTGGTTTTAAATAGTTGCTATACAGGGCAGGGCCGCCTTCTGTAATGGCTTCAATTATGCTATTCAAATTTGCTTCTTTTACTAGGCGGGGATGCAACATACTATTAGTGGCGTTCATAGTTTAACCTCTTTTTTTACCTAAAAGTGCTCCGAGTACGGTAAGTATATCTTTTTGCGCTGTGTAAATCTTAGCCTCTGCCCAAGAAGGCATTGGCTCGCACCCACAAGCTAGTTGTTCTAATTCGTCGCAGATAGCTCTTATGCTATTTAAGGAACTGAGCACCATATGCCTATCATCATGTTCTGTACCTTTGCCCATAGACTTCATCATACTTGGCATCTTAGGCATTCCGCTACTCATTAAGCTTTTCATAAGCATACTCATAGGTCCGCCTACCATATCTGTGATGCTACTAGGGCCCATAGGCATAGTTCCCTTACTCTTTATAATAAGGGCTTTAGCTATGGGCTTAGATTTTGTTACTTTAATTTTCATGTTTAGGACCTTTTATAATTTCTAAAGAGTAAGGAGGAGGTTTATATAACTACTTTTTTCTTTTTAATACTTCTAGTAGTTTGTCTTTGCTCATATTACCTAACCTATTACCCACATAACCTCCTATACCAGCTCCTGCTACGCCTCCTCCTCCTACTAGGGCAGTCCCTCCTGCAAGTGATAATAAAGTAGCTGCTATTTGGGCCGCAGCAGGATCGTCTACATCGGCTTTAGCCACTGCATCTAGACTCTTACTAAGCATTTTAGCTAAATCTATCCCAGCGGCTGCTCCTATAAAGCCTCCGGTACCTATACCTCCTACAGTACCTACCGAAGGTAGGGTATACCCAGCCCCCCTACCTAGGGTTTTAGCTAGTTCTTTTATAGAAAATTTAGCTGTTTTACTCATGCCTAACATCGCTTGCTCTTGCCCTAGGTTGTAGTAATATTCCTGTATCTCGTTAATTGTATTGTTAGTCATTTTATATCTCTTTTTTAAATTACCCGCAGTAGATGTATCCGTATACTCCAGAGGCTTGGCCATTCTCGTCGAAGCTCGAAGCTTCCATGGCCTTACCTACTGTCTTTGATCTAATTATATCGTCTGATTGCTTCATAAGGTAGCCAGGAGTTGAACTTGTAACTAAGAGGTCTCCTGGGGCGATGTCTCCACCCTCGTTGCATACTAAGAATCCTGTGCTACTACGGTGCTTGACGTCACCTACCGAAGCTAGTTTAATAGCCCAACCAGAGGTTAAGCTCTCACCTAAAGAAGTCTGGATAGGGTTATCTTCAGTGGCTTCTTGGGTCTGTGCTACAATGCCTACACATATAGCAGAGTTAGCTGAGCTAGTGGCTTGCACAGATCCGCCCACTAGTTCTACTGCGGTGCCCGGAGCTATGTCGCTTGCTGCTTTGTATATGTGGGTCCCTGTGAAGAAGCCTAAAGTAGCGTGTCTATACACCCTATTATCATCGGCAGGGTCAACACCTATATAATTAGTATTCATATTCCCACTAGTTTGGTCTGAATCACTAGGTATAAATTTAAAATATAGTCTAGGACAATTAACGTCTAATTTTAATTGACTGGAAACTACATCAAAGTCTAGAAACTGCCCTCCAGTAGATGTGCCCGCTCTTATAGAGGTTGAATTACTAGTAACAATAATATCGTCCCCTACTGTTAAATCTCCACCCGCAGATATGTTACCACCCGCAGATATGTTACCATTGGTTGCTATAATGTCACCGTTTGTTGATGTAACAGCACCATTGGTTGTTTGAATATTAGCGCTCATAGTAGTGATATTTGAAGTTGAGAAAAGGGATTCACATAATACTTCGCCTAGCTCGCTAACTTGGAAAACAGGCGGATTACTATCCAAGTTATGGTGTATAGTAAAAGTTCCTGCGGAGTTATTAGTGCCTTCATCTAATACTACCTTAATATCATCTATTGAGCTTATTACTAAGGCTGCGTCACCGGATCGATGGGTAATTTTAGCACTTTGTACTTCTGGTGCTATTACGGCGCTACCAGAACTAGTTACTGAGATATTACCTGCAGTACTGATAGTATTAGAAGTATGGAGCCCTGCTATAGTTTTGCCTGAAGGCAGAGATACTCCTCCAGTTACATCTCCCGTAACATTACCCGTAACATTACCCGTGAGTGCTCCTGCAAAAGCGGTAGTGGTTAGGGTATTTGTACTAGAGTTAAACTCTAAATTAGCGTCTCCAAATAAACTAGAGTTACCATTAAATGTATTAACTACAGGTACATAATGATTATTTGATCCCGCACCAGTTACGTTCTGTACTGCTATGGATCCTGAAGTAGTGGCGCTTATTTGGTTAGTACTTGGGTTATAGGTTAATCCGGTATCTGTTTCTAATGCTTGAGTACCACCGGTGGCGCTGTCTACGAAAGTAAGGTATACTGTTTCGTTGGTAGAGTTGTTGGCATTTATAGCAACCGCTGTAGATACCTCTGCTGTGCCTGTAACATTACCTGTTAAGTTTCCAGTTACATTACCTGTAACATTACCTGTAACATTACCTGTAACATTACCTGTAACATTACCTGTCAGAGCACCAACTATAGTAGCGCCTTTGACTTCTCCAGTAGCCTCAATGTTTCCTTTTACTATTTTAGCCATTGTATTTACCTCTTAATCTATCTCGTTTAGGTGAATTGGTTGCAAAAGTTTGATCTGGAGTAACCTCTTCGGGTTGTTTTGCGTAGGTGCTTTGGTTACGTCCACTAGTGCTATAGTTATTTGTAGCAGGACTGCTTCTATCAGAGTAGCTATTACTTCTAAAAGATTTAGGATCTTCGCTATCAGCCTTAGTAGTTACTTCATCAAAACCATCAGGATCGCTAACACTCTGATAGTCATCAAACTGTGCTTCTGCTAATTTTACACCAACTAAGTAGGCTTGTATATAAGGAGAAGTGTGGCTAGAAGTTTTATTCATAAAATGTTCCTTAAGTATACGGGCTTGTTCTTTATTAAATGGAGCAAAGGTAGAGTCGGATCTGGCTTCTTCAGACAAAGCCCTGTACACCTCCTCAGGGTCATGGTAGTCACCCGAAGTAAAAGCATCTCCTTCTACGTTATAAAGAGACTCATCTTGTTTACCTTTATCAGCTAAAACATAATGCTCCTGCCCTCCTACATAAGGCACACCTCTGTTTTTTAAAGTCTTAGATTTCCACCAATCCTCCAGCTCTTGCCCATAACCCCCTACTACTCTAGGGTTGTCTAGTTCTAGGCCTAGCTCTTCTAAAGCTTCTCTCCTGGCTCCTTCTATAATTTCTTCTTCTGTAGGGTATCTAGGAGTATCATACTCATCGTCGTATAATCCCCCTCCTGGAAAAAAGTACGGGCTAGCTTTACTTTTAGGGTCTTGTTTCTTAGCTGCTAGTACTCTTCCAGTCTCAGGGTCTCTAAGCATCACAGTAGCTCTGTGTCTAAATAATTTGTCCGAAGCTGTTTTTTGCTGCGTTAACATTTCGTACATCTTTTCCGCAGCTAGTAATCTCTCTTCATCAAAGTAATTATATTTATTATCAGGATTCTTTGCCGCACTTCGAGTTGCTTCCAAGACTTCTGCTATAGGCATCCACTTAGCATTAAGAGCGTCCCCTTCAGATCCTAATAAAGACTCGTCTCTATCTCCCGCTAAGGCTCGCCTATGGTAGTGCTTGCTGCCTCGAAAGTTACGCCCTTTTGCTGCAGCTTCTGCAGAGAATATCGGATCCCAGTCAATTTTTTTAGCTCTAATACCCGGTATAGCCTTGGGGGTATTGGCTAGTGAGTAGCCTACTTCCTCAAGAGCCTCTCGAATAGCAGCATCGTTAACACTTTGTCCCGGGTCAATACCTCCCCCCGGAAACTTGAGGCCTAACCCTCTATCTCTATCATCTTGTACTAAAAGATTACCCGCATTGTCGTGAAGCCACAATGCTACTCGGTCTCTATAACTAGGATCGCTAGAGGCTATTTTAATCCCTTTATATGTTTCTTTACTAGGTATTTTATAGTTCAAAAGTTGCTCTTCAGGTGTATAGTTTTTATTTTTATATATAAAGGTGCTAGGGATCATTATAAAGTCCTGCAAACTAAAGGAGTGTATGTATATGGATTACTCAAAGTTATTACTAAATTCTATAGCTAACGAAGGTTTTGAAAAGTTCGCTACTAACGATATTTCTAAATCGTTTAAAAACTTTTTAAAAAATTCTCCTAAGATGCCTCTTGTAGCAGGTGCTACTGTAGCTGGTGCTGGGTTAGGGGCCTTAGGTGGGTTAGGTGGTTATCTAACACAAGACGCTTTACTAAATGATTGGGGAGGTCATAGAATTAATGCCAAAGACCTTAAAGATTACGGCCGACTTATTTCCCACATGGCTCCAGATAGTGCTGGGGATATACTGCCTAACCCCGCAAGAATGCTTGATAATCCAAATTTAAGAAAAATAATGATGGGTACGGGGTCTTTAGCGGGGGCGAGTCTAGCCGGGTTAGGTATGTCGGACACGCCTATAAAAAAAGTATTAGCCAAGGCTTTTAAAGATAAAAAAACAGCAGCCAAGGCTCTACTACTAGGCATTCCTCTCGCAGGAGCGGGAGCAGGGCTTGGTGCTGCAGGTGGGTTAGGTTTAGCTGCTGGTTTAGAAATTAGCAATAGGGACCCTAGAGAGTTAGAAGCATTTATAAGAGGTAATATAGACGGCACCATGGGCAATAAAATACCTATGGTAGGTAATAAATACAAGCTGGAAGATCTATTAGACTTTAGAAAAACTAAGCATAGCAGAAAACTTCTTAAGTCTCTTGGTATTGCGCCGGGAACTAGCTTTTTACGTACTCCCGGATTAGACAAAGCACTCATTTTTGGAGGCGCAGGTGGTGGAGGTCTAGGAGGTTTGTTACTAGGTGCTTCAACGGCTGCCGGACAAGTTGTTAACCCTTCTAAGTCTATAACTTCCAATGCTTCAAAAGCATTGGCTAAAACTAAGAAGGCTCCTCTTAACTTATTAGAGATTATTAAAAGAGCTCTGTAAAAATTGAGTAGTGACTTACTTTACTTCTTTTTTTACCTTTATGTAGTCCGTGATTAGCGTGTTGCTCTCCGTCCCGAGTAGCCTTAGATTTCTTGCGACTAGCTGCAGTTAGCTTCTTTCGTCCTTTCTTAGATGCTTTAAGTGCGGCTATAGCCCTAGCAGGTAGGTACACTCCTTTGCCTTTCTTCTTTTTTTTCTTTTTACTCTTTTTTTTCTCGGCTGCCTCTTTAGAGAACTCTAGTAGTTTATATACTAACTCATCATTAACGCTAGCTTTTTTCTTTCTTTCTCCGCTCCACTGCCAATCTTGTTTAGTCCATTTTTTAAGCTTATTGTTCTTAGCAGTAGGCTTCTTACCTTTGTACTTCCCACCCGAATCTTTATAGTATTTTACAGCTAGTTGGGCTGCTCTAGCCGACCATTTACCGCCCATTTTAGCTTTAGCTCTAGCTTTAGCTCGTGCCCATTTAGCCGGATCTCGTTTAGTGGCCGTTCCTTTAGGTTTTTTTTTGCTACCAGCGTGTTTTTGCAGTAGAGCATTTTTTATTTGTACTGATAATTTCATTATATAATCCTGGCTAAACTATTTAGGCTGTTTATCAGAAGGATCCTTTTAAAGTGAGGCCATAAGCAGAGGGCAAACCTCTACCAGTAGCTGCAGTATCCTGTATCATCCTTGAGGTGTTACTCATGCGGTTTTCCTGATAAGGATCTATTACTCCTTTAACCTTACCTGCGTATAAGCCTCCTCCTAAAGGTAGCTGTTTTTTCTTAAAAGCTTTAACAGCACTCGAGGCTACGTTCATTGCAGGTCTAGCAGCTCGCAGTAGGCTATTTCCAGCAGGATTATATTGTTTAGAATGATCTAGCCCATCGTTAAGGTACCTAGTTAAGTTTCCTTGAGCTAGCTCCGTTCTTTTACGGTCTACTTTTCTGGAAGTAGCCTTAGATGTCGAAGAAGGTGAGTATTTCTTAGTTACCGAGGAGGGGCTTTTACTTTTAAAGTAGTCTTGAGGGTTTACTTTTTGTTTGGGATTTGCAAGTTTTAATAGCCCTGCTTCTTCTAGAGCTACTTGGGCTCCTAAGCTATAATATTGGTTTGCAATCTTTATCTGTGCTTCTTTATTCATAATAAATATCCTTTATATTAAAAATTAAATGTGATTAAACGGCATTGTATTAACTATGTGGCGGGTAGCTTGAGTGTCTCCTCTTTTAGCAGCATTTACTCTTTGTCTCATATTAACTTGCCCTCCTTTAGCAACTCTACCCATTGTTCTAGTAGCTGCGGTAATACCTGCAGGACTAAGAGGACTAGTTACGGCTGTAGCCATGTCTACAAAAGGGGCTGTGACCGCCTCTACAGCACTAGTTGGTCTAGTTGGTGTTGGTGAGTACTCTTTTTTTAATTGATTTCTACCTTCTCTGCTAGTCAGTTTATAAGCATCCTGGGCATAACTTATAGGGCCTATAGCTTTGCTAGCTACCCCTAGTGATTTACTAGCTGCCCCTAGTGCTTTACTAGAGGGGGTTTTTACTTTATTAAGTTTAAGGGCGGTCGGTGTTTTAGGCAGGGCAGCTGTAGGTGGTCTAGGGGCTGGATTAGCTTTCTTGTAGAAATTATTTAGAGCTAATTTAACCCCCATATCATAAGCTTTTTTGATAACCTTGGAGGAAGGGGTAGTAGGGGTTTTATTGGTTTTTAAAGCAGGTCTGGTAATACCAGGATTACTAGATGGCTCACGTGCTTTGGGAGGGGGTGTATTTTCTTTTAAGGCAGGATTATTTTCTCTAGCTAAATAATCTTTAAATCCTTTTTTAGAATAACTACTAGGTTGTTTTAAAGAGTATTGTTTATTGCCCAAAGTTTGTTTTATTAATTCATTAGCTGTTGAAATGGGGCCTAGCTTACTAGCTAGTCTCTTATATGCCCTATTAGTTACCTCTAGAACCCTACCTCCCGTATTTAAGGCTTTTTTAGCCTCAGTCGGTTTCTTATAACGAGATTGGTTTTTATAAGAGGCAGTATCCTTTACTACATCGAATACCCCTTTAGCTAAGGAGGTAGACGGGTTGAAACTGGTTGCTATGCTTACTGCTTTATCTAAATCGTCTCTGGAATTATCACGACGCACCTCTACCTTAGCCCTAGCCCCTTCCATTAGGGTTTCTTGCATCCACTTTTGCATTTCCTGCTCAGACTTAAACCCTAAAGTAGGTGTTTGATTGCTCTTAGTTTTCTGCCTATCCGCTATAGCCATCATAAGAAGTGACGGTACTTTAGACTCTCCAGTAAGCTCTCTTCCGTACATAGGATGGTCTTGCATTTGTTGGGTGGTGTCATATGCAATCTCTGACCATTTTTTTGCTATCTTAGTTCTTTTATACATTTTAAGTGTTCTCCGTATCTATAGCCCAGTTTCTAAGAGCAGCTTTTCTTTTAAGTGTAGGGTTTTTTAAGTATTGTGCTAAGTGTCTTGCTTTAAAAGATTTCCATCGTTTTATTTGCCTAGCATCATCCTCGGTGCGGCGACCTTTAGAGTACCTATCATACCATTGTAGCCAACCTAGTGGGTCTTGCTTGTTTATCCAGTGCTCTGGCCACTCTTTCATAGATGCTTCGCTTGGTGCGTCACCGTATACTTGGTCGAATACACCCATCTCCGCTAAGTCCTCTGGTGTAAAGTCAGGTAAGAACTCTGCTTCTAGGGACGCTTGTTTATTTAATAAGTGCTCTTTTATAGCTTTAGCTTGTTCTACATTATAAGCAGAGAACTGACCCCCCTGCTGACCGTACTCATATAGAGAATCATATACCTCTTGCGGATCGTAATACTCACCTTTAGTAAAGGCATCACCTTCTACGTTATATAGGCTATTATCTATATCACCTTTGTCAGCTAGCACTATGTGCTCGTGGCCTCCCTCATAGGGGACGCCCCTCTTCTTTAATGCCTTGTCCCGCCATGCTTTCTGAGTAAGTAAGTGAGGTGTATTACCTATTACCCTAGGATTCCTTAGTGTCATACCTAACTCCTCAAGAGCCTCGCGTCTAGCTCCTTCTAGTATCTCTTCTTCAGTAGGAGTTCTAGGGGTATCATACTCGTCGTCATATAGCCCGCCACCAGGGAAATAGAACGGACTAACATCGTTGAAGTTTCTATCTTCACGGCTATTAGCCGCTAGTAGCTTGCCTGATTCAGGATCTCTTATGAGTAGAGTAGATCTATGGCGTAGGAGGGGTTGGTCTTCGGCTGTTTTACTATTTTCTATGGCCTCTAAGAACTGCTCTTTGGTTTGAACCTTGTCTATATAGTCAGCGAAATCCTCCGCTGTTATTTTACGTTTACTCATAATGCTAGGATCTCTGACAGTGTACCCTAAAGCAGGATGGTCCTCAGGTGGGGGCGTGTTATCGCTAGAGTCTAGTTCGTACACATATCCCTCAGGGTTAAGCTCCTTGTAGTCTTTCATAACTAACCGATTATCTTTAGTTACTCCCCAAGAGCCTTTAGATTTGTTTCTAGCCAAAGCATATAAAGCTGCTGCTATAGGATTATCTGCTGCATATACACCAGCTTCTCCTGCTTCCCCTTTACCTGTATGGTGCGGAGGTACTCGCAGTTCTAGTTCCTCTAGATCTAGAGGTGACCCGTGATATAGACGCTTTGCTTCTGAGGTCTTAACCTCAGGCATTATGCTCTCTACCCCAGGTTGGTCCCTGTAGTTACTTACTAAGTCTCTATAGAAGTTTACTAGTTTTTTAGCAGAATCTCTGTGTTTTTCTATAGGTCTATAAGACTTGCCTTTGCGTCCTTGGTTTCTATACTCCCGTTGAGCACGTTGCTCTATTACTCTGTCTTCGGGAGTATCCACGAGTATGCGTTTATACCCTTCAGTTAGTTCTGGTAACTCTAGCATATGGCTACCTTCTATTACATGAGGCTTGTCTAGACTTAGAGCTTGTTGGATCACTCTAGTAGATACGTCTTCTGGGTAACCAAGTGTTCCTTTATCCCAGTATTCTGGATACTCAGATTCCATAATAGGCCCTGTAGTTACATCAAGTCTGTGTAATGGAATACCTAGCTGCTCAGCTAACTGACGTGCATAGGTAGTTTTGCCTGCACCAGAGTGACC